GAACCAGTGTTGCCCGTGGGTCCCGTAGATCCAGTAGAACCTGACGCACCCGTTATACCCGTTGCTCCCGTAGAACCAGTGTTGCCCGTGGGTCCCGTAGATCCAGTAGAACCTGACGCACCTGTTATACCCGTTGCTCCCGTAGAACCAGTGCTACCAGTATTGCCCGTGGAACCTGATGCGCCCGTTATACCCGTTGGTCCTGTAGAACCTGTATTTCCCGTCGGACCTGTAGAACCGGTATTTCCTGTATTACCTGTGTTACCTGTATTTCCTGTAGGTCCTGTAGCACCGTGTCCTGTAGGTCCGGTTGAGCCTGTATTGCCGGTTGAACCGGTTGAGCCTGTATTACCTGTAGGTCCAGTATTGCCAGTTGAGCCAGTTGAGCCAGTTGAGCCCGTATTGCCTGTAGAACCAGTCGGTCCAGTACTACCCGTAGCACCTGACGCACCTGTTATACCCGTAAATCCAGTGCTGCCTGTGTTTCCTGTACTGCCAGTCGGTCCAGTGCTGCCCGTAGCACCTGACGCACCTGTTATACCCGTAAATCCAGTGCTGCCTGTGTTTCCTGTACTGCCAGTCGGTCCAGTGCTGCCCGTAGCACCTGACGCACCTGTTATACCCGTAGATCCAGTGCTGCCTGTGTTTCCTGTACTGCCAGTCGGTCCAGTGCTGCCCGTAGCACCTGACGCACCCGTAATACCGGTTGTACCCGTTGAGCCAGTAGAGCCAGAGGCACCTGTAGCGCCTGTGCTACCGGTGTTGCCAGTGGGTCCGGTTGAGCCGGTGTTACCTGTAGAGCCTGACGCACCCGTAATACCTGTAAATCCTGTGCTGCCCGTATTTCCCGTAGGACCGGTTGAACCTGTTGCACCGGTGATACCCGTTGGACCCGTAGAGCCTGTATTACCTGTTGAACCTGTAGCTCCAGATGCGCCGGTAGATCCTGTAGAGCCAGAGGCACCAGTTGGACCGGTTGAACCAGTAGAGCCCGTGGAACCGGTTGGTCCGGTTGGTCCTGTAGAGCCCGTAGAGCCCGTAGAGCCCGTGCTGCCTGATGCGCCCGTAATACCAGTTGCGCCTGTGCTTCCTGTAGAGCCAGAGGTACCCGTTGAACCAGTGTTGCCTGTAGAGCCTGAGGCACCCGTAATACCTGTCGGTCCAGTACTACCTGTATTTCCCGTAAATCCGGTTGAGCCGGTGATACCTGTTGGTCCTGTTCCTATCGCACCTGTTGGACCCGTCGGTCCCGTTAAACCCTGTGGTCCTGTAATTCCAGTGGGACCTGTGGCAACCGATGCGGCTAATGTGGTATGTAAATGGCTTGGTACTGCGCCCTGGAAATTCATCGTCAGCACCGAGCTTGAAATAAATGCCTCCGCATAAATATTTAAAATAATCTGTGAACTTACACTCTGTAATGTTACTTCAGGAATATAGGTCGTTATATCAATCGCTTGGACCGTTGTCTGATTCATTTGTTGTCCTGATCCCGCCGAACCTGCCAAAAAGACAGTTTGTCCTGAACTCGTATACGCTAGATTAAAATAGATATTTACATATTGTCCAAGTGTGTTATTGTTAATATATCCGAATAAGTTCAAATCCCATAAACCTGATGGTACGAATGATGCCGGTAAAGTTCCATTCACTGTAGAAAATGTAGCAATATCAGTATATCCTGAGGTTCCAACAGTAGCAGTAATACTCGTTTGGGGTGTGCTGGGAATGACTTGTAGAGTACCGCCAATTGGTGTACTTGTGTAGGTGCCACCAGGTGTATTAAGGAACAGAGTGAGACCACCTGATACACCATTTACACCCGCAACACCCGTCGGTCCAGTAGGTCCAGTGCTACCGGTTGCGCCCGTAGGACCTGTACCAATCGGACCAGTCGGACCTGTAGATCCTGTATTGCCCGTGAATCCGGTAGAGCCTGTAGGTCCTGTAGAGCCTGTAGAGCCTGTATTACCTGTGGCTCCTGTGGCTCCTGTGGGTCCGGTTGAACCAGTACTACCGGTACTACCAGAAGCGCCTGTAATGCCTGTTGCGCCTGTAGAGCCTGTGTTACCCGTGGATCCAGTAGAGCCTGTGTTACCCGTTGGTCCCGTGGAACCCGTGGAGCCAGTGTTGCCTGTGGGTCCTGTGCTACCGGTGTTACCCGTGAGACCCGTGGAACCCGTAGAGCCAGTGTTACCCGTGTTACCCGTGGGTCCTGTGGAACCCGTGGGTCCTGTGGAACCCGTGGGTCCTGTGGAACCCGTGGGTCCTGTGGAACCCGTGGGTCCTGTGGAGCCTGTGCTACCGGTGTTACCCGTGTTACCCGTGGGTCCTGTGCTACCGGTGTTACCCGTGGAGCCAGTGTTGCCTGTGGGACCCGTGTTACCCGTGGGTCCTGTGCTGCCTGTGTTGCCGGTGGGTCCTGTGCTACCGGTGTTACCCGTGGAGCCGGTGTTACCAGTAGGTCCCGTAGATCCCGTGTTACCCGTGGATCCCGTGGAGCCGGTATTACCCGTGGATCCCGTTGAGCCCGAGGCGCCTGTAATACCCGTTGCGCCCGTAGATCCAGTATTACCCGTGGGTCCTGTGCTGCCTGTGGAACCCGTTGAGCCCGTATTACCTGTAGATCCAGTATTACCCGTGGGTCCTGTGCTACCTGTCGCTCCTGTTGAGCCTGTAGAGCCAGAGGCACCCGTTGGTCCGGTAGAGCCGGTAGAGCCAGAGGCACCCGTTGGTCCCGTTGAGCCCGTATTACCCGTGGATCCCGTGTTGCCCGTTGGACCGGTGTTTCCCGTTGAGCCTGTGGAGCCCGAAGCGCCTGTAATACCGGTTGCGCCCGTATTACCCGTGGATCCAGTACTACCCGTAGGTCCTGTGGAGCCGGTGCTGCCTGTGCTGCCTGTGGCTCCTGTAGCACCCGTATAACCAAAAACCGATGTGCCAACATATGGTAGTACACGACGTGATGCCACGCCATATCCACCTGTGGAAAATATAGACGTTCCACGACCCGTCCAGGTAATACCATCGGGGCTAGTGGCAATAGTATTTGTTCCCTTGCCTACAGCAACCCATAGTGAACCGTTCCACGCCACGCCATTTCCAGATGTGGAAAATATAGACGTTCCACGACCCGTCCAGGTAATGCCATCTGCGCTGGTGGCAATAGTATTTGTTCCATAACCTACAGCAACCCATAATACACCGTTCCACGCCACGCCATATCCACCTGAGGAAAATATAGACGTTCCACGACCGGTCCAGGTAATACCATCGGGGCTAGTGGCAATAGTATTTGCTGTTCCTACACCTACAACAACCCATAATGAACCGTTCCACGCCACGCCATATCCACCTGAAGGAAATGTAGATGTTTCACGACCCGTCCAGTTAATACCATCAGGGCTAGTAATAATACTACTTGATCCATCACCTACAGCAACCCATAATACACCGTTCCATGCTACGCCATGTCCACCAGTGCCAAATATAGTAAATATTGTCGCTCCACGACCCGTCCAGTTAATGCCATCAGGGCTAGTAGCAATAGTATTTGTTGTTCCTTCACCTACAGCAACCCATAATGAACCGTTCCACGCCACGCCATTTCCTCCTGAGGAAAATATAGACGTTCCAGTACGACCCGTCCAGGTAATACCATCGGGGCTAGTGGCAATAGCATTTGTTCCATAACCTACAGCAACCCATAATGAACCGTTCCACGCCACGCCATCTCCTCCTGAGGAAAATATAGACGTTCCACGACCGGTCCAGGCAATGCCATCGTAACTATATGCCAAACTATTTGTTCCTTGACCTACAGCAACCATAAAGTTTTCAGATACAAGCGGATATGCTGGTCCTGTGGCTCCTGTCGCACCCGTGGAGCCCGTGTTGCCCGTTGGTCCGGTAGATCCAGTGTTACCTGTATTGCCCGTTGGTCCAGTGGAACCGGTGTTTCCCGTGTTGCCCGTTGGTCCGGTAGAGCCGGTGCTGCCCGTGGGTCCCGTTGAGCCCGTATTACCCGTGTATCCCGTGTCACCCGTTAGTCCTGTAGAACCGGTACTACCCGTAGATCCCGTGGGACCTGTAAAGCCCGTGGCTCCAGTATTTCCCGTTGAACCGGTGGATCCAGAGTCACCTGTAATACCTGTTGGTCCTGTTCCTATCGCACCTGTTGGACCCGTCGGTCCTGTTACACCTTGCGGTCCTGTTGTACCCGTGGGACCAGTGGCAACCGACGCGGCTAATGTGGTATGTAAATGGCTTGGTACTGCGCCCTGGAAAATCATCGTGAGCACTGAACTTGAGATAAACGCCTCCGCATAAATATTTAAAATAATCTGTGAACTTACACTCTGTAATGTTACTTCAGGAACATAGGTTGTTATATCAATCGCCTGGACCGTTGTCTGATTCACTTGTTGTGCGGCATTAGACGATCCCGCCAAAAACAAGGTCTGTCCTGAGCTTGTATATTGTAAATTGAAATAGAGATTTACATATTGACCAAGAGAATTATTACTAATCGCTGTATATAAATTCAGATCCCATAGACCCGAAGGAACAATGTTTGTAGGTAAAGTACCAGTAATTGTAGAAAATGTAGCAATATCAGTATATCCTGAAGTTCCAACAGTAGCAGTAATACTCGTTTGGGGTGTGCTGGGAATGACTTGTAGAGTGCCGCCAATTTGCGCACTTGTGTAAGTACCGCCATCTGTATCTAAGAATAAAGTTAGACCACCTGATACTCCATTCACACCAGGTATACCTGTTGGACCAGTTGGTCCAGTGGACCCAGTTACACCTGTTGGACCTGTACCAATCGGACCCGTGGGTCCAGTATCGCCAGTGTTACCTGTGTCACCAGTATTTCCTGTATCGCCTGTTGCGCCTGTAGGTCCAGTATCACCTGTATCGCCAGTAGGTCCAGTGTCACCTGTTGCGCCTGTGTCACCTGTATTGCCAGTAGGTCCAGTGTCACCTGTTGCGCCTGTGTCGCCTGTATTGCCAGTAGGTCCAGTGTCGCCTGTTGCGCCTGTATCACCTGTTGCGCCCGTGGGTCCAGTATCACCTGTGTCGCCTGTAGGTCCAGTGTCGCCTGTTGCGCCCGTGTCGCCTGTTGCGCCCGTGTCGCCTGTTTCGCCCGTGGGTCCAGTATCACCTGTTGCTCCCGTAGGTCCAGTATCGCCTGTTGCGCCTGTAGGTCCGGTGTCGCCTGTTGCGCCTGTGATACCGGTTGCACCCGTGGGTCCAGTATCGCCTGTTGCGCCTGTGTCGCCTGTAGCGCCTGTGCTACCGGTGTTTCCCGTATTACCCGTTGGTCCCGTAGAGCCTGTGTTACCTGTTGGTCCCGTAGAGCCTGTGCTACCAGTGTTACCCGTTGGTCCCGTTGAGCCCGTTTTACCCGTGGATCCCGTTGAACCTGTATTACCTGTGGCTCCAGTATTACCCGTAGGTCCCGTAGAGCCTGTGTTGCCCGTGGGTCCAGTTGAGCCGGTGCTGCCCGTTGAGCCCGTGGAGCCGGTGCTGCCTGTTGGACCGGTGTTTCCCGTTGAGCCTGTATTACCCGTGGATCCCGTATTACCCGTTGGTCCTGTAGAACCAGTGCTGCCTGTATTGCCCGTGGGTCCCGTTGAGCCCGTTGAACCCGTCGATCCATATCCAGTAGGACCAGTGGAGCCCGTGCCTCCAGTGTTACCTGTACTACCTGTAGAGCCAGAGGCACCCGTCGGACCTGTACTGCCTGTAGAGCCAGAAGCACCCGTTAGACCTGTGCTGCCTGTTGGTCCAGTGGCTCCAGTATTTCCCGTTGTGCCTGTAGATCCGGTTGGACCCGTTGGACCTGTTCCAATCGGTCCAGTAGCACCTGTGGCACCCGTGCCACCCGTAGGACCCACCGATAAACGTGTAATATTCATCGTCGTTCCCGCTTTCATAATAACCGTATAAGAATTGGTATTTTGATACTTGAAATTGATGTAATCACCTGGATTCAACGATTCGTATAATATTACAGGAACCGGTGCCGGCGAGACTGTACCCACTGTATAAATAACATACTGCGTAGACCAAATCGTTGACGTATTTTTCTGCATGCTAAGTGTAATATATCCGTACAATGACTGTGATACAACAAATATAGGCTGAATTGCGTAATAGCCCGATGTAGAAAATGTAAATGCGCCAGTTGAATAATTAAAATTAATATTGGGAGTTGTTGCATTATATGTGATAGATGACATGCCCTGGAAAGCATCCAAAGTGGAGGTTGTAGCAAATCCCGTTTGGTCCAAACGGCTGTACATACTAAATACAATATCGGATGACGCACCCTGCGCACCAGCCACACCCGTCGGTCCCGTGCTACCCGTATTTCCCGTCGGTCCTGTATAGGATACACCGGTTGGACCTATTGCGCCTGTAGGACCAGTTGGTCCTTGCCCAGTTGGACCTGTGGATCCCGTGTTACCAGTTGAACCAGTATTACCGGTTGAACCGTAACCCGTGGGACCCGTGGATCCCGTATTACCGGTTGAACCGGTATTACCAGTGTTGCCTGTGCTGCCCGTGGGTCCGGTGCTACCTGTGCTGCCCGTGCTGCCAGTGTTGCCAGTGCTGCCCGTGGGTCCGGTGTTACCTGTGCTGCCCGTGCTGCCAGTGTTGCCAGTGCTGCCCGTGGGTCCAGTAGAGCCAGAGGCACCAGTATTACCCGTTGGTCCTGTTGAGCCCGTGTTTCCCGTGGGTCCTGTTGAGCCCGTGTTTCCCGTAGAACCGGTAGCACCTTGTCCTGTTGGACCCGTACTACCTGTGTTACCAGTTGAACCTGTATTACCTGTGGTACCCGTTGGACCCGTAGCGACCGATGCCGCCAAGGTTGTATGTAAATGGGATGCTGTATTTGCCTGAAAATACATTGTAAACGACGTTGTACTTCCAACATACTCCGCAAAGATATCCAAATAAATCAATGAATTCACGCTAGACAAGGTTGTTGCCGGTACATAAACGGTACCATCTGTTGTTTGGGCAATCGTTTGGTTTACCTGTGTTGGCACATTCGACGAGGATGCCAGAAGAATCTTCTGACTTGAACTTACGTAAGATATATTGAAATATACATTTGCATAACGGTTTATATTATTTCCTACGCTTGCAAACAAATTCAGATCCCATAGACCAGCCGGCACGAACGTAGTCGGTATGACACCGTTAATCGTTGAAAATGTTGCGACATTTGTATAGGTTGCTGCTAATGTAGGAACTGTGATAATTGTATCAATATTGTCTGGAATTTCCTCTAATGTGCCTCCAACGGGACTCGCACTATATGTACCACCAGGTGTATTAAGAAACAGAATAAGACCACCGCTCACACCATCAATACCTGGTAAGCCAGTCGGTCCCGTGCTACCGGTGTTACCTGTAGGTCCCGTTGGACCTGTACCAATCGGACCAGTCGGACCTGTAGAGCCTGTGGGTCCCGTTGCTCCCGTGCTGCCTGTAGGTCCTGTATAGCCGGTATTACCCGTAGAGCCCATCAATCCTGTGGCACCAGTTGAGCCCGTAGATCCAGTAGACCCCGTGTTTCCTGTGCCTCCTGTGGCTCCTGTATTACCTGTGGGTCCCGTAGCTCCTGTATTGCCTGTAGGTCCAGTTGGTCCTGTTCCTAACGGACCGGTAGAGCCTGTAGCACCCGTTGAACCTGTAGGTCCTGTGCTACCGGTAGTGCCTGTGTATCCAGTTCGTCCTGTCGGTCCCGTATAACCCGTAGCACCCCGTTCGCCTGTTGGATAAAACAGCACATTTGTAAGAGTTATACCGTTCGTGGGAGCAACCATTAAGATTTCTGCACTACATACACCTTGAACGATTGAGGAACTGACTAACAGTACGCCATTTTGAAACGCATTGACGTTTGTACCATCTGTGTAAATAGATAAGATATCGCCAGCAGAGAAGGTTCCAGTATAGATGGCACCCGCACCAGGTACAATAAATTGTAATGTATTCAAATAGTTCAAATCAAAATAATAAATATTTCCAGACGAATTTATCCACGCCTGGATTTCTGCGCGGCTTTCGGTAAGTGCCGGTGCCTCAAACTGTAAATATACTCCCTGTACGCTTGTATTATATGATTGTAGTGATGTTACATCTGCATATGATGTGCCGCCATTAATATGAATCGTGGTTGGTGTAACGACCTGAATACTCGCCGAACTCGGAACCCATGTTGTAAAGGTAGCGCCCTGAACGCCGGTTGGACCCGTAGAACCTGTATTACCCGTTGAGCCTATAGAGCCCGTGGCACCCGTAGATCCCGTAGGTCCAGTGCTACCAGTGCTGCCCGTGCTACCCGTGCTGCCTGTGTTTCCAGTGCTACCTGTGGTTCCTGTGGGACCCGTGCTGCCCGTGCTGCCCGTGCTGCCTGTGGGACCCGTGCTACCCGTGCTGCCCGTGCTGCCCGTGCTGCCTGTGTTTCCCGTGTTTCCAGTGGGACCCGTGCTGCCCGTGCTACCCGTGCTACCAGTGGGTCCCGTGCTGCCAGTGTTTCCTGTGGGACCCGTGCTGCCTGTGGTTCCTGTGGGACCCGTGGGACCCGTGGCACCCGTAGTACCCGTAGAACCCGTAGAACCAGTATAACCTGTGTAACCTGTGTAACCTGTACCACCGCCGCCACCACCAGGTCCAAAAATACCCTCATAGCGCCAAAAGTTAATTGTCACCGTTGCGCCCGTCGGTATCGGATTCAAATAAAAGGTCAACACACCCGCATCCTGATCCAAATTCCACGGATACGTCGCATCCGTTGGCTGAAGATTTGGAATATTTAAAGAACCCGTCACCGTGATACGAATATTATAACTTCCTACAGGATCGTAATTGTAAGGGATTTGATTTGTTAGCAAGTTATTCAATCCACTGCCCGTCTGGTCCGCCTGTAACGACCAGAAACCGATGCCCGCATTTAAATTTGTACTGCTCAGAATAGCCGCTGTATATAAAACAACCCATGGATATTCCGAATTCCACTGCTTGCTCAAAGCATAGGCAGTAGGATACGAAGGGTCGTGTGAATCCAGTGCTAACGGGGCACCCGCACTACCAGGGGCTACAGATGGTATCTCCTGTTGGTACACCTGTAAGGTAGTAACGTAAGGTCGGGCATCTACTGGAGCTTCTGCTGTAAATGGTTGTGTTGGTCGCGCGTCTGGCGCACCAAGATACTTCTTGTACAGCAAACTGTTCAAGAATGTCTGACTTGGAAACGAAGACATCTTATTTTACAGCCTGTTTTTTAAAAAATCAGAGATAACGAGATGCGCTCCGATTACGGGAACGAGGCTGTTACATATGAAAAATCCGCATCATCGGACATAGGTAGTCCAATTCTACAATAGAGATATAGCGTATTTGCTATAACAACGGGCGCAGGGACTGCCGCTTGGATTAAAAAGTTATTGCCGCTGACCGAAGTGGCTACGAATCCACCACGAACGTACGCCGATGTAGGATAGTTACTCGTCAGCAACTGATAGTAATTTGTTGTACCAACCACCTTTGTAGGATCATTGGCGTTGGCATTGAGCCAAATCGTCGTTTTTGTTGCTGTATCAAAGGCGTATAAACCGGTACCTCCATCAATAGACGGATAAATGTTCGCAGTATCTTCAAGTCGGTAAAGAATGTACAGAGGGTTGCCAGCGGCAGTGACTGCGACTGCCGGATTTGCCGCCTTTTGTACAATATTTCGTACATTATGTAATGTAAATGTTACGGTCGCACCGTATGTTCCCGCTCCTAGTTTCCAAACAAATGTGGCAAAGCGGTAGCCGGTGCCCGCAATTGAGGTATAATCCACGAGACTTGTCGGCGATACATTCGAATTGATTAAATAATTATGATAGTTTTTATAGCCTATTTGTACACTATTGGATGTACTGTTCGGTGTAATGAATACACCGTCTGCTACTTGTAATTCCGTAGTAGCATCGTATGTTCCCGTGTTATATGTACCAGAATCGGTCAGAGACCATGTTTCATTATAGAGAACCGATGCGTATGTATTTGTCGGTGTTGCGCCTACCGTTGTAGGTGTAGTAAATGAGTACGCCGGTAAATAGGTCGGCGTATTATCCATAGTAGGATTAAAATTGCTTGTATTGGTAAGTGCGGATCCTGCGGACCAGCACCGTGTACCGGCAACGGATCCGCTCGTATTCAGTGTTGGAATAGAGGTCGGTATGGTGGGGGACGGGGCGGCGACCAACGAATACGATGGACCGTCCGCAATCACCGGTATAGTTGACGTTACGGGTGACGAATTGGCATGTGGATTATGTGCGACTGCTGTAACAATTGCGCTGTTTGAATAAATGGCATCCGTCGTTATGTTTACCGATGCGAGTGACGTATTTGAAAAGGTGAGCGGTCCAGTAATCTGCGACGTCGGCGATGGCAGCGTTGTATTACTTGTATAACTATTACTTCCAATTGTGAGGGTATACGATACAAGCGGGTCGCTATAGAAATAATTGCCTAAGTTTGACGCAGTGGCGGTAATTGTTGCGGTGGCAACTCCATAAATTACATAAATACCTGATACCTGTGTATTTGACGTTGCCAATGTATACGATAAAGCGGTCACCGCCGGTGTTGTCGTCAAATTATCGTAATAATACTGATACGAATTAGAGGTAATCACGCCGCTCGGAGAACTTCCATCCAACTGCTGTTCAATAACTGTTAACCGATTTATATTTGGACTATATCCAACCGTTCCTATCACATTTGAATTAATTGTGATTGTATTTAGCGATTTGAGATAAAACCCTTGGTCATACGCCGGATTTCCATAATATGTATCAGTCGTTCCTGACGTAAGAGAGAGCCCATTTGTGGTTTGGGGTGTTGTCGGTGCCGCTTGTGAAAATCCGCCAAATGCGACCAGCGGTCCGTTGGACGTAGCAGACGCACTTGTCAGCAAAAAAGTAGATAAATACATAATATTGGCTGCTGCCGACCCACGGTCCAATACTGTATGAATCGGCGTGGCGTATGTATCGCTCGTGAGTGTATTGGACGTCGTTAAGACATTTGTGACCGTTAAATTATCACTACAGCGTTTTACGATTCCGTTATTGTAATAACTCGCCCCGCTAAATGTTAAACTTGTTGGCGTTGGAATCTGCGATAAATATGTTGTTGTGCCGACCGTTGATGCTTGCTCACCGTAAGCCGGATTCGCCGTATTGGATGCCGTTACATAGACCTCCGTCTGCGTATCAGGATATAAATTGCCTGGATATGTATACGACAGATTCAACCCATTCTGTACCCAATTATTATAGTACGGCGTATTCGGATACGGTAGCACAGGGCTCAAGGTTTGTACGGTGCCCCCTGTAAATGTTGTACTTCCAACAAAACGATAGAGAGTTGAAATGGACGAAAAGGCGAGGGCATACACCGCAATCGTCGCCGAGGTCGTCGGATTGAGTACATCTACAAATTGCGGCGCAGTATAACTCACCGATAAACTGGTTACATTTGAACCGGTGACGGTGAATGTTTGAGGATACGATGGCGTACCTGATACACTAAATCCTGTGATTACAACTGTAGAGGAACTAATTGATTGGTTTCGGTTTTGGTAATACATCTCAATTGCGCCGGTGGCGGGCGCATTGAAATTTGAAAATGTAGGATTATAATAAAAGACCGAATAAGTGCTCCCCAATGTTGGAAAATTCACATATCCGTACGTATTTGCGAGCGCAGCCTGATTGGTAAGAACAAGACCGGTTACGTGTATAGTACTACAATATCCTCCAATAGCATCTAGATAATTGGGTGGACCCGTGCCGCCTCCATTCACGACAAACGTAGATAGTTGCGGAGTTGATACAATGGCAGAGTAGGATGAAACAAATGGTAGATATCCAATCGGTACACCCACGTTAATCGTAGATGGATATGTCCAAGGAATAAAGATTTCGGTGGATTGCGAGGTCGGCGTACCTATCACCGGTGCCGGTGGCGGGTCTATTAAATATCGTTGATACCATATATCGTTACCAGCCGGACCAGTTGCGCCCGTATTTGTAGCCGTACCTGGTATGCCCTGAGGACCCGTTGGACCTATTGAACCCGTGCTGCCCGTTGCACCCGTATAGCCTGTGCCGCCGCCACCACCTCCACCAGGACCCGTCGGACCTGGAATTCCTATTGGACCTGTCGGACCTGTCGGACCCGTATAGCCTGTGCCGCCGCCACCACCTCCACCAGGACCCGTCGGACCTGGAATTCCTATTGGACCTGTCGGACCTGTCGGACCCGTATAGCCTGTGCCGCCGCCACCACCTCCACCAGGACCCGTCGGACCTGGAATTCCTGTTGGACCCGTCGGACCACCCGCCGGACCTGGAATTCCTATTGGACCTGTCGGACCTGTCGGACCCGTATAGCCTGTGCCGCCGCCACCACCTCCACCAGGACCCGTCGGACCTGGAATTCCTGTTGGACCCGTCGGACCACCCGCCGGACCTGGCGGACCCGTAGCACCTCGTCCCGTCGGTCCAGTACAACCCTTCTCACCGAGTAAGCCCTGCGGACCTGTAAATCCGGTTGGTCCTATACTACCAGTACTTCCTGTAGATCCGGTACTACCGGTATTGCCGGTATTACCTGTACCAATAGGACCTGTTGGACCCGTATATCCAGTGCTTCCAGTAAGACCCGTCGGTCCCATAGTACCAGTTGGACCCGTAGGTCCTATGTTACCAGTTGGACCCGTATTTCCAGTATTTCCAGTAGGACCCTTATCTCCAGTATTTCCAGTAGGACCAGTCGGTCCTGTACCTATCGGACCGGTCGCTCCTGTCATACCAGTTGGACCTGTCGGTCCTAGTGTACCCGTTGGACCCGTCGGTCCTGTGTTACCCGTTGTGCCCGTTGTACCAGTGGGTCCCGTGGCTCCTTGACCCGTTGGTCCTGTATTACCTGTCTCACCGGTATTACCGGTTGAACCCGTAAACCCCGTCGGTCCTGTGCCTATCGCGCCCGTGGGTCCCGTTATACCCGTTGGTCCTGTAGCACCTTGTCCCGTGGGTCCTGTAAAACCAGTTGCACCTGTATTCGTTGCTGTACCAGCGGGACCCGTTTGACCAAGATAATATGGTAAAGCATTCCATAGACGGACACCATCGCCTAATTTAACACGAAGTGTATCTATCTCATAGCCAAATTCACCCTCTGCTAGCAATGTATTGTCTATTGCCCATTGCGCAGAAGTACCGCGTCTGAGCTGAAACTGGACAAACGGCATCCCTACCTTTCAATTCTATATAAACTATACGATATTTTACTCAACGTCACCGCAGTCAAATCCATATTGAAACATAGACATTGATATAAATGCGGAATTTCCACCGCTAAATGGTACTTGCGGTCCCGTTGGACCCGTTGGTCCCTTTCCGCCCATAAGACCGCTAAAATTTGCGCCGCCTTGCGGACCCTGCGGTCCTATACTGGTCAAGACTTGCGCATTGATTGTATATATATCAGCGGTTCCGAATGATCCATTGATGGCTGTAATATTTCCAATTGTTATATAACCGGTGTCTGGATCGTAGGCAAGAATGACCCCTTTAAAATTTGTTGTATATAGTTCAGCACTGCTAACATAGACCGGAGTACCATATATGTAGGCTAAATTTAGTCCAACCTCCATCATAATAATACCGCCCATTGTCGGCGTAATAAGAACAGGAGTTTGTGTAATACTACTAAATCTATTTCCCGCCTTGCCAGACGGACCCGTAGGACCCGTGCCTGCGCCTGTAACTATAGAGAAACTACTATATAGACTTGGATCAAACGAATTATAGGATGTTCTTGATGTTGTCGTAGGGTCACCCTCTAGTTGCGGCGGTGCTTGCGATAACGTTAACCGTAATGTTCTAGTTTGAGGTATATATGGTATAGGTTTTTCGTATATACGTAAAAAATTATTTAGCAATACAGTCGCTGTACGACTCATCCCTATCCGTGTCGGTTTAAAAAATTGTAACCGTTTACTAACTAAATGGCTTCCTTTGATACGCTCGCCTCTCTTCTACAGAAAGTACAGACCTCGCCATGTCTAGAAATTATATCTACCGATTCGGTCACAAAGGGAAAACTATGTCTTAATATGATTGTGAAGAACGAAAGCCGTATTATTCGCCGTCTTATGGAGTCCGTAGTCGGCATCATTGATTCCTATTGTATTTGCGATACGGGTAGTACAGACGATACAATTGCGATTATTCGTGATTTTATGACGTCAGCGGGCAAGTCTGGTGAAGTGTATAGCGAGCCGTTCAAGAACTTCGGATACAATCGTACACACGCCCTTGAACGTGCGGCTCGGTGGGCAGACCATGCGCTCCTCCTTGACGCCGATATGAAACTCGTGATTTTGCCAGAGTTCTCGGCGGCAAATCTGACCGCCGACGTCTATACCATCCTCCAGCGTAATGGTGGTCTGGACTACTTTAATACCCGCATTGTTCGTACTGGTGTCGGTATCAAGTGCGTTGGACCCACCCATGAATACTATGATATTCCAGGCGGCAAGACAACTGAACAAATGAAATCGCTCGTGATTGAGGATATTGGCGACGGTGGTGCCAAGTCCGATAAGTTTGAGCGTGATGTCCGTCTTCTTCTTCAGGGTCTAGAAGAGGAGCCAGGTAACGTCCGTTATATGTTCTATCTCGCCAATAGTTACCGTGACCTCAGTCGCCACGCCTTAGCGGCAGAGTGGTATAAGAAGCGATTTGAAGCCGGCGGCTGGATTGAAGAGGTGTTCTACGCCGCCTTTGAACTCGGTAATATGCATAAGATTCTCGGAAATATTGCGGAGGCAATTTATTGGTGGATGGAGGCGTACAATCATCATCCCAAGCGCGCCGAATCCCTCTACGAAATCGTGAAACACTACCGTATTGTTGGAAAGCAGCGTATCGGTCAGGTGTTCTGTGATATTGCTCGCTCCATCCCTTACCCCAAAAACGATGTGCTCTTCATCAAATCCGATATTTATAATTATCTGCTGGACTACGAACATAGTATATTGGCATTTTATAGCGGTGCGAAGATTGATCACTATCGTTATTTGAAACTCGTCGGTCAAGACTACAATAAAATCAATGTTCTTTCCAATTACGCATTTTATGTCAAGAAGTTGACGAAGATGCCAGGCGTTCAGGTCTACGACTTCTGCGATGAAGTTGAGCGGGAGATTGATGGCTGGCAGGATTCCTATATCAGTAGTAGTCCTTGTATCATTCCTTGGAAGGACGGCTATCTCCTCAATGTCCGCTACGTCAATTACCGTATTCTCGGACACGGTGGCTACGATTTTAAGAACACCATGGGTAAAATTACAACGCTCAATAAGACATATATTCTTGGCACCGATATGTCACGTCTCTGCGAGAACTGGATTGACAAAGTAGAGCGTCCTCATCTCCGCTACCAGGGCGTAGAGGATGTCAAGGTGTTTGAGCACAACGGTGAATTACTGTTCCTTGGTAGTGTTGAAGACCCTACGACCGGTGCCATTCGGGTCGGTCATGGAACCTATACACTTGATAAGGATTGTTTGGTGTCGTTGCCATTCCAGAGCCCTCTCGGACGCGGATGCGAAAAGAACTGGTGCTACTTCCACGATGCTGCCGGTGAGCTACGAGTGATGTACGATTGGTCGCCCCTCACGGTCGGCAAGGTCGTTGACGGAGAGCTGGAACTTCTAACAAAGAATAGTGAAGTGCCGGCGTTTTTCCGCGACGTGCGCGGCTCTACGCACGGTATGCGGTTTGGGGGTGAACTGTGGTTCCTCTGCCATATCGCCAACTATACCACGCCGCGTACCTACTACCATCTACTGGTGGTGCTGGACGGCGACACGCTGGAGCTCAAGCGGCATTCTATTCTCTTCAAGTTTGCCGATGAATCCATCGAGTACGCCCTCGGATTGATTGTAGAATCCGAGCGGATCTTGATTTCGTTCAGCCGGTTTGACCGCACCTCCGCCGTGCTCGTGATGCCACGGGCACTCATGGAAAGTGAACTCTTTCCTGCGGCATAAAGCCGTATTTTGGATTGTTAAATAATGGTTACCTTTGTAACCGCTCTATATCTACCGACTGGTCCTATAAACAAGCCGGTAGATACATATTTTGCGTTATTTGAACGCTTGGCGGGGACGGGTATTCCGCTTATTGTCTATTTAGATGTGCGTTTGTCGGCACGGGGATCGGCAATATGTGCTCGTTTTCCTAATATACTCCGTTGTATATATGGAGTGTTAGAGAACGGGTGGATTCCACGAAATGCGGTGTTGCCGGCTGTGCGCAACTACGGCAAAGATACCGCTGATTATATGTGTATTCAATTGACGAAGTTACGGCTCATGGCGGAGGTTGCTCAAACCGGTGTGAAGTCGACTCTCGCATGGATTGATTTCGGCATTTATCATATGTTCAAAGAGTGGGATAGATGTGATAAGTTATTACTGGCGTTATCTGATTGGGATTTTATTGGGGACCGCATTCTCTCACCAGGTTACAAGGAAACATATATAACGGCATTATTTGAACATATTTGCTGGAAGCATTGCGGTAGTCTGCTTATAGGACAAGGTTGGATGTTCCAGCGAGCCTATGAACGCCAGACTGCGCTTGTATTGGAGAGTATGCCTCGACTCACCTGGGAAGTGAATTACTGGGCAATGATGGAGGACTGTTTTGACATTTATATCGCAAACCATAATGACCTGATAGTAGAGAATCTATATAACCATATATCTAAAGACTATACAAAAATACTATAGTTAGCAAATATGCTTGTAATATGCTTCACTCCTGACAAAATTGTAGGAGGGTACGGCGATCGTATTATTGGTTTACTATCGGTTCGCATGCTTAGTAAGGCTCTAGGACGGGATTTCTATATACTATGGAATAAAGAGAATATACGTCCTTATATAAACTATGCGAAATACGATTATGAGCGTTTAGAAAAGAAGGGTAGCGAACATATACGATGGCTTATAGATACTCCGTTTGAAATTAAACATTATTTACAATCTTCGGCGAAGTTATTTGACGATGCGGATGCTACGCTCTTTTATGTTAACTATGATATGGCGCAGTATCTTTATACAAATCCCCTCTTTGCGGATATTAACTATCCAACGGCTATTCTAGGCGAATATCAGACACTTTATACAGATATTTTAGTGCCCACCGATTCACTTATGGGCGTTATTGATAGATTTACTGCGGACAAAGTGAATATTATTGGTATACAGATTCGTTGCGGCGATATATATATTGCGAATGCGAAAGAGCCCTATTGTCTAGAGGAAACCGTTACACGTGCGCACGATATATTGACCGCTATAAAGAATCGCTGTTGTATAAAATATCCTACATACTCTATATTTCTAACAACGGATTATAATGAAATATATACTATAGCCAAAACTGTATGGGACCCCTCCCAAATTATCTATAATTCGGACCCCATTCAACATATTGATAGACCCATCGGTGAGGATGCTTCAAAAGTCTTTATTGATAATTATATATTGTCTCAGCGGACTATTGAACTCTATATATCCGATTATTCAAACTATGGACGAGTTGCTGCACTCTCGTGCGTCCATTCCAATATATATAATTTAAATTGTAGTCCGCTTGATAAATTTAGTCTAACAAATAAGGGGGAACAGTTATTTAAGATGCCCTCTGTCGGCGTCACATTTGTAACCGCATTATATTTGCCCGCCGGTCCAATGTTCAAACCGATTGATACATATTTTGAACAGTTTGAATGGTTGGCGGCGACAGGGGTTCCGTTAATAGTCTATTTGGACGCACGCCTTGCCGACCGAGGAGCGGTGCTCTGTGAACGATTCCCAAATATTCTCCGATGTGAATATGTCACTCTTGATACATCATGGGTTCCATCAAATGTATTATTGCCTTATACACGGCGGGAAGAGAAAGATACCATTGAATATTTTTGTATTCAACTCTCCAAATTACGGTTGCTACATGAGTCTTCTACATATGTAAAAACATCCCATGTAGCCTGGATAGATTTCGGTATTTATTATATTTTTAAGAATCCTAACATGGTGGATAAATGTTTAAAGATTATTGCGGCGGCTGAATTTCCAACAAATAAGATAATGGCGGCGGGGTGTTGGCCGCTGCCTCATGAACTTGGGTGGGATAGATACGACGTATGGAATTCTATTTGTTGGCGATTTTGCGGCGGATTTTTGTTGGGGGCGACTGGACTCTTTGCGGCGGCGGCGGCGCGACAAGAATCGCTGGTTATGGGGAATTTGCCTGGGCTCACTTGGGAGGTGAACTACTGGGCGATGATGGAGGAGCATTTCACGAACTACCGTGCGGACCATGACGATTCAATTATAGCAAATGTATGCCAATTTATTGTGCCGCAAAAAAATTGATGAATCGGTTGGCGGATGACATCCTGTCGCCTCCCTCTTACATCCCTATCTTAGCGTCCTCCGATGCCTAAACTTAGTCACTACCAGGATCTTGCTCTCGAGCATGCTTCCCGTGTGGCTTCTTCCGTCCGTTCTAGTCTCCACATTGCCTTTATCTACGGTAAAGGTGGAGCACTCCTCGCTATGGCGACCAACAAAGTCGGTGGTCGTTCTCAAGGTGCCGGTTATAGCAAATATACTATTCATGCGGAAAGGGCGGCGCTCAAGGCGATTGGCGATGATTCTTTGTTGCGCGGCGCAGTTCTCATTGTTGTGCGGTTGAATAGAATGGGTGAGCTGGCGTGCTCCAAACCGTGTCACGGTTGTATGTGCCATCTAGAGAAGGCAATGGACCGGCACGGTCTTAGGCGTGTCTATTATTCCTAAACTTTACAAAAACCAGAAAAATCAGAAAAACCATAAAAAACGAAAAAAAACGAAATGGGTTCGGTGGTCCCGAATCTTTTTCAATTCCCTGGGTATAAAATGCTTGCCGTACTCCTTGCTGCTATCGCCGCTGTTGCCGCCGGTCACAGCCTCCGCTACTCTCGTACTCAGAATACCTCTATACCTATTGTTGGTGCCGCTGAATCGTGTTCCTCTGCGGGCGACCTTGCTAAGAACTTTGTCGTCACCATTGACAACGACCAGCCTGCCCAAGGTGAAAAGGTGACCACTACCTTTGACTTTGACCTTGATGCTCCTGTTACAGGCGGCACTGCCTACTACTCGGCGACCCTCAACGGTCTTGGTCCTTTCACGTCCACGGCGGCTCTTTGCGACGAAACCGCGAAGACGAACGATCCTTGCCCTCTCGGCGTTGGTCACCACCACGAAGTCTCTACTGCCGATAACACTGTAACCGGTAAAGTTGTTACTACAATTACTTGGGAGGATGAGAGCGGCGCCCAGATTCTATGCGCCAAGATTACTACAAAGAGCTCATAAGCGTTTGTTAAAAAAATTGATTTATTTTTCGGTGATTTTGACGATTTTTTTCAAAAAATGGTGAGAATCATTGATTTATCTGGACCAGAAGGAAACGCTTACTATCTTCTATTGTTAGTAAGTAATCTTGGACGACAACTGAATTATAGTACTGAGAAAATTCAAACAATAAGGGAAGAGATGAAATCCAGCGATTACGATCATTTGGTATCGGTCTTTCATAAAAATTTTAAAGGTGTCGTTGAACTCTACCGAAATGGTGAAGTGGTGATTTAAAGGCGACGGTGTGTTATACACTCATAATCATGCTCTTTCGTCTCCTTGCCATTGCTGCCGCCTTTTTTGCCGCCGATGCTCGCAAGGGCTCCGACCCTAACGCCTGCGTCAGTTTCCAGGTTTCTCCTGGCACCGGCTGCCAGTGGATGTGTAACTACTGTGCCACAACGCTCGGCACCCCCAACTACTATTTTACCGACGGTGTTTGTACGTATGAGACCGGTGGCTGCGTTGGCTCGCCCCAGGTCGGCGTCCTCTACACCTGCTGCGCCAACTAAATTGTTATGACTTTATAGAAAAATGTCTAACTCCAACTCTTCCTATGCCTCTAACACAAATTCTTGGAACCCCCGTCTCCCACCTTATACAAATATCAAATCCGCAAATTCCAGTGTGCCACGTGCGGCGAATGTTCTTACAAATATGAAAAAGACCTCGAATGCTGCGTCTGGTTTGATGAAATTAAGCGCAAGCCGCAAGGGTCGTAAGACGACGCGTAAGACTACCCGTCGCCGTAACACTCGCCGTCGCCGGTAGATAAACTACCCCTAAAGTAAGGATGTCCAGAAGGGACAAAGATAGAAAACATACATACGAAGATATAGCGCCAGGAAAGCGTATATATGGTCGTATTCATCTACCCGATCCTATGGATGCGTACAAACCTTCCTATAGTTACAATCTAGACCTCACTCGTGAGGACTACTTCGGTACTCCTAAAATGGAGGAATGGCGAAAATCTCATGAGGAGTACATTCGTAGCAGTGACCGTATTCTCAAAATAGTGAAAGCCTATACCTTTCACGGAGACCGGCTCGCTAATACCTATTTGCGCGGAGTCTTGTCCGGCTTAGAAGATCTCATGCTCAGCATTCGGTTTAGTGTAGAAGATGTACCCATCGCTTACCAAATATACGATAACTACGATTTTTTGAAGAAGCACGGACTTAAGATGCCCGATAAGGCATCCATGATGAAAGACGATAAATTGGATATGGATGTTATAAAAACGTTCTTTGATTCGCAGTATAGAAAATTAACCAACCAATTTGTCCTGCGTCGGCTTCTAAAATCGTATACCGATGATTTACAAGAGATTATTCAAAAAGCACCAAAATTCGGCGAGACCCTCTATACCTACCGTGGTGTGAAAAACGAGGACTTCTTAGAGCCTGGTACCCTTTCCTACGTCAATCGTAGCTTCTCCTCTACAAGTTTAAGTATAGATGTATCATCTAAATTTACCGAATCGTATGCCGGTTACCGATGCTGTTTATACCTGTTAGAGATTGCTAAATCGGTCCCTGTTCTATGTATTGATTCAGTCTCTCTCGTCAAAGGCGAATATGAAGTACTTATCGCCCATAATGTTCTATTTGAGCATAATGTTGATGTAAAAACGATGAAATATAAGCACCACGATTACCTAACTCGTGTCATTAAAGTTAAAAAAGTCCCCGTTGGCAACTTCAAACCGCTCTTTATGAAACTGTCGCCTACCAAGAAAACAAAAACAAAAACAAAAGCCCGTCCTTATATCAAAGTGAATTCTCCGCATAAGAAGACGATGAAAAAGAAGAAAGAGAAACGAGGAAAGAAAGGGCGACCACCTACGCCTGGCGAATGGGATTAGAGTTTGAGGTAGAGACTTTCAGGTTGCGCAATATCTCGCAGAATCGTTGTCTGCGCATCCTTCATCTTATTAAGCATATCCACATCGGCACGGAGTGTCGCAATTGTGACCCATTCCTGTACAATACTGTACAGTTTGAGTAAACCCTTCATCAAATTGCCCTCATAGATTTCATACTTTGAGGACAAGTGTGCCGCATCTACACCTTCGCACCACTCCGTGCCAATCTGAACCCATAGGGTCGTAAGGCTCCAGTAGCCATCAGGTGACTCTACACCTGCCTTTTTGTCGGTGATCGCACCCTCTTGACCCCAACCATCAATCTCCATCAGCGTATCCTTTACTGTCTGGGTGATAGTATTAGGAAGAGACCGTGGATGGACCGTCTTCTCCTCTGCCTCCCTATCCATAATAAACGCTCCTAGAGTTCCAACAATCTCTTCGAGTGTAGCGCCGTTGAGTTTTCCGCTCAAATACAGTTTCGCCATCAGGATAGGATTCGCTTCGTTCACTTCCGTCGCCGCCGTGCCGAACTCGGTCAGCCTTGGTGGCTCGTTGTCAGTGAGAGGGTGAATGGCTCCGTGGTTGGCGAGGGCACGGAGAAGAGGGTCAATCCTGGTGGCTTGGACACTAGTCTCCATCTTTGCCTTAGTCGCTAAGAGTTGGTCAATGGTAGTTTGATGCTTTTGATAAATGGCGTAGAGTTTGATGTAGGATGCCCACTTCGGTCCCATATGCCGGTCCTTCCACTGCTCTAATGCTTGTTGCGCCTTGCGCTTCGCCGCATTCGTAGCGGTTTTAGCGGTGTTTTCAAGGGTTGAGTAGGTGTTGAGCTCGGCAAGAATCTCTGGTGCGAGTAAAAGTTCGTTTTGTTTCATTTGTAGAATTTGGATTTCATTTTCAATATCATGTTTCGCAGTCTTTTGCTGCTCTGCCCAATATGATTGGTCAATGAGTGTCGTCCATACAGGGGCGGTGGCGGATGTACCGGATGCTGTTTGCGAAGCGTGAATTGCCTTGAGTAGAAAGTCGTAGTGAAACTGGAGTCGGCTCTCTAGAGGGACGAGTTTGCCCGAAAAGACGCCGCGAAGGTCCTCCAACGGCATTGGATCCCTTGAGGGGAGATAAATGACCGTTCCCTGTGTATCCTTACCTCGGCGACCTGCTCGTCCTGCCATCTGAATGTACTCATCCGCTCGTAGAGGGCGGAAAGTGCCGCCGTTGCCTGGCTTCTTCAGGTCCAAGAACACCACCGTTCGTGCCGGCATATTCAATCCCACGGCAAAGGTCTCCGTACAGAATAATGTTTTGATGAAGCCCCGCGCGAAGAGAATTTCTACAATCTCTTTGAGAAGCGGCAAGAGTCCGCTATGATGGAACGCAATACCTCGTTGGAGGAGCGGCAGCAGTTGGTGGTACTGAGGTAGATGCTCCAACGTTTTCATATACGGATGTAGATGGAAATTGATGATATGCTTGACTGAGGCTTGTTCGGTCGTATCCAATAGGGTATCCTTGAGTTGGTCCGCATATCGCTCCGTCTCCTTACGACTGAATACGAAGAACAGCGCCGGTAGAAGATTACGAACTTGAAGATGTTGTAGCGCATCGTTGAGTGTATGGGTAAACGACTTAATCTTGATTTTATCGACAGACCCCGCAATGGACTCGCCAATCTTATGCGCCGCCTTCACATGCTCTGCCCACTTATCCTTCGCCTTGAGTTGGTCCTCACGGCTCTTAAGCCAAGCGTTGTAAACATGGGGCTGAAAGGGTGCCTCATCCCCCGTCTTGAGAGGCTGTAGTGGCGGCTGGGCTAACGGCGTGGACGAATCATAGACACCGTGAACGAGTGGAACAATACGATGGGTAGTCTTAAGTAGGACAATCGGATGCCGCTTCGCATTGCCCAACCAATTCGCAAAGACCTCAGGGCTATCAATGGTCGCCGACAAGAGGATAAGACGTACCTCTGGTGGGAGAAGGATGAGCGTTTCCTCCCACACGTGACCCCGCTCAGGGTCATTAATATAATGGACTTCGTCAAAGATAACCGCACCTAGATTGTCCAAGGTGATGGTGCCGGCGGTGCCCAACTTTGCCGTCGCCGTATTTGCCTTGAACAGTAGATTGCGGAGAATTTCGGTAGTCATCACAATGATATCAGCTTCAGGATTGAACTTGATATCACCTGTTAGGATGCCCACACTCGCTTCAGGGAAAAGCTTCTTGAGGTCGTGAAACTTCTGATTACTCAGCGACTTAATCGGAGTCGTATAGAAGATACGCTGGTTGCGTTTGAGGGAGTAGGCAATTTGGTATTCGCCCACCAGAGTCTTACCACTACCGGTCTTCGCCGTCACGAGAATATTATGGTATTGGTGAACGGCGACAACGGCGTGTTGCTGCCATATATCCAAAGGAAAGGTATAGTGGATAGCAGGGTCTTGTGGCGGATACTCCGCAGGGGCGATTTGGGTAGAGGGTACCGATAAGTAGGACATATCGGCTTTGGTTTGGTTCTTGGCACGATGGGATTTTCAATTTTTGAAGAGTGGAACGTATACTAGTATGAAGGGTACTTGAGGCATATAAAATCGGTCGGTGCCAGATGTTCACCTCTATTAAAATTCATATCACTATAATTAAATATATATTGCTCTCCTATTTTCTGTGGAATACGCTCCCAAACATTATATTTAATATTAAAGAATAAGTTCATAATTGTCATCTCGTTACAACCACATAGAGGATATTTAATCATCGCCGCTACCATATTTGTTATAGATATGATATCTAATAGAGCGGTGTCATATAGAAAAATACCATTTAAAAAATCCTGTTTTTTAAATAACTCTTGTGGGTAATCTGTATATAATGCTTGCGCAGCCTCAGGATTCTCCTTATCGCGAATCTGTGTAGAGAGTCTGTTCTCTTCACTATACGGGTCGCCGCCACTCGGTGCCAAGAATTTTCCTTTATAAGGCAGTGTAAATAGAATATGTATACTTTTATAAATACGCATGCCGGCGTCCATAAATAGAACTCGGTCCCACTTACGAAAATATTCAGAAAAAACGTAAAACTTATCCCACTGGGTGAGTTTTCCTTTATGCCGATTATCATCCGAGGATAATGGGTACTTCTCGTACGCTTTTAACAATAGAGATGTATCAATATGCGGAACGCGATGCTGTTGGATGCTATATTTTGTTAGGAACTCTTCGGGGGCATCAAAATCTACTGTAATAAGAACTGTATCGCCATACCATTCGCCGGCTGTACGAAGTTCTCGGAGTGTTATCTGCGCCTTTTCTAAATACATTTGGTCGGATAGTGTTACAAACACTGTCTTGGGGGGCGGCATCTTTTCGGTTGTTGTATATTTATTTGCCATGCGCACCGCGTAGTATTTCGGGGTTTTTATTAGAATTTATAGATAATACACGCTTCACAAAATAGAGAACCTTGTCAATTAAGTTACGTTGGAATAAAATGAGGACGAGTGCCATCACTTCACCGCCATCTAATTCTTTTAAGCGCTCGTGATGAAATCCCGCCACTCCGTCCAATGGATATGGAATCAGTTTTACAAGATTACGAAGAATATACGCGACAATACCTAAAAAGAATAACTGAACAATAATTTCTAAGAATAATCTCCATGTCGGAACCTTATTAAAGTTTTCTTCATCAAATTCACCAATGACGGCATCAAACGCTTTTGCCGCCGCCAATCCAAAAATAAAAAAATATGTTGTGACAAATCCAATATCTAAGAGTTTGACAAACACAAACAAAGGAGTATACGCAGCGTCCTTTGGCATCTTACTCTAGGATACGATTAAAAACGCCATGGGCTAGAACGGTCCTAAAACGGTCGGTGCCGTAAAGACCGCCAACGCATCTAGAAGTCTAGTCTTATTAAGAATCATTGCCACATGCCCTTCGCCACATTTGAGAAATAGTCTCTGGGTATCTTCAGGCGTATAAAAATTATAAATACGACAAATAATTTCCATTAAGTAGATAATATCCTCAAAGCAATAACCGGCGGACCAAAGATTGAGCAGAATTTTTAGCGTATTTTTACGATTTCCAGATAGGGCAGCATATCCTAGATTTTGAAGTTGGGAGACAGGCGGCGCATTGACAATTGCCTGTACATCTTGTCCCGTAACTTGCGTGAGACCTGAGCTTTCTAACACTTGGTTAAAGAGCTTGTAGAGTCTGGCGTTGCCCAGCGCCATACTAATCATCCACGACTCCGCCTCTTCGCTCACCTTAATTTTGGATTGGGCTCGGAAGAATTGTTTATTCATCATCAAGTTGACAGGCATAAATTGGAGCATAACGCAGCGGCTTTGTAGGGGCTCAATAAACGGCTCGCAACCGGCTGCCACGAACAAGAATCGCGCATACGGCTCGTAATTTTCTAGGATTCGGCGTAGGGCTTGCTGTGAGACGACGGGTACGGAGTCGGCGTCGTCCATCCACACCCACGCCTTCACCTTCGGATACCGACGGGTCCGCTTTACAAATTCTGTCAGTTGTCCGCGAATGGTACCGATGCCGCGGTCGTCCACCGAGTTAAGAAGTAAGATATAGTTCCTATGCTCCTCCTCTGGCACGGCGTTTTTGGTCAGATAGGCGTGAATAAATGCCCGCGAAATGGAGGTCTTACCGCAGCCTGGCGGTCCCAAGAACATTAGGTGCGGCGGATTGTCAATATGATTTTTTAAGAAATTTATAATATGATCTTGACAAATTATAGAATCCATCCTGTTGCTCAATTATATGAGAGGTCGTTTTAGACCCCAAAGTCCATAAATTCATTTGAATTATCACTAAAACTTGGTCGCTGTTTTCCAATCCTAGTTTTAAAATAGAATACATCGCCGGTTTTTTGTAGAACTTTCCACGCTTGATCCAATGCGTAATTCCAATGCTCGCCGGTACGAATGAGTATTTCGGTGGCATTTTCAATACAGTCTGCTAGCCGTTTGAAACATCTCTTATGAATTAGATATCCAGAGGTTGTCTGCGCTTCGCGGGCACGTCCAATAAGTTCATTATACGGCTCGCTGTTTATTAAATTATATGATAGAAGAACAATATCCCACTCGATACCAAGTGCGAAAAAGTCTTCTATTTGTTTATAAAACGTAGATGTATCAACTAAAAATTGGAAATCGTCTTCAAATACGAGAAGATTTTCAAGACCGGCTGCTTCAGCATTCCTTAAAACCTGTATGTGTGACATATTACATCCGATAATGCCAGGATCTTTAGCAATAGCATTGAATCGCTCACCTGAGAGCCCCATAGTGGCAAGTTCGTACTCTATTTCTTGCCGGCGGTCCTGGCGTCGCTCCAGATTAATATAAACTATTTTTGAAATCCTATTCATTTTGCTTTTATGAATCTTTGTACATTTAAACCGGTGCCTGAGTGTCTAACAATAACTATGTCAAGTGGTGATTTGTACCAGCGGTTAGGTGTGGCACGCGGCGCATCGGTGGATGAAATCAAGAAGGCGTATCGTTCGTTGGCACGTGAGCACCATCCAGATAAGGGGGGCGACCCTGAAATGTTTAAGGGGATTCAGGAGGCACACGAAGTACTTTCAGATGATCGGCGTCGTCAGATGTATGATATGACCGGCTCGGTCAATGAAAACGGAGGTGGAGGTGGAGGTCCTGGTGGTCCTGGCGGAATGGCTGGAATGGCTGCCGGCGGCGTTCCCTTTTTCATGAGTCAAATGGGACCATTCGGTATGCCTGGTGTGAATTTTGACATGAGTGATATTCTTGGCGGAATGTTTGGCGGCGGCGGTCCTCGGCGTGGTCCAGCTCGTGGTGGCAAAAGTCCAGATAAGCACCAAGATGTTGGCTTACGACTCGAGCAATTCTATAAGGGTACGGATATCAAACTCAAATTTAATCAGGCGCGTCGTTGCGGGATGTGTAACGCCTCGGGTGCTGAAGCAACCGAGGCTTGCGGAGCCGGTTGTAACGGCAGCGGCTTCCGTATGGCTCATCAACAAATTGGTCCTGGTATAATGGTCCAAACACGGGTACCGTGTGATGCTTGTAGCGGCTCGGGCAAGCGTGTAATGCGTGTATGTAAGGGTTGCCAGGGCAAGAAGTTCATCCAAAAAGAGAAGATTCTGGATATCAAAGTTCTGCCAGGAATGGTGGTCGGCGAGTCACTCACCTTTGCGGGCGAATGCTCTGATACGCTAGAATATGATACACCAGGCGACGTAGTTCTTGACCTCAAATTGGCAATGGATGGTCCACCTAAGTATGAATGGACGGGTGTGGATTTGACCTACAAGCACTATATATCGTTTGCGGAGTCTATTCTCGGATTTGAAGTTACGCTCGCAGACCATCCATCTGGAGAATCGCCGAAATACTCTTGGCGCGGCGGTCCACTCATCAACGGGGCTGTTCTCAAGATGGAGGGCGGCGGAATGCCAAAACGTGATGGTGGTTTTGGTGTACTTCATCTACAGGTTTGCGTGCGTCCTCCACCGGTTACTGCGTGGTCTGCCGAAGATGCGGCAAAACTTGCCGGTGTGCTAGGAGCGCCATCTGTTACTATGGCAGTGGATGGAGTAAAGGAGTTGGTACTTGAGACCGCCGAATCAGTATTTAATTAATGCGCTGGGATGATATTTATGATACTTCAATAGTTGAAGAATCATATATAAATCTAGATTTGAATGGGTGTTTACCACTTGCTGAGCGTGCGACGGCTCTTGCGGCTCTTGCGGCTCTTGCGGCTCTTCTTGTTGTTCTTACGGTTCTTACGGTTGGTCTTGCGATTCTTACGGTTATTACGACGACGGGCACCACCTGTGGCTGGTGGGGGTGTAGGAGGTACTGGCATCGCACCGGGGTTGTGGTTCTGGTACGCAATCTGGTTCTCATACGCCTGCTGGGCATACGAGTTCGCTGGTCCCTGGAAGCTTGGCACAACCAAGTTCTCTGTGTACCACTGGGGGTTGAGCATGGCGGCTGGCTCCTCCTCGGGTGTCAAGAGCATGCTTGGCATAGAGAGGGGCGCCATACCACCACGGTGCTTGCGGGAGCGACGCTGCTTGCGGCTACGGCGACCTCCCATCTGGTTGCCATACTTACCAATAAACTGGGGGAGTTCCGCAAATGACTGGTCAAGAATGGTTGTACGTGCCGAGTTGTGCATGTCCTGGGGGAGCATCTCGCTGAACTGGCTTGGGTACTGGGCTTGCGCATCATAGCCACCGCGCATCTTGCGTCCCCGCTTCGCTTGACGACGGCTGCGCTTGCCGCCGTGTAGGGGCGCCGTAATACGGTCAAACTCCTGACCCTGCGTCAAAGAGGAGCTTGCACCAAGGGTGCTCATACACGATTCGCTCGTACAGCCGTCGGTGTATAACGACTTTGGGTTGTATTGAGGAGCATAAAAATTCGCGCCGCTCATATTCTAATTAACCGCGTGAAAAAAGTTGGGGGATTCGGATTTAGGAGCTAGGAGCCGAAATGGTCTTCTTCTGTGTCTTGCCCGAAATGAGGTAGATAGAATTCTCTGTGATAACAATGAAATCATCGTTCACCTTGAAAATCTTCTGAATCACCGAGGTGTATTCCTCCTCGGATCGGACTAACATCTTCTCCTTGGTTGTACCATCCTCACCGAGGAACGCCTTGCCCTCGTGAGTGTCATTGTAATAATCAAGCATAATTGGCTTATCCTGCTCTACAGCGAGCCGGGCTGCATGCTTAAGAGTCTTTTCGCTTGGTAGCGGAGTTTCAACAGGCTGAGACTGGACACCGGGCGCAGACATAGGTTTCTGTTCGGGAGTAGAAACCTTTATTTAACAATTTTACGCACAATATTACGAGGGCACGGATGCTGAATCCATCCTGATGCCTGTTTTGCCGTTTTTTGGGCTCCCTTCGGAGCGGGTGCTGCCGTATCCGGAGGTAGAACATACACCTTTCGTAGAATCTCGTCTGCGTTATCCGTAAATACCATCTTAATAAACTCATACGCCTCATTGATTTGCTCCATTGCCCTGGCACCCGTAATAATCACCTGTCCCGTTTGAAACGGACTAATAGTAATCTTCTTACATTCGCCAAGTTTGGATCCGTCCCCCGTGCCCTTACATAGAGTCGGACATCCACAAACTCCAGGAGGGGTGCCCGCAGGTCGTTGCGCATTATAGAAGAACTTTGTCTTTACACCCTGATAAATCGCCGATTCGTAACTAGAATTGAGATTATAGGTTTCCGATAGAATACGATGAAGTACATCACGACGGACTTTGGCACCAATGCTGAAATCGGTATTAATCAACTGAATCTCTTCCTTGGTAATAATGGGAGCAGACGCGAAGACAGGAGCAGCGGTATAATTCGTAGTAATATGATTGATGAGCCAACGAAGAGTATCACCGCTCATATCAATACTACGTACACCGGTCATCTGGACGCCACCATTACGGAACAACTTTACATTAATCTCCTTCCAGTTCATCGGTGAAATCTCCCTACGGACTACCAGAGTTGCCTGATTGAAGAACGACTTCTTGGTCTCTTTTTGCTTGAGCATAATATCTTTGAAACTCGTACCCTTCGTTGTACCCTTGAATTCCATCTTGAGAATACCATCCGTGAGGTCCCAGTATGGAATAATGCGGATTTGGTTGAAGAGGGCATCTAGATGAATAATCGTTCCTAGTTGTGCGGTGGTCGTGATTGTACTAATTCGCAGTGGCGAGAATGTCAGCGTCGGTGGGATAAAGTTAAGTGAGTTCACAGCAGCCATGTTCGCTCTTTCACTCTTTCGCTCTTTCACTCTTTCGCTCTTTAGATACTTATGGGTCTAAAGACTTTAGGTGCCGTCATTTTTTGTGGGGATTTTAAAGATGTACGGAGTTTAAAAAAATGATTATATATACTTATTTTAATCATTAGTTTAGGAGATGGTAAAACCAAAATGTAATGAATCTGGATGTAAATCTAATGCTGTATGGAAACATGATAAATGTTTGCGACACGGTGGTGGTCCACGCTGTAAAGAATCAGGGTGTACAAAAAGTGCTCTAACAAAGGATGGTAATTGTAGAAGACATGGTGGTGGACCAAGATGTATAGAACCTGGTTGTACAAAAGCGGCACGTACTAAAATATGTAACAAATGTGCAATACATGGCGGCGGAAAGAAATGTAAAGAACCTGATTGTACAAATACTGTAGCAGGAAGGACTGATAAATGTAAATCACATGGCGGTGGAAGACGTTGTGTAGAAGCTGATTGTAAAAGAAGTGCTGTTGGAACAAGTAAAAAGTGTACTACACACGGTGGTGGAAAACGATGTGTGGAAGATGGATGTAAAAAAGGAGCTGCTGGAATTACCGACAAGTGTGCTAAACATGGTGGTGGAAAACGGTGTATAGAGCCTAATTGTACAAATGGTGCTGATAATAAGAGTACTAAATGTAGAAAACACGGCGGAGGTCCACGATGTCCGAATTGTATTACATGGATTGATTCACGCTCTGGCTCACATAGATATGATGGATATTGTGCTACATGTTTTAAACAAATATTTCCAGATGACGAACGAAGTAAATTAGTCCATATTCATACAAAAGAAATACGAGTTCGTAATAAAATTAATGAAACATTCAAAGGATTTGTTCATGATAAACCATTATATACTGGTGAATGCAATTGTACGCATAGACGACGCATTGACCACCGCAAGTTAATAAACAGTACTCTATTATGTGTTGAAACGGATGAATTTGCGCATTCCGGCTACGACCCTAAAGATGAAGAAGTGCGTTACGATGATCTATTCATGATACATAGTGGTAAATGGATATTCATTCGCTTCAATCCAGATGGAAAAGGAGTAGATATGGAAGATAAGTTGGACAAACTTATAGAAGTAATGAATCAATATGTTGGGCAAATAGAACGAGATGAAAATAAAGAACTTGTTGAAATTGTAAAGTTGTTTTATTAAATAAATTGTATATATTAGAAAGATGGCAAAAACCCGTCGCAATAATCGTAGTCGTAAGGTGCGTAAAGGAAAGGTACAAAGAGGCAGTGGATTTTTGACTAGCCAGCAATACTTCGATCCCGATGTACTTCCACCATCGTCCCTGTTGCCCCCGCTCTCTTCGGCACCCACCGGTGATGATATCCGCCCCGTTATGATTGCCACCGCTCCCTCGTCCGAGTTGATGGCTGGAGGTGCCCGGCGCCGTACTCGTCGTAGCCGCGGAGGATTCTCTCCCAGCGTCATGGGCTCGTTCCTCTCGAATGCTCAGGCGGCGATTGTACCCGCTGCGTTGTACCTCGTCTACAACCAGTTTGTGCCCAAGAACAAGACAGTATCAGCGAAGTTGAAGAAGGCGTTCAAGGGCGGTCGTCGTTCTCGCCGCCACCATTGAGACCGGGATAAACGACGGTCCCAAATAAACGACCGCAGGTCTGCGTTTAGAAGGGTGACTTTCCATCTAAACGCAGATAAACGAGTTTTATTCATACGATGGACGCCGAGTCAAAGAACGATTATGTCTTTCTTTGCCGAACTGTCAAAGCCTCTCCTGTCCGTACCCTGGTAGATGCCGTCAAGGATATCCTCACAGAGGTGAATTTGGAAGTGGATGCCGCCGGCATCAAGATTATGGCGATGGACGGCACCCACACCATTCTTGTCCATATGCGCCTCTACGCCGACCGCTTTGACGAGTTCTTCTGCTCCGAAAAGTGTATCCTCGGTATTGACTTCGTCAACTTCAACAAGATGGTGAAGCAGATTAAGAACGAGGATTCGCTTCTGCTCTTCATGGAAAAGTCTAACCGTTCCCGTCTCGGTATTCGTATTATGAACGGCGAGAAGCAAATGGTCACCACCAAGTACCTCAATCTCATGGAACTTGATGTCAAGCCCATTGAAATTCCTCCGGTACCATTCTCTTCCGTCATTACCATGCCCTCCCTTGACTTCCAGAACATCATTAAGGATTTCATTCAACTCGGTGATAAGATTGAGGTGAAGTCTGCCGAGAATGAACTCTCCTTCCGTCTTGAAGGCGGTGAATTCGGCTCGCAAGAAACCATCTGCCTCATGCCCAAGGCGCAGAAGGATATCGTCCAGGGTTATTTCCTACTCAAGCCGCTCGCTCTCTTCACCAAGTGTACCGCTATGTCCACCGATATCATCATCTACCTCAAGAACAACTACCCGATTATTATTGAGTACTCGGTGGCGGGACTCGGTGAGATTAAGCTCGCCCTTGCGCCGTACACACGCTCCGATCCCTCAGCATCGGCAAATACGCTTTCGCATTAAATTATAGTTTTTAATATAATATCATATACACTAATAGGAATGGGTGTATATGATATTGTGACCCCTGATAATCTAACAAAGGCACTAGATTGGCGAGGCGGGCGAAATTTTAGTGCGATTCTACGACCCAATGTACTGTTCTTTTGGACAGGGCACGGCGAGGACTCCGATGATGGAATTACTATCGATTTAGCCGGTCAGTTTGTCAAACAACTTGATGAAGATGGTTGGTTGCTACAGCCGTCCAATATAGAAATACGAATTGAGTTTGAAAGCGTAAAACTGAAGTTTCCAGGTGCGAGTATAACTCAGGCAATTAAGGTAGACGAGGGGGAAGGGGAGGACGAAGCCGATGCGAAACTTGATGAACTGCGGTCGTATTTTAAGACTATGCTTATCAAACAGGTTGGGCGTTCCGCGGGTTTAGTTGGTCGCCTTGAAATGCCTATGGAGTTGAACCGTGCGCCTGGAAATAATAAATCGCGGACTCTACGCCGTAATATACCTTACGAAGCCCAAGGGATCATCTCTAGTTTTCTGACCGGTCAAAAGGGGTCTATCGGTTCGCAGACGAACAAACTACAACAGAACCTAGGTGTGTCATTGGCGCCGAGACCTAGAAAAAATACTCGTCGCCGCCGTCGTTGCATATAAGTCATTCTTTTATTCACAGAGACTGTAGATAGTGACTACAGTATTTCAGATACATCCGAAACTGAGTGGTATAGTCTACATCTAAGGAAATATCTTCCCAATATGTCGCATTGACTGTCGTCCAATCTCCATAGCGGGATACATCCATATCGTATTTAGAGAGTTCATCAATCATAAGTCCCTTCGCCGCTATAAATGCGGATTCATCTTCAATGCTCTTCAAGCCAGAATATTCAATAGAGAATAGTCTATCGGTCGGTACATTGCGAACCGTTGCCCCGTGGTTGACGAAAAGACGAATTAAATCACCTACAACTCCGATTTCTACTGCGTCTTTTAGATAACGTGGTCCATCTACGCACGCATATATAAATGTATCCAACCCTTCTTGCGGATTGTATCCCTTCGCAAGCAGTGCTTCTACAATGAGCGTATCCGCTTTCTTAAGTTTAGATATTAGATTCGCATACTCTGGAAAGTCTATATTATAATCTGCACTTACCAGACTTAAGGAGAACGCCTTTCCGTACGACGCCCACGTAGGAAATAGTGTACAAATATCGTCCATGCTTTGAATGTGAACAGTTATAGCCGAACGAGATTATTTCAATTTTTAAGACCGTTGAAAAAAATTGAGGGGTCTATCGATTTATGAGTGAATGTTGCCTCCCTCCTTCGTCCAAATCCCTTCTCTAAATCCTCTTACTTTCTTATAAAGGCATCATGTCTGCCTCTGCTGATACACTTACCTTCCCTTCTGGCTCGTGGACTCTCCATTTCCACGATCCAGAAGATACAACCTGGAGCCCCGAATCTTATAAGAAGATCGGCACCTTCTCCAACTACTCCGAGTTGTGGGGTACCCTTAAACAGATTGGCGACGAGCGCTTCCTATCCGGTATGTTCTTCTTGATGAAGGACCCTTATCTGCCGCTGTGGGAGCATCGCACCAACATCCACGGCGGTTCTTACTGTATCAAGGTTCCCGAGGCAAACGCCATTGAGACCTTTCAACGATACGCTGCTGCCGCCATCCTAGAAGTCGTCGCATCCGATACAAAGAATACTATTATCGGTGTCACCATCAGCCCCAAGAAGGGCTTTCATATCCTCAAGCTGTGGAATCTCAGCTCTAAGACCTATAACAAGCCCACTGAAGTCAATTGCTACGGTGAGGGAATGAAGAGTGCGGATATTCTCTATCGCCCCCACGTGGACCAGAAGATGTAAGGTCGGCTGGTATTCAAACAAAAATATAAAAATGCGCGTGCTGAACGCGTCTTTTTGTGTTTTTGTGTTTTTTACATAATAGTCTATTTAACAATCACCTTAACTGATTAATCGAATTAGGGGTCGCCTTTTTCCCGTTCTTGATCTCCACCGTCGTATGTATAGTTCCTTCGACATGGAAGTCTGGAAACAGATTGGCACTCTTCGGCAAAGCATTCTTATTGGCTTTATTATAGCCTGAGATCGTGAAATTCGAAACGATGTAATACGTCATCTTTGTTGGATATGCTTTGATATCTTTTAGAAATCGGGCTACGAAGAGATTGAGGTCATTCGTCATCTTGTTGCTGTTGTTGTAAATCTATCCGCTGGTTATGCCAATCATCGGATAGATTTAGGGGGTTCAATTTTTTTAGATGATAAAAATGTGCGTGCTGAAACACGTCTTTTTATATTTTTTTTACTAAACAGTCACCGTAATTTCGTAATCAAACCAAGGGTCACCATTTTCATGTGGTCTACCGAAACCCTGATACGTATAGCACCCTTCAACCAGGAAGTCAGGAAACAGATTGCGAATTTTGACGACTGCAACTTCGTTGGCGTCCATAATGGTTACCGTACGGAAATCGCTAATAGTATAAGAATATGTACCCTTGTTTGGATCTGCTGTCATATCTTTTAGAATATTCGTATAGACAAGGTTTGCAATAGATGCGGACCGTGCCATCATCCACTGCTCTTCCTTTTCCTTCTTTTCCTGTTTGAGACGAAGCATCATTAGATCACTGCGCTTGAAAGGCTTGAGTTCGGTCGTCATCTGGTGGTTATGCTCAATCGTCGGACAGATTTAGGCGCAATCAATTTTTACAACGGATATGTTATTCAATAGTTTGCGTATCGTAATCCCCTTCGGCGTTAATCGTCGCCACGGTATACGAGAGAGGCGTGTATCGGCTGGAGACAAGGGACCACAGCGTGACCAGTTGCTTGAGCGGAAGGCTCTCGGGGACCGGATTGGCACGGAGTTCTCCCACCCACTCCGATAGGTCAATGTCTTCCGCGGTAGGCTGCTTGATAACCAGTGATAGATAGGGCACGGCGGGCTTAAAACGCCCCTCAGGATATGTCTGGATAGCGGTAGTCATATGATTTGTGCTTACGTCAAATAGGAAAGCGTTATCTAGAATGTCTACCGGTAGCTTAATCGTCGCCGGTAGGACGCGTCCATCGGCGAGTAGATAGTAATTCTGGGGCTCGGGTCCTAGCCAAGTACGAAGCACGGATGCTGCGTTTTGTACTTGCTGATGTACGAAGTCATATGCCCGATTCACTATAGATGCGTAAATCATAACATATTTCGCCATTGTTTATGTATAAATATTTGGGGTTTGTTTAGACCTAATTACGGCGGGTCTTACGGTTGTTATTATTATTGCGGCGGGTCTTCTTGCGCTTGCCGCCGACCACAGCGTTCTTGGGCGCATTGACGGCGTTCATTGCGGCGTTCTTGGGCGCATTGACGGCGTTCATTGCGGCGTTTTTGGACGCATTCATCTTAGGCACATTCACAGACATCGCTGACATATTTACCTGCTGTGTGGCGGATGCGTTAGGCTTGGATGGTCCTGCTCCCATGATTTCTATTTTAGGCGTAGGAATTAACAGCCGGAATCCTGGCAAGAATCGCAGTCGTTACAACCGCTTCCAGCTCCACCTCCGCGACCATACGTATGCGTCACCTGAAGGAGCGTCTGGTCAAATACAATGAGAGCAACCAGAAAAATCACAAAAATAACAGGAACGGCGAGCACCATATACGCAAGGAGTTCCATACCCGAAGAGCAGAGGAGCCATAACGCACCTGTTCCAATAACTCCTACAATCACGTTCTTGACCGCCTCGCCCCATACACCGCGCCATAAATTAAAAAGCACTACTCCCGCCATCACAATAGGAAAAGCTTTTGCCGGAAGACACGCTCCAGCCCATAGATTCTTAACGTTAAGATTAGTACTCATTCCTACATTAGCACTATTTTTCCATTTTCTAGCTTTCCAACCTGAGCGCCATGATTAGTATCATTAATATACTGATAGACCCGCTTGGATTCCATAGATACAAAATACTTCGCCTTCTTATACGTCTTAATGTAGAGATCCTTATCTTGGTCATCATCGTCATCATCGTCGTCGTCGTCCTCATCACTCTTATCAAGATTGAGACTGAGACTTCCCATCTCCTTTGAGATTGCCTCTTCACCCTCCGCTTCCGCATCGGCAATCGCCTCTTCAATATTTATCTCTTCGTCAAGATTTGCTCCAATCATATCCTTTGCCAGCATTGTATCGTCCTTCACTTCATGAATGAGTTCATTCTCTTCACCATCTAGCCGTTCGTCTTCCTGAATTTCGGTGGTCGGTGGAATATGTCTGAGTGTAATATTCTTCACCGTGTCGTCCTTTACAACGATAACCGGTTCACTAATAATCTCAACGTGTGGAGGAATATGAATTGTCTGCTGCTGCTTACGTTCTAGCACATCCTGAAGATGGTTGAGGAACGAATCAAATTCACCTGAGGTATCTTGGTGCTGGTATGAAAGTTGAGTCAACTTATATACCTGGCTTACAATCTCCTTATACGCTTCTAGGATTGACATTTCTTTTGCTTATTGGGTGTGATTATGCTCTAAATGGCTTTCAATTTTTGAACACTTAGGCTGAGCCGACTTGCTGAATCTGCATAGCCCATTCAACCGTTGCTTCCTTCGACTTGACCGGCTTGGAGCGTCTGAGACGGAGTCCCTGCGCACCAGGTGCGTTGTACTTATGCTGAATATCATTGCGAATAAACACATTCTTGAGATTCTGGTCATAGAAGTCAATGGGCTTCGTGTCCATTGTCTGAATAATACTGACCATTGGTGGAGTGAGGACATCTACCCGTAGTTTCTTCTCGTGGAGAACCGCACGGTATTCCGAAATATCCATGCTGCCGCCGAACATACGCAGTACCTCACGTGGCGGTGCCGGTCGGATGCCGCTTGGTGACCCTGGTGGCAACTCGGCATCATCGGCATACAGGCTGTTAAGTAGTGCGTAGCGCTCCCACTGAACGTGGCTGTCAATACGCTCCTTGAACAGATACGATGTGGCACATTCTGCCGAGCAGAAATTGCCATACATGTACCAAATCTCGTCTAGAATATGGCTGGGAATGGCGAAGGGCGCAGTATGAAAATAGTGGCAGCACCAAAAGCAGGAGATATCGGTCTTTTCAGGAAGTTTCTGATAACGGTTGGAATCCTGGAACATCACCATGAGTTTCTCGGCGTAATTGCTTGGTAACTTACACTTCGCTTCTCCTGGGGTCGTGACGGTCGTTGCCGGTTTCTGTTCCTGCTTACGGTCGCTTGTTACACCTGAGCCTTCCATGCCTTCTAAGAAACTCATTTCATTGTTGGCTTGTTCATAAGGAAGCGGTACATCTGGCATAACCGGATCGTACTTGAGTTCGTTCGTAGCGTCAAAGTTAAGCGATGCTGTGCTCACAGGTAGATGCGCAATGAGCGGACGCTGCTCAGGCAGGAACGACCCCATTACCCCTTGGGGCGAGACGATGGCAACCACCGGCGGGGTCTTCTTACTGCTTGCGCGAGGCTTCTTTTCCTTGACGGGTTTGGGCTTGTCGCTCATTTTGCTTGGTTTTTCCTATGTGTGCGAGGGTTTAGACCCGGTGCGTTTATTTCTTGGGGGATATTAGAAGGAATGTCAAGAAGAGGACGTGGTAAATTTGAACCTGCTCCTCTTTCGGAAAAAAATATTGCGGTAAGTGCTCTTAAAGACCAGATTAAAAGTGAAGCAGAAAAAGAAGCAGAAAAACAAAAGTTTGATAAAATGATTATATCATCCTGGTTAAACACAAAATCTAGTCGTGGCGATTGCGATGGTCTTTTTCCTGAAGGTAATATGATGACTCCTGGTGGTATTTTACCTGAAAAATTAGAGGAAGGATTTAATCTATTAAAAGAAAATTACCCTCATTTTGATGTTAACCCTAAAGATAACATCTTTGTAATTTTAAAAGGTAAACTTGAAGGACGAAAAACACAGGTTTATGGATATATAGGACCGGCAATAGCAGGTAAAAGTTGGTGCGGAGCTTTACTTGATACAGAAAAAGAATTACAATTAAAAGAAAAATTTAGATTTATTGAAAATTATATTAAAGAGAACCAACCTCGTGTTCAGAGATTAATTAATGAAATAAACAGCAAGACTGAAATGGCTGGATTGCGCAAATTAGTTGGAAATAATTCAAATGCCAATCTTTTAAAATTTAACCGTGAAGAGGAACTCAAGGGACTCTTCAATGTGCCGTCTAATAAGACACGGACCCGTAGACGTAAGAATCGCAAGACCCTACGCAAACGCCGTTAGCCTACTTCGCCAGCAAATACCGTCCATACGGAAATACTTGCCGTATAGCGATTCGCTCAATCTCTGATAAATCTTTGTACGCTTAAACCCATTCGGGTCGCTGTTGCACTAGATGCCTCTTGTTGGGATCCTGTAGATTCTAACAAAAGGTATGATAGGTTAGTTGCGGTAATGGTGCCGCTACAAATTTAATATACCATAGATAGGAATGAGTAGTTCTTGTAATACTACCGAATATCGCAAATGTTTAGCGTTAGTAGGCTCCGCTTGTACAACAACCGGTCCAGCAGGACCCGCCGGACCCCAAGGACCCTACGCACCACGAGGAAACACTGCCGTAGTTGACGCCGTCTACGGAAATGACTCAACTGCAAGCATTGGCGGGTCTCCATTTCTTACAGTTGCAGCCGCTGTTGCGGCTGTATCGTCCGGTCAAACCGTTTGGATACTTTCTGGCACCTATACTCTTGCTAGCGGACTGGTGCTACCCAACGGTATCTCGCTCCGTGGAATGTCCCTCCAGACCTGTATTATTCAAATGAATGTTACGAGCAGTACAACACTTTTAACTATGGGTGAGCAGTGTCGTGTAGAGGATTTAACCCTAAATCTTACCTGTACCGGCTCAACCGCCGGTGTAGTTCTCAAAGGCATTGTATTTGGCGGAACCTCGTCGCAAACATCTAAACTACGTGTCTGTGTCGTCAATGTGAATAATGCATCAATGAGCAAAACTCTTACAAATACAGTTACTGGTGTTGAATTTTCTGGAACAGGAGCACTAATCGCCTCTGTATTTTCGTTTAACAGTATAAAAGGTAGTACGATTAATGTATATTCTAACGGTGCCGGAAATAAGCGTGGACTCCTTGTATCCAATTCAAATCAAGTGAGTACACGAGATACCAATGTTTATGTAGCCCAACCTCCCGATACAGACTCAACCGGTTCATATGTAGGAGTTGAAACAAACGATTCAGGAAACACAGGTTCCATTCAACTTCGTTCCACAACATCTGGAGTAGTTTACCCAACCGCTACACAATCTTACACCGCATCGGATATCCTACAGAGCACACCTCCTACGATTCTAGACCCAACATATTTAGCGTCCGCAGGAATTCAGGTCGGTCCAGGTACCGATCTCGTCACCAAATCTGCCGGAGGAAAAGGATTTAGTACATATGTGTATCCTATAACTGTTTATTACGGACTCAAAGGAAGTCTTTCAAGTGCCGGCTCAGGTTATCTCTGGCCTGGAACCCAGTCCGTAAGCGCAGGCTCATTCCCTGATCCTGGTCTCCCCGCCGCCTTTTACCGTGCCCAACAGCCTTCACTCATTTCAGGTTTCTCTGCCTCATTAAATATTGCTCCAGGTTCTAGCAATACGGTTGTAATAGGAGTCTATTATTTACCCGCTCTTAATGTTGATACTACTGCCGCTGTTTATACAGGATACATAACCAATCTGACTCTTACAGTTAGTAGTGGTCCTTCATTTGGTGCGATTGCCGTAGGACAGTCCGTATCAGGACCTGGTATTGCATTAAATACTTATATTGTCTCTGGCAGTGGCTCCACTTGGACAATTGGACCTCCAGTAAATCAAAATGTCGGCTCTTCAGGCTCACCTATTAATATATCAAACGGCTCACCCAGTGCTGTTTTTACAGGAAGTATCTCCGCTACAACCTTAACCGTATCATCCGTCACTTCTGGTACAGTATCAATTGGACAATACATAGCCGGCACCGGTGTAACCTCTGGAACCACCATTACCGCACAAACCGGTACAAATACTTGGACAGTAAACAATAGTCAAACTGTGGGTGCCGGTACTACCTTTTATTCAACCGGACTTATATCAACCCCATTTACGGTCACATTTGGTTCAACCGATACTCAAAAAAGTTTTTATAATGCGTCACAAAGACTCAATACAGGTGATAGAATTTCCTTATTTATATCGTATCCATCAGGAAGTCCAGGTAACGCTCACGATCTTTCTTCACAACTAGATTTATTCTAAGATTATTTCGCCAGCAAATAACGACCATACGGAAAAACCTGTCGTATCGCAATCCGTTCAATCTCACTCAACTCTCCAAACTGTTTCATGAGTATATCAACAATCGCCTGATTCTTTTTCAAGCAGGCGTGAATATACACCTTCTTAAAAATATAGTCCCATACCCCTTCATAGTCGTCCTGTATTTCTAACAAAAAGTCAGTGAATGCTTGTGGGTCCTTGTTATTTATAAATTTCTTAAACGTATAAATAACATCTTCTACTGACATTTCAGCCATATACTTACTCTATTTAATAACTTCGCCTTTAATAAGGGGACGCAATGAGCGGACGTTTATCACGTTTATCCACTTGTATACGGCGAGTGGCAAATACGGCCCGGTTGCCTCGTACTGCTATGATTGACGCCCCTCGCTTTTCTACCGATTCGCTTAGTGCGGAAATGAGTGAGAAATACTCAGCGCTCGTTCGTCGCATTCGCAACTTGGACGGCGTGGATGTACAAAAATACGGTCGCAAATTCAAACATTTCATCTTCACCGATTTACGTGAATCGGCGTACGGAGGCAAAGCGATTGCCGCCTATCTGGCCGGTGGTGGGTTTGAATTCGCTCTCGGGCCCAAGGGTCTCAAGGGGGCTGGGGGTAAGGGGGACCGTTTCGCTATTCTCCAATCCCAGCCTCTGTACGGTAAACCGATGACCGTTGGATTGAAACGAGCGATACTTGATACGTACAATAAGCGACCCGAAAACGTCCACGGCGATTTATTACGAATCTTGGTGCTGGATTCCAAATACAAAGAGGGTATTGACCTTTTTGATGTCAAATATTGCCATATTATGGAGGAGCCCCTTGCCGAAAGTGATATGAAACAAGCCATCGGTCGTGCCACTCGTTTCTGCGGTCAAAAAGGGCTCCCCTTCGTTGAAGGGGTCGGTTGGACTCTCAACGTTTTCGTTTATCGTACAGTGGTTCCAGGCGTCCAACCATTTATAACGGACAGTCACCAAAGTATTGACGCCCATTCGCTCGTTATGAAACATTCAGGTCTTGATTTGAGCCTGTTGGTTCTAACAAAAGAGATTACTGATTTGGCGATTCGTGCGGCGGTTGACCGTTCTCTCACGCGCGAAATCAATCCCCAACGGCACCATTCGTCCCAGGCGGGCGGCGCCACGTTTGCGGAAGAGTTCGGTAAGTACGCTTGGCCGGTCCAAACATTGCGCAATGCGTGCGATTTAGGGGTTGTGGCGCCAGGAACGGCGGTTCGGTTCACACCCACCCAACAGTTTGTACGACATTTCCTGGTTCCCGAAAATCCTCGCAAAGGCCTGCTCGCTTGGCATTCGGTCGGTACCGGCAAGACCTGTACCGCTGTGGCAACTGCGTCCGGCGCATTTCTATCGGCCGGCTATAGAATATTATGGGTCACCCGTAACTCCTTAATGTCCGACGTTTGGAAGAATGTTCACGACTCCGTCTGCTACATGCCATTTCGTCGCCTTGGTGTTGACAACCGTAGTCGTGGTGATGTATCACCATTATTTATGAAACCGATAAGTTATAAAATGTTCCAGAATGCTCTTGAAAAGAAGAACGACCTCGGCAGAGCGTTGTATCGTGCTAACGGTACCGATATGTTAAAACGTACATTCTTGATTGTTGACGAAGTCCACAAACTCCACGACGGCGATTTGCTCACCACCGAAAAAGCGGATTTCTCTGTCATCCAACAGTATATTTGGAACAGTTACCGTGTTAGTGGTGTGGACTCAGTTAGAGTGTTGTTGATGACCGCAACGCCCATCGGTGATACACCCGCTTCCTTATTTGACATTCTTAATACACTGATTCCTACTGCGGATGCGCGGCTTATGGGTTTGGATAGATTCCGTCGTCAGTATGTGGATTTGACCGGTCATGTATCGGCCGAAGGTGCTTCTTATTTTATGTCACGAGCCACTGGTCTCATCAGTTACTTGAATCGTGAGCGTGATCCAACCACTTTCGCCATCCCTACAATTCGTACAATCACAGTTGGCCTCGGTGATGTAGAGTCTCCAGATGTACGTGCTGTTGCTCGCCGATGTCTTCCAGTCATCAAGGCGGCTCCTGGAAAAACGAAGAAAAAGGCACGACGAGGCTGTTATTTAGCGACCAAGGGTGAATATACTCGTAAATACAAAGAGACCCAGAGAAGCCAACTCGCCGCCTGTTTCGGTGCTAAGAACACTGTGTCACCTTTCCCAACTTACAACGACTTTATCGGTGAATTGGAGGGACTTGGAGAAACGGCGTCCGCGAATTCTAACAATACAACTGGTGCCATTGTTAATAAATAGGGTCTAAAGTTCGCGGACTCTTGAAGTTCTAAGATGGCGACTAGCAACACCGCTGTATGGACTGAAAAATATCGTCCCACTCGGCTTGCCGACATCAAAGGACATCGGCGTATCAAACAACTCTTTGAACGGGCGATTCAAAAACATTTTATCGGTTTTCCCCCAACAATTCTATACGGACCACCAGGCACCGGCAAGACCTCTATAGCACTCGCTCTCGCACAAGAGGCGTATCCAGATATCTCTCCCACCATTTCGACTCTGTATCTCAATGCGTCCGATGAGCGCTCCATTGAGGTGATTCGCGACCGTATTCTCCAATTTACCCAAACAAATTGGCCAGGTGTGACCCGTAAATTCGTCATCTTTGACGAAGTGGAGACAATGACTGAGCCCGCACAAGCGTCTCTTCGTGCGCTTTTGGACGATGTGGACCGTGAGGGACACCGAAATGCGCCCATGTTTCTTTTTCTATGTAATTCGCTCTATCGTATTCACGCAACCCTGCGGTCCCGTTGCGTTGCCCTGTTCTGCGGACACGTGCCCATCGTTCACGTTCGTGACACCTTGACATCCATACAAGCGAGTGAAGAGATTCCGCCCGAAAAGATTCGTATTCCGTCCGATTTAACGTTTATGATTCAGCGTGGCGATTTACGCTCGTTCGTTGCCGCCATCCAATTTGAAAAGGAACTCAATCCATGGGATGCGTGGTTCTCCCGTCTGGAATCAGCGGGTCGTGGTCGGTCAATTTACGTATGGGAGGACGGACTTGGACGAACGCCGTTTTGTATTCTTATTCGCCACGTATTCCTGTGGCTAGATTCCAAAGGATTCTTTGAACGAACCGAAATGGACGCATTCGTTCAAAAATGTCTTGAGGTCCAAGATGCCCCAATAAGTACAATTTTAGAAAGTATTCCACCCGCATGGGAAAAACTCTATTTTCCTAATCCTTGAGCTCACCTTTGGATTTTAGATAACAAATAATAACCGATGGAACGAAAAGTGCTACATCGCAGGCGATAATAAGAGGAAATCCGATAATTGCGGCTTGAATATGACTCCAAGGATAATCTCTGGCATCCGCTGTTAAAAACAGAATTATTGCCCACGTGAATGACCCGCCAAGTGGCACACCATATTTACATACACTTATTGATGTTTCAATTGCTATAGGCACAAGTTCCGGTATCATACTATATCTATTATCCATGATAGTATATATATAATGATTTTGTGGTGTTTAGACTGGACCGGCGAGTTTGAAGAAAATTGACCAAGGGTCCCCCCTTGCCTCCCGAATCACACACCTTGTAGATAGAATGAGTACGAAAACATCTACTACAAAGCCCGCCTCCGCCAAGGCAAAGACCAGTGCCGACCAGTATAAGAAGCATACGCATCGTGAACACATCCTTGAACTTCCTGATACTTACATCGGCTCCGTTGATACTGCCTTAGAAAACCGATGGGTTATCAATCAGGAAAAGGGCGTGATGGAATGGCGCTCCGTCCGTTTCTGCCCTGGCTTCCTCAAAATCTTTGATGAAATCCTCGTCAACGCCCTTGACCACCGTGTTCGTCAAGAAAGTCGGCTCAAGGCGGGCACTGAATGCTTTCCTGTCAAGCACATTGACGTTTCCTACACATCTAACAAAATTACTGTACGAAATGATGGCGACGGCATTCCCGTAGATAAGCATGGCGAAACCGGCGTCTGGGCACCTGAACTCATCTTTGGTCATCTGCTCACCTCCTCCAACTACGACAAGGAGGAAGAGAAGACGGTCGGTGGTAAGAACGGCTACGGCGCTAAACTCACCAACATCTTCAGCCGAGAATTTACGATTGATACCGTGGACCACCGTGCGAAGAAGCGCTATACGCAGACCTGGACCTCTAACATGTCGGTTGTAGGTACGCCGGTGATTAAGGCGTCGTCCATCAAACCGATGATGGAAATCTCCTTTACGCCCGACCTGTCACGGTTCTCGTGGGGATTGGATGGTGGTAAGGTGCCGACTGAGATTCCCGTCGATATGCTCGCCCTCATCGCCACTCGTGTGATGGACGCTGCCGCAATGGCTGGTAAGGACTGCCGTGTGACGTTGAATGGAAAAGTAGTTTCGTCCAATACCTTTCCTAAATACATTGACCTGTATGTCAACAAGTCGGGTAGTGGTGGCTCTGGTTCTGATAACGCCTCTGTCGCAGCGAGCGAAGACTCGTCCGTGAGCGGCGGTGCCGCTGTTGGTGGAAAGCGGGTCGCCTACGAAGTCGCCGGTGAGCGCTGGGAAATCGGCGCCGTCCTCACGCGCGATTTACATACCGTAGATGCTCCACCAGATGAACGTCATCTTTCGTTCGTTAACGGTATCGCCACCCGCCGTGGTGGCAAGCATCTTGACTACGTGTCCAAGATGGTGCTCACCGCGTTCTGTGAGCATGCGAAGAAGAAGGCGAAGTTGGATATCACACCCGCTTTGCTCAAGGATTCCGTGGTCTGGTTCGTCAATTCCACCATTGTCAATCCTTCGTTTGATACCCAGACGAAGGAGACGTTGACGACACCCGCTGCCAAGTTCGGCTCGCTACCCGTAATGTCTGCGAAGTTCGTGGACAAACTCGTAAAGATTGGACTGCTCGCCGAAGCCCAAGCACTCTTTGAAGCGAAGAATACCGCCGCCGCCAAGCGTACCGATGGTAAGAAGAAGTCCACGGTTCGTGGTATTCCTAAGCTGGAAGATGCGATTTGGGCGGGCACCGCGAAGTCCGCCGATTGTACTCTCATCCTGACCGAGGGAGATTCAGCCGCCACAACGGCGATTTCGGGTCTGAAGGTGGTCGGTCGTGAGCGCTACGGCGTCTTTCCGCTCAAGGGTAAAATTATGAACGTCAAGGATATTTCTGTCGTCAAGAAGACGGCAAATGTAGAACTTACGCACATCAAGCATATTCTCGGTCTGGAAACCGGCAAGGTCTACACGGATCTCAAACAATTACGGTATGGTCGTGTGATGATTATGACGGATCAGGATGTGGACGGCTCGCATATCAAGGGTCTGCTCATGAATCTGTTTCACACCGACTGGCCGTCGCTCCTACGGCTCGGATTCCTCTGCTGCCTGATGACTCCGCTGTTGAAGGCAACCAAGAGCAAGACTACGCTCTGCTTCTATTCCGAATCGGAGTATGAGGCTTGGCGCAATGGGTTGACTGGGGCGGACGCAGGCGGTCGTGGCTGGAAGACGAAGTATTACAAAGGTCTCGGTACCTCTACGGCGCTGGAAGCCCGTGAGTACTTCGCCAATATGAATACGGTTGAGTATACGTGGGACGGGGAGGCGGATGCGACGATTGACCTCGCATTCAATAAGAAGCGTGCCGATGACCGCAAGGTCTGGCTCGGCTCCTTTGACCGCAAACGGCATCTGGAAGTCGGTGCCGGTGGCGGGAAGGTCGGTTATTCCCGCTTTGTCCACGACGAGCTCATTCATTTCAGCTCTGCCGACAATGTCCGCTCTCTACCGCACGTCATGGACGGACTCAAGCCATCCCAACGTAAAATCTTCTGGTCGGCACTCAAGCGTAACCTGACATCGGAGTTGCGTGTGGCACAACTTGCCGGTTATGTCTCGGAGACGGCGGCGTACCACCATGGTGAAGCATCCCTGACCGGTGCGATTATCGGAATGGCACAGAACTACGTCGGCTCCAATAACATCAATCTACTGACCCCCAACGGGCAGTTCGGAACCCGTCTCATGGGCGGCTCCGATTCCGCTTCGCCCCGTTATATCCACACGCACCTGGAAACGATTGCTCGGATGTTAGTACGAAAGGAAGACGACGCCATTCTTCGCTATCTGGATGACGATGGTCTTCCTGTTGAGCCCGAAACGTACCTACCGGTCATTCCCCTGCTTCTCGTCAACGGTTGTATCGGCATTGGCACCGGCTTCTCTACCAATGTGATTCCATACAATCCTGCGGATTTGGTGTCCGCACTCGAGATGCGCCTAGCAGGAACGATTGGGGACCTGACAACGCATTCGTTGAAGCCCTGGTGGTTCGGGTTCAAGGGCAAGGTTCTTGCCGGTGCGGATAATAAGACCTGGATTACAAAGGGTATCTACGAATTTGTCGACGACGATGCGGCTACGATTCGCATCAAGGAGCTCCCTGTTGGCTGCTGGACCAAGGATTACAAGAACTTCCTTGACGAAATGCTTGCCGAGCAGGAAGAGCTCAAATCTGCGAGCAAGAAGGACGGCTCCAAAGCTATGGTATGGCTCCGCGGATACGAGGAGGCATACAACGATATTGACTGTGACTTTATCCTTCAAATGGACCCTGAGTACTACCACGAAGCGCGTGCGTATCCTGCCGACTTTGAGACCCGTTTCAAGCTCACGACTCAGCATAAGACGACAAACATGGTTGCCTTTGACGTTGACGGTACGATTCGCCGCTTTGCGTCTCCTGGCGAAATTATGGAACGCTTCTACGGCGAACGCTTGTCCGCGTACGGTAAGCGTAAGGCACACGAACTTGGTCGTCTAGAAACCGAAATCACCGAATTGTCGGCTCGTCTACTCTTCATCAAATCGGTCATCAGCGGCAAGTTAGTGATTTCAAATGTGGAAGACTCGGTGCTTTATGCGGCTATGAAGGGGCTCGGGCTTCCGCCTATCTCCGACCCTGAAGGTAAGGACCTCAAGGCGTACGAGTATCTCCTACGTCTTCGGGTAGACCGTCTCAAGGCGACAGCCGTCGCAGAACTTGAGCGGGAAGTTGCCGACCACCAAGAGAAGCACCGTGCTCTGACGGGAACGTCCCAAGAGATGCTCTGGCTCTCGGACCTACGTACATTCCGCTCTGCGTACGAGGTCTATGTCAAGGCGCGCGAGGACTCCTACGCATCCGCTGCTGCTACGGCTACGGCGGAAAAGGTACCTAAGAAGCGTGCTGCGCCTAAAAAAAAGGCTTGAACGGCAACGAACGGGTGCCGGCACTGCTCTGATTGACAGGTAACTTAATCGGGTCAGGTAGTGTATTAATATCATTCAAGTAGTACTTATACATTCCGAGTTCTGCGAGTATTTTTGGTACAGTCCAGGCAGTCACACGCGCGTTCAGTTCCGCGATTTGCTCCGGAATTTCGTACGATAAATTTCGGCTGTACCAAAGAAAGATGGCGCGCATAACCATAAATAAATCATCTGTACTTACTGGATCAATAATATCACCAGACTTATCAAATACTGTTTTACGAATAGAATTCTGAACAATCTGGAAATTTCCCTCAGAAAAGAAGGCTTGATTCAGGGGTGTCTGCTCAAAATTACCTCGGATTCCGTCTTGTCCGGCAGTGGACGGAGGGGCTTTTGTATATTGGAAACCGGGCAGGTTCATTACATCTTTATCCATAGGTGCGTTGAGGGATACTCTTCCTGGACTTTGTTCATCAAGTGTGCTCATGGTTGCTCCTTGTCCTTGTCTTAGAATATTTTTTTCTTTTTACAGGATATAAACAAATGACTTCCGTTAACCATGAATGGAGACAGATCCCTGCGAACAAGCTCTACATCAACTTAGTTCCTATGCAGTCCACCATTGTTGACTCCAACAACAACCCTGTCCCCTGGGTCGTTGCGTCTGTAGCTGGCAGTCTCTCTACGGTAGGTGCGGCTGTTCTCCGTGACATGGGTCGCAATGTCTACATCCCTGACCCCAATCTCGCCTCTGCGGTCGGCGCCCAGTCCACCGTTCTCCGCCGCGTTCAGTTCGTCCCCACGGGCACCAACGGCTACTACGGTACAGGCGACAACGGTGCTGCTGGCGCCGGCTCAGAGAGCGACTACCTCTGCGGCTATGTCCGTCTCGGTGCCCAGACCTACGCCGGTGGTACAGGTGTCCCCTCTGGTGTTGCCCGCCTCAACTAAACGGTTGCTTAATATTCTAGCGTTTAATTTCTATACATTTATTTCTTAAATAAGTGTAAAGACAAATGTCAAACAAACACAATGCTTATATACGTACAAATCGTCTTTACATTAATAATGGTCCAATTCACTCATCCATCGTAGATTCCAACAATCTTCCGGTGCCATGGGTAGCCGATTCAACCATCACCTCTCTTCTATCTCGTCCAGGCAGGGCAGTTCTAAGAGATATGGGTTCATATATTTCTGACCCTGACACCGACCATCCTTATTCCACTATTTTGCGTAAAATTCGGCTTATTACAGGTGGTGTATCGCATGGGCATCATAGCACAAATGTCAGCTCTTACACCGGCTATATTCGTATGGGCAATCAGCCTAGTACCATGATGAGTTTTTTCCCAAGCACGATTTCTCGTCTTATGTAATTATTTTCTTTTATAAATATATAAAGACATGACATCTCAGGTACGTCAGTGGGCTCAGATTCCGGCAAATTCTCTTTACATCAATATTACCTCGGTTACTTCTACTATCGTTGACTCCAACAACAATTTGGTCCCCTGGCTCGTAGCCGGCAATGCCACGACGAACTATGCTCTCCTCGGTCTAGCCTCTACCCCTGGCGCCTTAGTCCTCCGAGATATGGGAAAGAACCATCGCCGCCCAAACGCAAATGCCCCAACGTCCGTCGGTTCACAGTCTACTATCTACCGTCGCGTTCAGGTTGTTACCAGCGGTGGTGTTGGCGGTTACTACGGCACGGGTGATAATGCTGCGTCCGGTGCGGGTACAGGCACAGACTACTACTGCGGTTACATCTCTCTCGGCGCCCAGACCTACGCTGGTGGCAACGGTGTGCCCACCGGTGTTGCTCGGCTCAACTAAATATTTAACTTTTTTTTATATTTTTTTTCTTAACAAAAGATATAAAACCATGACCTCTGTCTTAGCCAGCTATGCACAGATTCCTGCGAATAAACTCTACATCAACGTCACCTCCCTTACCTCTACAATTGTTGACTCCAACAATAATGTGGTCCCCTGGCTACAGGCAGCTGTAACAGGCGCAAACTACAATATCCTCGGTGCTGCCTCCACCCCTGGCACCTTAGTCCTCCGAGACATGGGTCGCAATGTCTACCGCCCTGACCCCAATCTCGCCACTGCGGTCGGCTCCCAGTCTACCGTTCTCCGCCGCGTTCAGGTTGTCACAAGCGGCACCATGGGTGGCTACTACAGCACAGGTGATGGTCTCCCAGCCGGCACTGGCTCTGATACAGATTACTACTGCGGTTACATCTCCCTGGGCGCCCAGACCTACGCCGGCGGCAATGGTGTCCCCTCTGGTGTTGCTCGCCTGAACTAAACATTCCGGTATTTTTTTTCTCTCTACTTGATATAAACAAATGACTTCCATTGGACGCAACTGGAACCAGATCCAGCCTAATAAGTTATGGACAAATATTACATCTATTGCCTCGTCTATTGTTGATTCTAACAATAATCTTGTACCCTGGGCACTCGGCAGCGCAGCACTTGGCAATAACTACGCTCTAGGTCTCCTCTCCACCCCTGGCTCAGCCGTACTCCGTGATATGGGTCGCAACGTCTACATCCCTGACCCCAATCTCGCCACTGCGGTCGGCGCCCAGTCCACCGTTCTCCGCCGCGTTCAGCTTGTTACAACGGGCACCAACGGCTACTACGGTACAGGTGATGGTAATGGCTGCCTCGCGGGCTCCGACACGGACTTCTACTGCGGTTACATCCGTCTCGGTGGACAGACCTACGACGGTGGTACTGGCGTACCCACACCAGTTGCTCGCATCAACTAAACACAGTCTCTCCTTTTTTTACGACAATTGTCAGTTTGATAATTATCAAAAAAAACATAAAACTTTATTAGAAGTATGTCCGTTGTGAACACATCACAGGCAAAGAAATGGGATGCCACGATGAAGAGCCTACAGAGAAATGCTTATCTAATATCGGCGGTATTATTTACAATCGGACTCAGTTACTTTTTTTATACTTCCCTAAATCGCCCAGTCGCTGGTGTTCTATGGTTTATTGGCGGCGGCTTAATCTTCTTTTACTACTGGATTAAATGGTTTGTTACACAACCACTTCCGGACCCAGATTTTATGACAGGCACGAACGCCTGCCCCGACTATCTCTCGGTCATCCCTAACAACAGTGGTCTATACCAACCTACCAGCTCTACGCAGTATTTCTGTGTAGATTACGTCGGTGTCAGTCGCAACGGTGGACTCAGAAAGATGGATCCTACAAAGGCTTCTCAGCAAATTAGCGATCCATCCTATACATTCTCTGTAGACCCAACCGTTGACTTTGCGACGCCAGCTGGAAAGGCGGCGTTTGTGAAGCGCCTATTGAAGGCTGGTCTCTCTTTCAATTCAGTAGGCGATAATTCATTGCCTACACAGGGAACAAATTCTAATGGATCGCCAACATTTGGGCAGTAGGTAAAAACCGATAGTCTAGATAGAGATGTCAGCAACATCAAATATTGCTGCTAAACAATGGGCACGTACGGTGCGTGATATTCAAAAGAAGTCTTATTGGGTAATTGGTCTTCTTCTTCTTGGCTTCAGTGCTTATTTTTACTACACCGGTTTACATAAGCCGGTCGCCGGCGTACTATGGTTTATTGGCGGTTTCCTCATCTTTTACTACTATTGGATTAAGTGGTTTGTCTTGCCGATTCCGGCGGACCCCGATTTTGAAACCGGCTCTGGTGCCTGCCCCGACTATCTATCGGTTATCCCCAATAATAGCGGATTATACAGACCGACTACCTCTTCACAGTATTTTTGCGTAGATTTTGTTGGGGTCAGCCGTAATGGTGGACTCAGAAAGATGGATCCTAATCAGATTTCTACACAAATTAGTGACCCCGCTTATAGATTTTCGGTTGACCCTCTAATTGATTTTGCGACGCCAGCTGGAAAGGCGGCATTTGTACAGCGTCTAACAAAGGCTGGGCTCTCTTACAATTCGGTAGGTGATTCTTCAACGCCGATGATGAACACTTATTCTAGTGGTGCTCCTATGTTCAGCGGTCAGACAAGCACCGTTGTGCCACCCGTACCCGGTGGTTTAACGCCAATGAGCGGCACAACGGGTACAGTTCCTTCCATGAGTGGCGGTGCGGTACCTGGTGGTGCGGTGCCTGGTGGTTTATATTAGGTGCCTCGGCGTCTTCTGCGGCACCGGCTGGTGCTTTGACGCCAATGACGGGCAATCAACTGTTAGCAGATTTTAGCGAGTTAAAAACTTACGCAAAAGCGAATAATATACCTACGGGGGCGCAACAACCTACGGATGCACAAGCTCAACAACTGGTATCAGATTTAGTTGCGAAAGGTCTAGTTCCGGCTGGAACAACCTTTACTCAATTCCAAGCAGCAGCAACAGCAGCTGTACCAAGTCTAACACCGGCACAAATGGCTCAATTCCAAGCACTGATGACACAATAAACATCTAAAGCCCACGAGCCAACTAATATCTAAATGGCGACCATTCATACAAGCCTTTTTAGCCAAATCATTGATTGGGCAAAAAAGCCTGCGCCACGAACACCCTCGTCTCTGTTTTTGTACGGACCGCCTGGAATCGGTAAAACGACTCTGGCACGCCTGGCTCTCGAACAAGCGGGGTACCGAGTCGTTGAATGGAATGCGTCCCAGCACCGTCATAAAGCCGCCGTAGAAGAATCGCTCGTTCCCCTGTTACGCAGTTGTAACGTGGCTGACTTCTTCCGACCCGAGGGTCCACGCAATCTTGGCATCATTCTGGACGAGATTGACGGCATGTCCGTCGGCGACAAGGGCGGTCTTTCCGAGTTGGTTCGTATTCTAAAGGAGTACAACGGTCATAATGCGATTGTCTGTATTTCCAACGAATGGATGGAGAAGAAGTTCCAGCCTTTCTTGAAGTTATGTAAGACGTTCCAAATCTCAGCACCGTCCCCGTCCGATGTGTTTGCCCTGATTAACACGCAATTTGAGAAAGTGCCTAAGAATTGCGACCTCATGAAACTCGCCACCGATTTGCTTACCGTTCATTCCGGTGATTTACGTAAAATCTTACAGTCCGTGCGGGAAATCAAGACCGACATGATTCAGGGGACGATTTCGGTTGCGGATGTCAAAAATACAATTGAAGTCGGTCTGGCAGATGCGAAGGCACTCGGCTCCAATCGTATCCGACGAAGTGAAACCATCAAGTCGGCAGTAGGGCAACTCTTACGTGGAAGTCTAGATATGACCACCGAAGTACCGCTCAATAATAATGATTTGAATTTGGCGGGGCTCCATCTACACGAATCGTTACCCACTTGGATTTGCCGATTCATTGGCAATAACGAACGGGGCTACGAAGTATATAAATCGGTATTTCAAACGATTCTCGCCTCCGATCGGCTAGACTACTACACCTTTTTCTTTCAGCATTGGACTCTGTTCCCTCTCACGTACCAGGCAAAACTCCAAGCGGTCAACCAAATCCTTTTTGGACATTACGCCGTCAATGATGAGAAAACATCTGTATGGAACGATGATGATATGGAATATACTGCGGTGCTGTCCAAGCAGTCTATGTTATATAATCAGTTCCGCTATTTATGCGAGATGCGTGACGCTTTCGTAGAAGCAAATCCCGTCTTTGACGGTGGATTTGACTCAACGTTTTGGAAGGCGAACTTATTCATTACAGCGGCAAAGGTTGAATTAGAGAAAAAGGACTGTCCAGGTCATGGCAAAAAGATTGGCGCGGCTGTATGGGAGAACACGGAATTCTGGCGGGGAATGCTACCACGCTGGTTCCCTACCGGCGATGCCAATCGGTTTATGCGACTCATTCAGGCACTGGATATTCCTAAGCCCATACCGTTTCCTAGTTAGTCCGTCAGTACTGTTTAGTCCGGTCAAGTCCACCGCTTCTCACAGTGGCTATTGTGTCCGCCTGGGCAGTAATCATCCTGCTTAAATCCAGGTTCCTGTTTACAACAGTCGGCACTATGCGTTTCTTTCGCATCTGGCATTTTTATGCCCGTTTCGGGATTGATGTAAGTAGTACAAAACTTCTTACCACATTCCCAGCACCACGACCTGCCACAACCGCCACCTATGAAAAAGTTGTTGTTGCCAGTCGGAAGCCCGCACGCAAAAATATAATTACACGCATAATCTTTCAAGCACCACCGTTGGCACCAGGGGCATTGTTTGGCGTCCATTTGAGGTAGAAGAAGAAAGGATTCTGGGATTTCAAACAAGAGATAAAGGTAGAGATGGCTGGTGTGCGCAAAACCCGCAAAGTCGGTAGCGGCTCTTATATTATCGCTATTCCGTCGTATAAGCGTGCGGAAACTCTCCGCGACAAATCGCTAGCGATGCTTGCCGATGCCGGTATTCCTTCCTCAATCATTCACGTCTTCGTAGCGACCGAGGAGGAGAAAGAGAAGTATCGCTCCGTGCTCAAACCCGGTAGTTACGGTAAGTTAGTTGTCGCCGAGCCCGGTATGGGTGCCGTCCGTAATTTCATAACCCGGTATTTTCCTATCGGCAAGAAGATTATGAACATTGACGATGATATCAAAGAGTTCAAGATGCTCGCCGACGGAGGATTAAAGCCGGTTCGGTCCCTGGATAAACTATTCCGTGACGGATTTGCTATGGCTGCCAAAACCGGTTTCCGATTATTCGGCTTCTATCCGGTCGCCAACGGCTTCTTTATGCACAACCGTGTAACCGAAGATTTACGTTATATTATTGGATCTGCTTGGGGAATCATCAATCCAGGTATTGATGTATTGAAGGTGACCCTTGATGATAAAGAGGATGTTCAGCGCTCTATTATTATGTACCTCGTTGACGGAGGAGTTCTCCGGTACGAAATGATAGCCCCCATCACCGCCTACTATAAAGAGCCCGGTGGTATGCAAGAGGAGCGAACCAAAAACCGTGTAGATAAATCCGCCCACGCCATGGTCGCGGCGTATCCTGGGTTGGCAAAGATAAACTTGAGCAAGAAATCCGGATTTGCCGAAGTGCGTTTGCGTGACCAGCGAGCCGAGAAGACATTTGGTTTGGATGTACTCAAAACATTCAAACCACCCGTAGTGTCCAAATAAAATCGCTGTCTTGAGTATAAGAACAGAATGGCTAATCCTTTCCACTCACCCCGCTCCGGCAAGTTCAACCGCAAGACCCGTGCGCTCCACCGCGCCGCCGCCAAGAAGCAGCCCCGCAACACCAAGGGTCGCTTCACAAAGAAGGCGCGCTCCGCTCGCCGCTCCACTCGCCGCAACTCTCGCCGATAAATCGGCAGATTAACGGCGTTTCTTCTGCGTTTTTCGCCAATGACTTAGGCGTCTCTCCAACTTCTCCGCATCATACATAGTTGCTCCTCGGCATTTTTTCACAATGCCCTCGCGCAAATATGAGACCAAACTCAGCCGCATACTCGTCTCGTCCTGCGGTTCCATAGGGCTGTTGCCATGTAACTGATGAACATCCATCGCCAAGAAATCTCCCTGTCTACAATCCACCGCACATCCGTACTGCGGAAACCCGGTATGGGCTCCCTTGTACGGCGCACCGTTTTCTAACACAACCAGATTACCGAAACCGTCCGGCCAATCTCCCGAATCGGTATGTGCCGCTGTACGAAAATTCAAGTTCGTCGTAATTGTTGAAAACGCTGTACCTTTGATATGAAATGGTGTTGACTTTGCGGCTTTGAGTTGACTGGCGTGCTCCTTCGGACACAGACGCTTATACTGCTCATCAATCTCTCGGATGAGCGGTAGGCATTTCTCCCACTTGTCGGGATGCTTCAAATTGAAACTTGTAAGACGGCATTGACTTGGTATGCGGATTCCCGAATGCTTAAATGTCGCTTTTTGGCTCACCGACCATTTATCAAAGTACCCAATAATATTTGACTTCACCGGATTCTTCTTTCCCGTCTCTGTTCCCTTACTAGATCCACTCGCAATACCACGGTCCGTTGACGAATGCTTCGCAAACTCCTTGAGTGCCTCATATGTATTGGTCGCCTCGTTTTCGCTAAGGACACCCTTGCGAAATCGCAACAGGAGATTTCCGTCTTCCGTATAGACATCCGCATCCTCTTTGAGAACTACAGGGAAGTCCTCATCTTTCATAAATATACGAGTTTTCGCCTTTGTTTCCTCATCGGTCAAAATCTTCTTGACGATATATACCGGCACTTTGCCGGATTTATCGACTGATACCACTGGATTCGGCATGGTGGTTCCTTCCTTTAATGGGCAGTCATTTCATTTTCATGGATGAGATATACTACCTCGAGTGAGTTTGTGCGACCCAAACGGTTCGCGCGACCAATAATCTGGCTCTCCAACTCCGCTGACATACGATGAAACAGCATTACATGGCTCGCCGACTCAATATTGAGACCCGCTCCCATATTTCGCGCATTCAAGAAAAGAACATTATACTTACCTGCCTTGAACTCCCGTAAGAGCTTCGCAATACGTGCCTGTGAACCATTGAGCATAGAATATTTGATATCCGCAGCATCTAGCGAATCCTCCAACTTCGTAAAACTCGCATCGTACGAACTAAACATAAGTACACGTGCTGTCGGATTCTCCTTCATAAACCTCACAAAGCTATCATTCTTATTCAAGAGTTGATTCGGTTTTTGGACATCTTGTTGCGGTTGAGGCTGGGTGGCTGTCTCTCCCAAAACTTTAATATCCTTTATATTTTCAATACGTGCGCGGCAGAGCGGGCAACTTGCGACCCGCTTCAAAGACTCGCATAGGCACTGAAAACAGAATAACTGTTGGCAGCACGGAGTCACCGATGGATTGGTTAAATCGCAATAACAAATTGGGCACGTCTGCTCCTTTGTCCGCTTGAGCCGTTCCTGAATTGCCGAAATACGGCTTTCAATAGAGGCAATCTTCTGCTCCTGTGCTTCAATCGCCTTCTGCTTGAGTGCCTCCGTTGAATATTCAAGCGTCTTCTTATATTCATAGGTCACCTTTGCGTTATGAAGTTCCTTCTGAATCGCTGCCGTCACCGCATCTGTAATTTCCGCCTCTGTATACGAATTCATTCCTAGACTCTCCAACGCACCCGCAATATCGCCCGCATTGAGCCGCTCCATCATATCCCGCGAAATGAAACTATCCAGCACCCGAATATTTGTCGGTGTTGCGCAAACAATCTTACGTGTTGTTGTCGTCGGCATCGTAAAACTTGTCTTAATATAATCCTCTGATGAATGGATAATTAGACGGGCACTTTGGCTCACCGCCGCATTAATTGCTACCGTTGAATGATTCGCCGAAATACCGCACATACGTCTCACAATATTGACATGGCGGCAACCAGGAATCTGTAAATAGTGATTATTCTGAAGTTTCTTTACCCGTTCAATCACATATTGAGGCGTCTCCTCTGGCGGAGTATAGGCACTCAGCACATTAAAATACGCTCCGCCCGCAAATACTAAATTCAACCAACTCGCCGAAATGAACCAATAGAAAAGCCCATTAATATCATCCCAATCGGTCGTAATTCCAACACTATCTGCCTCATCTATAAAGACCCGTCTCCAAAGAATATTCTTTGGATGATGAATCGCACGGAACGAATTCCACATGGTGGAGGATACGAAGAGCGCGTCATATTGTTCTATAGTTTCTAACAATGTTGGTGATTCGGCTTCTTTCCTCTTTTTGACGAAACAGCACTTGAGACTTGTATGATTTTCTACATACATCTCCCATTGTCCCATTAAGGCGTGGGGAATTACGAAAAGAGAGGTGCTCACTTCTCTGAGTTTGGTTCCTGTGGCACTCATGACTTGCGTACGAGTACGAAGAAGCCCTACATCTCGTCCGTCTCCTAGAATCGCATTGCCACGTACAATATATTCATTATACAACGCCGGTGGCGGAGGCATTTTCACCAAGGAGAGGGCTGTAAGTGATTTGCCCGATCCTACACGGTCTCCTAAAATACCGTACGAAGTATAGAGTTTTCCGCCAACCGCCTCGCCCGCAACGGCATCCACCTCTAATCCGTCTGTCTTTGCGGATTCCAGACGGAGGGCGGCAGCGAGCGCCGACTGCTGATGTAGCAAAAGCGGCGTTTTTAACCACTGTGGTGTAACTGCCTTTGCCGACTCTTCATTTAATTCCTGGCTGTACAGGGCTTCAAAAAAGGACCATAGTTTTCTCCGTGAAATAATGGACATGGTATCTACCGCTTTTTTGTTGGCGGGGTTTAAATCCCATAGGGTCAAATGTTGAGAATGGGTCTAAATAGTTGGGTGTTTAAATATAATTAAGATGTCCGTTGTTGCTTGGCCTGGAAAATTACCTAAATCGGCAACGAAACCGTTTGTATCTATTCTCACTCCGACCTACAATCGGCGTAAATTCATTCCATATCTGATAGCAGTGATTAAGGACCAAACCTACCCAAAAGAACGTATGGAATGGGTGGTCTTTGATGATGGCTCCGATTCGATAGAGGATTTACTTCGTCCTGAGTTTCAAACAATAAATATCCAGTATATTCGTTCCGAGACGAAGTTGAGTATCGGTGCCAAGCGCAACCGTCTTCACGAGGCGGCACGGGGTGAAATTCTGGTCTGTATGGACGACGACGACTACTATCCACCGGACCGTGTCAATCACGCTGTGATGACGCTGGTTTCGCGCAAGGCGACCCTGGCGGGCTCTACACGCAATCACGTCTTCTTTCCTGACGACGGCTCCATCTGGGAAACCGGTCCCTACGGACCGAATCATGGCACATTCGGCACTATGGCATTTACGAAGTCGTACGTGAAGGAGAACCGGTGCGATGAATCCCGTGCCTACGCCGAAGAGATTGAATTCACCCGTAATTACACGGTGCCCCTAGTTCAACTTGACCCCAAGAAAGTTATGCTCGTCATTGCGCATGATGGTAATACATTTGATAAGGGTAAATTACGTACGCCTGGTAATAACTTTATTAAACCTACCGGACTGAAACTGAATACATTTGTTCGCAACGGAACTATACGAGATTTTTATAAAGCGCTCAAACTCTAGTCTCGTGTCTAAGTAGGAATGGCATCACTCTTTGAAAATATGCCCGGTGCGGCAGCCAATGCGGCTGCTAATGCTGTAACTAGCGTAAAAAAACTAGCACCTGGCGGCACGGGTAATATAATTCTTTATGTATTACTGGGACTGGTGTTGGTTCTCATTTATCTGTTACTCTCTGGTCATAAATTCTCGCTCAAAATGTTTGATATTCGTCCAAAGAGATATAAGGCACTTGACCACGCTCATATATTTTGGAAAAACGGTATGGGGGGCGCGAGCAATCTACGTCTTACAGAGGACGATAATCTTCCCGTAGACGCAGATACTAAGTACACCTATCATTTTGATTTATTACTCTCAAATACACGTAATGTTTCAAATATAGAGGGACCATACCGTCATATCTTTCACCGTGGCAGTGATGAATTGTATAGTGATACGACTGGGGTCGCTGTCGTAAGCGCCGGCGCTTCGCAATTACCACCATATGGACTACCACGTCGTCTCAATCCCGGTATATTTTTAGACCCTAACACCAACGATATTCTTGTATTTGTAGATACAAAATCAAAGAGTGGTGAAGTTTTTCGTGAATCCGGTCGTATTTCTGATGTGCCCGTGGACAAGCCGCTACGCCTCACTGTGAGTGTCCATAACAAGGTGCTTGAAATAGACCTCAACTGTAAATTAGAACTGACAAAGGTGCTTGCTGGAGAGCCGCGCGCCGTTGAAAATGTAGTATACGGTCTATGTGGACCCGCAGTTGCGAATGCGTCTATTCAGAATCTATATGTCTGGCCCTATGCGCTTGATAATGGACTCCTGGTTGATTTCTGCCCAATCTCATTTCCGCCGTTCTTACCACCTGCGAGCACCTGCGATACGCCCAAAGACCCCGCTCTTAAGGCGTCCGCGCCAAGTGATAATTCCTTACAAAACATGTACAATAATGCTAAGTCGTTGCTCTAAAACCTACTTACACTATAAGAGGAATGAATCCCCGATTTATATTTCTTATAGTAGTTCTGTTGATAATTGCGGTGGCTATCGTATATATATTATACTTTATGCCTAAATCAGACGAAACTACAGTGCTCGGTCCTTTTGTTCTAGACGGAATCAAGTCCGAACATCAGCGTGGCTCTACACTCAAATCGGTACTTACAACCGCACAACTGTCTAAATCGCTGAAAAGCAACTTTACTGTCAGTTTCTTCATCTACATGGACAAGTTGAATATGGAGCGTATTCCATTTGCGGGTCCCGAAGGTGACTATCGGTTCAAGCCGCTTGTCAAACTCATCGGTGTCGGTGATTTTGTACTTGATCCTGTACATCAAAAAGCACTTGTACGTCTAACACCGCTTGTGCCAACGATGATGAACGGGCAATTTACACCACCGCCCTATGCGGAGATTGACCACGTAATGAATTCCCGATGGAACCAGATTACTATCGCTGTAGAGGGGCGTTCTATTGATTTGTATTTGAATGCGCACCATGCTACATCACTTATACTTGAAAATCTAACCTGGACCAATCCTACCGGTATGCTTCTTGAGACCGCTCCGGATTTCTGGGGTCAAGCCGGTATGATACAAGCCTGGCCACGCCGACTCACAGAGAAAGAGATATGGGAAAATTACAAGCACGTTACCGATTTACGAGGTAAGCCAAATATCCCGGACGCACAACCTACATTCAAGAGCATCTGGCACGAACTATACAAATTAATGTGTCATGCCGGCTTCTGCCCTAATAAGGGCAAGCAGTCCAAGGGCGGGAACAACGGATTGGAATATGTGGATTACGAATACGCCTGAAGATTTTTAACAATATAGTTTAGAAGAAGTATGAACGCAGCAAGACAGTTCTATGCGCAAAACTCGCAGCTAGTACAGAATGTAGTCTATTTACTAGTTCTAGCCGTGGTCTGCTACCTTGTATACACTTACTTGACAGCCGGCTCCGAGCTTGAGCGCTACGTCATCCAGGTGAATATGACAAGTGGAGTCTACGGAGTACCTGGTAACTCATCCAATAGTCTAGTCCCCCAGGGCTCAACCGCGGCGACGACTACAAAGTACTGTATCAACTACGATGATAGCCAGAAGCCCGACCCGAACTTCATCCCTAACCCTCTAGTTCGTATTGTAGAAGGCGCCGACTTCACAATCAGCTGGTGGATGTACATTAGCACGTGGGACGCCAACCAGTCCGGTGTCATCAAGCCGGTCATTACCGTCACTGACCCTTTGGTCAGCAACGCAACGAGCGGCTCACCCGCCTACTTAATGGTAGCGTTCCTCTACCCAACCACAAATATGCTCGGCGTTCGCTTCCATACACGCGGTATCTCCTCTAGCGAACTCACATGGCAGTCCAACTTCGCCTCAAATGCGACAACCCCTTCCACCGCCCTACAGACATTTGGTAATATGACGACAACACCTGTATGCGATATTAATGATATTGACATGCAGCGCTGGATCAACTTCACATGTGTTGTCAGCGGTCGTGTACTTGATGTATACTACGACGGTAAGCTCAACCGTTCTTGCGTACTTCCGGGTCCTGTTGTTGGCTCACCATCAGGCAGTGGTAACCAGTATGTCAATACATCCATTGCGGGCGGTTTCAATGGCTTCCTCAACGGCGTATTCTTCTCTGGCGCAGCACTTACCCCGGACCGCATCTATGGTCTCTACCAGGCGGGTCCTCAGGGTACTACAAGCGTTGTACGCGCCCTTTTTAATATGATAGGCATCAAACTCAGTTACAACGGCGGCGGAAACTGGTCGCAGTACCTGTAAACCAATATTTATCAATTCTCCATTTATAAAACCAATTATAAATAGAGGAAATGGAATCTGTGTCCGGATTTTTATCAGGTGACGGCTTAATTCCCCAACTTGCTATCGTTATTCTTACGATGATTGGATTACAGGTGGTAATGGGGATGGTCGAACAAGTCAATGCGTTTCTAACAAAGTTGGATCGTCAGGCGGTTGTTCTCTTTGACAATAGTACAGCTACATCGGTAAGCATCCCGCAGGGATTGAATACCGGTTTCCCAATCCTATACAACAGTCGTGATGAGCAGCAGGGCTCTGCCTTCTCATACTCTATGTTCATTTTCATCCACCCCGATACATTTGAACAGCAGGGCTCAACCACGGACTCTTGTGGAAATACTTCTGGACCCGGCTCGGCAAAGGGCAATGCTCCTGTCAAACTCAAGCATATCTTCCACAAGGGCAGTGATGTCGGTTTCCCGAATCTCGCCCCCGCCGTCTTTGTTGAGAGTGCTGCCAACAATCTCCGCATCTATATGAATACAATCAACAGCTGGGATAACTATGTAACAGTATCAAATGTACCTGTCGGCAAGTGGTTCCACCTTGTCATCCTGCTCAAGGGAACCAACCTAGACGTCTATGTCAATGGTAACATTTCCGTCCGTATGAAGTTGACAACCGTTCCCCGCCTCAACTCTGGCGGCATCTATGTAATGAAAAATATGTACTTCCCAGACCAGACCGGCTACGACCCTACACTCTTCTCTGACTACACAGTTGTAGGACCCATGAAGGGAATGGTGTCTCGCCTCAAGTACTTTGCCTATGCCCTCAACTACTCGCATATTGATGCCCTCTACCGTGAGCGCGCGAACGTTCAGACGGTTGTGGCGCCATCAACGGACCCCAATGCCAACCAGCCCCCCTACTTCTGGGACGACTGGTGGGTCAATAAGTACTAAACCCCGTGGTTTAGAGTTTTTATATGAATTCGTATAGCGAACTCGTATAAAAATTGTGCGAGGGCTTAAAGACCCCAGGGGTCTTAAAGACCTTTTAGCGAGCAAACTTGAGACCACCCAAACCGCTGCTAATCTCTAAGAAATTCAGCGTCTCCACAAACGTATAGAGATTGTATGTATAACCGGCAAGATAGGGGATTGGCGCAACATCTACATCCATCTCCAAACGGTCAATGCGACTTGTATTGAGTGTACCCGTTGGCTGCTGGACCGACGATCCATTCAATGAAAAACTATACGCATTCACCGGCCACATCTCATACTGAGTCGCCTCTCCCAACGCTTGAACTGCTGTAGAACCACCATTCATATAACGGAATGGTACATACTTCTTGAAGTAATCGTTATCCTGGCTATCAAACAAAGCATTACCGTTGGCAGTAATAAATACGTTGAGCAAAATATCCCGCTGAATACCCGCAAGATTAATACCTGATCGTCCAATCGGCGCATTAATAGCACCTGGATAGGGAGTAGGGGAGAAATATGGTAAAATACTCAGAGAAGAGGCGTTTGTACATACCGAATTGGGGTATGCCCAATAGGGTGTCGGCGTCACAAATGGACGATTTGCGCCTAGGGTGTACATCCAATTTGTCAAATTGATATTCTGATTACGATATTGGAGAGCGTCATTACGACGGGCAAAATACACTAATCGCGTTGCGACATTATGTACATCCAGTCTATACGTATTTCTAGTTGTTATACCATAAAACGTGAACCATTGAACTTGACGGACATTGTAGCGGAGAGTCCTACTTGTAAACATTAGACGGACATCATCTTGTAGAAACGTATACGTCGCCTCTAGAGTTGCGTTGAGCGGCCAACCATCTAACAACGGTACGGCGCCACTGATATCCGTCAGGAAATACTTCATAGACCCGCTTAAATCGGTACTTCCGCCATATAAATCTGTCATACTGAGCGGAATATTTCCATAGTACTTTTGATTCCAAATCTGTGTATATAAATCGGTTGAGGTACCATTTGATAAATAGTTGGGACTCAAGGTCTGAACTCCAGGACGTACCCTGGCTCCTGACAAATCAAGAATTGTATATAAGTCACGAATAGGGCGTAATTGAATAGTCACCTCTGAATCGTGGTACTGGAGGGCAACGAGCGGCAGCGCATTCTCTGGGAAATCGCTAAACCATAGACCCAGAGGAATACGTAGAATACGACCAGGAATGGATGCCGAATTGTTTTGTGTCGGCACCGGATTTGTCGAAGTGCCTCGCCAGCTAATAACATTTGGATATCCCTGTCCTGGCGGAACTGTCGGATCCGCATATACACCGGCGGCAGGATCAAAGCATTCTGGTACATCGCCCACCATCACCCGCCACTTAGAATATGTATCACTATCGTAATCTAGGGTAGCACGGGCGGAAATCCAATCACTATTAAACTGCTGCATAATCTGACCACCAATCGTAAACGTAATCGTATCAATCATACGAACACCGATTTGACGGACCCACGCAAATTCGTAGGCACGATCGACCGTCATTTCCTGGTTTCCATTTGCGTCTAGGATTGGATTTCCGTTTTTATCTACTGCGGGTCTCAAATATGCCTTACTAAAAATATCGGGTAACTCTAATCGCAGTACTAAATCGCTCAGAAGGTCACCTTGGCGGGGGATTTTCGCTTTGAGTAGAATCGGCGCATCGGTGAGCAGGAGATTCGGACCGTCCAACGTAATCTGAATCGGCTCCTGGGAAAAGTGCGTATAACGCTCAAACGACTTATAGAAATACGTCGTCTGTGGGTTTCCATTGAGAATAATATTCTCATTTCCATAGCAAACTAATGACAGTAAGCCGCCCGGCATATCTACTGGGGTAAGGATAATTCGTAAGCACTAAAAGACGCACACTAACTTAGAGGATTATGTCGGCGAATCTCATCGCTAGCAGCAATAATATAGGATATACTCCTACCGTTTCATCGGTAAGCATTTTAGTAGGAGTTGTGGTGGTGGGGTTGCTTTGTGTCGGGGCTGCCGTAGCATTTCATTATTATCAGTTACATGAAAGCCCCTGGTGGTCCGAACGGTCTAAAGCGAATAACGCCTTATGGGACTGGCTAGACGCATTCCGAAGTGCCCCGTCATTCGGACAGTATGGGGCTTTGAAGGAAGTGCCCAGCGGATTCCAACTTTCCGCACCAGTGCCTACAAATACTGCTACAGCACCACCCCAAGCACCTTCGCCCTCGCCGCCACCGGTCGCCTGGTGTTTCGTCGGCGAAGATCTCACCGGTCGTTATTGCGTGAAGGTGCCCTCGGCAGCCGCCTGCGACCGCACTCGTGTCTTTAATTCCCAACAAGATTGTGAACTCCAGAGCGCAAACGCCTTACCCGCCGGTGTTGTCTCGCCACACGATGGACGGAAAATGTCGCCCCTCAGTTCGGCTGTTCTAGCACCGTAATGTGCGGAGTTTAATTTAGAATTAAACATCACAAGTATAATTAGGAACTAATTATATGTTTGATGCTGCGCATTATTTATTTCAGCATATGTTTGCGAAGCTAACAGGTGATAAAGAGTTGGAAGAAGAATTAAAAGAGGAGCGTAAAGCGGAACGTAAGGCGGAGAAAGAGAAAGAGAAAGAGGCAAAGAAGGCAGAAAAAGAGAAAGAAAAAGAGGAAAAGGAAAAAATCAAATATTTGGAACATTACAGAAAAACTCATAATGGTCAAGATCCGCCGCCTCCTATTACCGATGCGGACTTAAGTGGTAATTTATGTTTTGGCTCTCCGATTCAACTCAATACCAAAAATTTTTTTAAAGGCGATGTATTTGATAATTACTATAAACACGTCGTGGAGGATTCTAAAAAGATTAAAGATCATGAATATGTCTTTGAAGACCTTGACCACGCCAAAGCGAAAGCGCAAAAGACAGCGAATTGTACCGGAATAATAATTTATACAATAACAGAACATACCAAAAGTAAATATTTACATAGAAAGAAAACCGAAACAAACACAGAATATTTAGTGTATACTGGAGATCCAACAATACTCAATCTAAATACTTTGAACGCTGGAGCAAATCCAAAAAGTGCTAAAAATGGTGTTGTAAAAACGAGTGTAGTTACACCTAATACTGCTGCCGCCGATTTTGCGTCAACAAATCCTCAGTTTATTCCCGCTCCCGCCTGTAATGCGGCTGCCGTCGCCGCCGAAACGGCGGAAGAGCGTAAAACATTTAGTGTACAAAGAATGTTTAAACGTGCGTTTAGTACAACAATGAATATATTATCTGTATTCTTATTAATTGCTCTCGGTGTCTTTGGCTCCTCACTCGCAACGAATCTCAACGTCTATCATGGCTGGCCTTATCGGCTTCTATACGCAATTTATGGCTTTGTCTTCTTTTTCGTTGTTATACCCTATACGCTATTATGGCGTTGGGCTTACTTGAAGAAACGCCCACGCTTCTATGCGCTCATTCCTCTGATTGATACACCAATTGATAATCCTATGTTGGCAAATCTCCTCAGCTGGTTCACATTTGAACCGGATGACGAAATGGCATATTTAGATGGATGCCGTGCTTAGACTACTTAGAATAGTGCTTATACGCCATATAACCTCCTACTCCTAACCCAATCCCTGCTACCAAATATAGCAACGATTGTGTATCAAAGTACGATTTATTTTGAGACGCAGCGGCTTCCTGGAACGAAAATTTTGGCATCGTAGCCAAAAAAGCAATAGAATATACGAACTCGCGCCAAGAAATTTCAGACTTTCCTAGCTGTTTATTAATCAAATTATGCATATTAAATAACCATCGTATAAGTTTTTGTTTATCCTCTACAATTTCGTCGGTTAATGGAGAATTTTTAAAGTTTTCCTTATAATGTTCCTTACAAATCGGACACGGTATCATATATTGCAACGATTCAAAGAAGTTTATTACTCCCTTCTTTTCCTCCTCTGTAGGAAATGGTGAGTATCCTATTGTTACAATATGCATCGTAGTCCAAAAGATAGGACCCCATACAGCCGGACCCATTCCAATTGGCGGAAAAATATCACCCTGAGGCGGAGGTGTACCCTTTAAATTTTCAGGCAATTCAAGCGACATTCTCCTGTACTCTACTATTTTTGTGGGTTTGATTATCCGAAAAAAGTTGGTGCTCCTATCTAATGGAGTGCGTAAATTGTGGTAAATTAGGTCATACATTCCGGGATTGTACTGAACCGGTAATATCGTTTGGACTATGTGCGATTAAATTTATAGAAGATACTCCTTACTATCTTCTTGTTCGCCGTCGTGATTCCCTATGTTATGTGGAATTCTTACGAGGAAAGTATAAAATGGATAAGATTGATTATATTCATTTACTGATTAATGGAATGACGGTAGAAGAGCGTGGGCGACTACTTATAAAACCGTTTGAAAAACTATGGTCCGAGCTTTGGAATGGGCAGAACACCCGACAGTTCCGAACTGAATTTGAAAATGCTCGCCGCAACTTTGAAAATCTCAAGACAACCGGTGATCGTAATGGAAAGACGATGGCACAGTATATTAATATGGCAACTGGTACATTTGTAGAAGCCGAATGGGGATTCCCTAAAGGAAGACGTGCTGTTGGAGAGCGGGAAAAGGAGTGCGCGTCACGTGAGTTCAAGGAAGAGACTGGTATTCAATACAGATTATTTCATATTCTTGATGAGCCCCCGCTCATTGAAGAATATACTGGTACAAACGGTATTCCTTACAAACAAACTTATTTTGTCGCATGTTGTAAATCTAATGTAGTCGCAAGTATTCAGCCTAATAATCATATTATGAAACGAGAAATCGGTGACATTAGTTGGTTTACATTTGATGCTGCGATGGCTCATATTCGCGAATCCAATGTACAGAAACGTGCGGTTATGACTGAACTTCATCGGCGGGTATGCGAGGGTGATTTACGAGATAAAATTACTACAGCTCTAGAGTGGGAAATAAAGTAAATTTTTTCTACGTTATCCTTAGAGGATGCGGAACAATAATACAAAAAAGAATAACGCTAAGGCAAATAATGCCAAAGCAAACAACGCCAAGGCGAACAACGCCAAGGCGAACAACAAGGCGAACAATAAGGCGAACAATAAGGCGAACAATACCAAGAAGAATAACGCCAAGGCGAACAACAAGGCAAATAATAAGGCGAACAACAAGGCGAACAACACCAAAAAGAACAATGCCAAGGCGAACAACACAACCCTTAACGCCGCAGCTAAGAAACTCAACAAGATAATTCCCGCTATCAAAAAGGGTTTGAATAGTTTGAGTAATAACGACCCGGATAAGCCAGTCTGGAAAGCAACTGCTAATTTCTTAGAAGAGCACAACAAGCTTATTAGAAATCATAAGAATTCCAATTCGTCGCTAAGTTATGTCAATCGTATCAATACATTTGTAATGGCGCGTAAGAATTTATCAGGAAATGCCGCTGTAGCAGCTGTAAATGCGGTAGAGCCCGCTGCTGTCTCAGCCGCCAATGCTGCTACACCCGCTGCGGCTGCGAATGCTGCTGCCAACAAAGTCGCAAACGCTGCGAATAATGCCGCTGCCAAGAGTAATGCTACCAATGAAAAAAATGTGGCTAAGGCTGCGAACGAAGCGGTAAAGCCCGCTGTGAATGCCGCCGTCGCTGTTGCCGAAACACCTGCGGAGGCAGCGAACGCTGCTGCTACTGGAGTCGCAGCGGCTGCCGTTAATGCTGCGAATAAAAATAAGAAACCATCGGCTGCTGAAAATGCCAAGGTCGCTGTCGCTGCTGCGAGAAAAAGTCCACGTTCTTGGTGGTAAACAATTTAAATTCGCCCTATAAACAGAGAGGATGGCGGCTCCGCCCAAATTAAATGATATTATTTGGACAGAGGCATCATTAACAGCATTGCCAAGTGGACAAAAACATCGCAATGTGTTATATAGTTTACAAGGTCGCCCTGAACTTGTAGGAGTAGGAAAAAGTACAGGGAAATTTGGAAGTATTTCTAAAATTAATAGTGAAATTCTACGACTACAAGCGGAACGAATCGCAAAGAAACCTGCTGAACCACAACAAATACCCCAGACAGTTGTAAATGTTCCTGTTGAACCTGTCGTTGAGGAGACCGCCGTTAAGGAGCCTGCCGTTGAGGAGCCCGCCGTGGAGGAGCCCGCCGTTGAGGAAACCGCCGTTGAGGAGACCGCCGTGGAGGAAACCGCCGTCGAGCCATCCACGCAAATACCGTTGTCCGAATTAATCTATAAAGATATTGATACATGGGACGATGATAAACTTCTACAATATGATATAACAAATCCTATACCACAAGAATGGATTGAACGTCGCGATGAAGAGTACGGTCTATATCCAAATATATCGGATCCTAACTTTGCCGCACGTCTTGCGAAGAAAACCGAATTCTACGAACTCCGCTCTGAGCCAGTTGCCGAAGATAGTTGCCAAAAAGCCGCCGGTGAATTCAGCACCACCTCTATCCAGCGACTCGTTGCCCGTTTTCTACATCCTGATACTCCTTACAATGGGGCATTACTGTATCACGGTGTAGGTGTCGGTAAGACCTGCTCCGCCGTAACAGTTGCCGAAACCTTCCTTGAAACAATGCCTTACAATAAGGTCTATATTATCGCACCCCAAGCAATCGCCGAAGGATTCCGTCGTACCATTTTTGACGTGAATCGTCTCGTAGGAACAAGCCCTGCAGAATATGCGCTCACCAAAGAGCTCTGGAAGTCCCCACAATGTACCGGTATGACGTATGTCCGCCTCGCCGATATGGCAAATAACCCAGATAAAGAGGAAATCGCCAAAGAAGTCGATAAACTCGTCAAAAAACGCTATCAAATCATGGGATACTTACGATTTGCGAATTGGGTCAATGACCGTTTCAAAGAAATACCTGATACAATTACCGAACAAGCCCGTGAAGATCGTAAAATTGCTATTATGCGCGAACTATTCGCCGATCACTTACTCATTATTGACGAGGCGCATAATCTCCGTGATGCGGACCCTGGCGAAGAGGCAATGGGCGATGAGGCGATTGCGGACGGAACAGGGGCTGAAGGAGTCGCTGCCGATGAAGTTAAACGGGCTAGACTTACCGAGCGTGCCGAAGGTAAGCGTCTCACCCCCGTTCTTCAAAATATTCTCAGTGTAGCCGATGGTCTTCGTCTTATGCTCATGACCGCTACACCGATGTACAACACCGCGCCCGAAATTGTATTTTTACTGAATTTATTGACGCTAAATGATACAAAGGACGATTCGTTGCGATTGGAGGTCCCACAAGTGTTCCAAGCGGACGGACAATTCAAACCAGGCGGAGCGGCTTTGCTTAGCCGACTCATCAAGCGCTACGTCAGTTATATGCGTGGCGAAAATCCTAATACTTTCCCGCTCCGCCTTACGCCCGCTGAGAGCAATAGCAATATATTTATTGATTCCGAATATCCAAAATACAGTATTGCCCGCAAGGAGATGAAGAAAGGTAAAAAAGAGCTTGTAGGTCATGTCAATTGGGGCGGAAACGATAAAAATATTATGAAACGGTTGCCGCTATGGATTCATAAGATAGGTGGAACATGGGTGGGTGATAATTTACGTGGTTACCTCAAAAAGTATCACACACAAGCCGTAAATGAATCGGACCGTGGTACCGAAATTAGCGACTTTATTCTTGACCGTACTATGCAAATAGGAAATATTTACTATAAAAATGGAACATATGGACGTGATGGTTGGCGTAATTACTTCAAAGAAATTGTAACTACGATTCGCTCCACGAAAGTGAAGCAATTTACTTGGAATAACGTTGATACAGAATCGATCCAAGAGATCTTTGGTGCCGAAAATCTCGCAAATTACGCTCCGAAAATAGCGGCAATTGTTGATTGTATTGAACGTGGCGAGGGCATCTCCTTCGTCTATTCTCGCTATATTCCCGCCGGTGCGTTGCCAATCGCTATCGCCCTTGAATTGCGCGGTTGGGTCCGTGTACTCGCCGATGGCACACCTGCTCCGCTTTTACTTCAGGAGGGGGCGGTTCCCAAAGCAACAAAATACTATATCTTGCTCACATCCGATGATGGTCTATCACCAAACTTTCCAGGTCTTATACGCCACGCCACCACCTTCAAAAATATGGATGAAGTGAACGGCTCCAAAGTAAAGGCAATTATCGGCTCCCAAGTCGCCTCCGAAGGTCTGGACTTGAAATGTATTCGTCAAATCCATTTACTTGACGGTTGGTACCATTTGAATCGTATTGAACAGATTGAAGGTCGTGGTGTTCGTTTCTGCTCTCACGTTGAACTACCATTAGAAAAGCGTAACTGTCTCATCTATTTACACGCCGTAGATGTCGGCAAATACGAGACTGCCGATTTATACGCCTACCGTCTTGCTGTAAGAAAGGCGCAGCCTATTGGTCGTGTCAGCCGCCTAATGAAGGAAAACGCGTGGGATTGTAATCTTAACCTTAATGCTGTATTACTCCGTGGTATGGGGGACCGTGATAGTGTAGATGCCCTCGGTCGTAGACAAATGGTACCACTCAAGGACGAACCGTTTACAAGTTTATGCGATTTCATCGGTGACCCTGTGTATAACAATGATGGAGACGTAATTCGGTATGAATGTAAGCCTTATTCGTGTGGCGCCGAGTCCAAAGGATTCGGGTCAAATGATAGTACTCAACAAGAGTATAATTTCCGCCGTGTATTTTTGGAGAAACAGCAGCGACTCATCAACTATTTCAAAACGGAAACCGTCATTGAAGTGAGCAAAGTAATTAAACTCTTTTATAGCGATATTCCAGAATCGTTTGCTCGTATAGGTTTACGAAATGTTCTAGATAATATCCGTATTCATCGCAAAGACGGAATTTATGGTACACTACGCTTGGTTAATGATTATATTGTATTCCAGCCAGAAGGTGTAACTGATACAATAATACCCATGGCACTTCGCTACGGACGTGCCTATGGTCGTATGCCCCGTGACTACGACCCACCTCGTGGTACTCTACTGGCAACCGATGGACTGTCTCTAGACAAACCTATTGCGACGACCACTACCGCAGCAACTGTCGCCGCACCGACGGCTGTAGATATTGAAAGCGACGAGGCACTCGCAAAGATAGCATTTGATAAATTGAGAAAATGGGATGCTACGCTTACACAAATTTTGGATAAAAAACTGACCGGACCTATATCTGAAATGGACGGATTGCTTGGCTGGCGTTGGGTATTCCGTTTCTTCCGTAGATTACCTGATGTAAAATCTATCGCATATCACTGGTACATGGAAAATTTTTGGTCGCACAAAGAACAACTTGCCGCTTTCCGTAATTGGTTAACTCGTGGTATTGATACACTACGTGGATATGAACGTGATTGTGCGAAAGTGTTCATGAAGGAGAATCATCGTATTGAATTATTCCAAAAAGATAAGGCAAATCGTATTAGTGGCTGTGTCATCTACAATCTTTCGGTAGGAGAATCTGGTGCCTTACAAACGTATTGCCAATACGGCGGTTCTATATCACAGTGTACGGCAGTCTTCAAAGAGGATATTAATTCTATTCTCGGTAAGGCAGTTGACCGCAAGACGGATACTGGTCCATACTTTGGTTTCCTGGTCTCCAAACAAAAGACTATCATATTCAAGAGTGTAGATAAGGCAAAAGGCGATTTGAAGGGTGCTGAATGCGCAAACACGCCGAATCTTGGTAATCACCAGCAACGTGTTCGTGCTATTCAAGATATCTTACGTGCCGCTAGCGACCCGATTGCTGAATTGCTGCTCGCTGATACGCCATTGGAAACTGCTACAGATAAGAAAACACAGAAAGCACGCCAGGACATGCTAGCGAAACAATTCAAATCTGGGAACCCGTCTGTACGTGCCGATTCGGCGGATCCGCTCACTCATATTACCGACCTGACTCTCAAACAAATATGCCCGTATATGGAGTTTCTGCTCCGATATGCTGACCGACGTGCGGTGGGTGGTAGCCGCTGGTTCTTGTCTGTGGTGGACTCGGCACGGGCGGGCGTCAAGATGACTTGAGGGGTTGCGTCGGTCTTCGGCGGCGTCGGTCTTCGTCGGCGTCGGTCTTCGGCGTCGCCGGTCTAAAAATTGATATATCTATGATGAATAGAAGATAAGTAAAGTGATGTATCACACCATTTACTTAGATGAACGTGTGGCACTAACGCCTGGTGAAATCAATAACATTCATAAGGCGGACGATGTAAAAGATATGCTGGTTATTAAACTCAAGGAACGCCACGAGTCTAAGTGTAACGCCAATGGCTACGTGAAGCCCGACTCTATTGAGCTCATCGCACGCTCTGCGGGTGCTGCCGAGAACGGTCGCTACACCGGCAACTTCGTCTACGACTGTAAAATGAAGTGTAACGTACTCTATCCTAAGGGTGGTATGGTAATGAATGTACTCGTCCTCAAGGTCACAAAGATGGGTGTTTACGCCGTCTTTGAAGAGGCGATTCGTATCCTTCTACCTCGTGACATTCACATCGGCAACACCGAGTTTGATGCTATCAAAGAGGGTGATACTATCAAGGTTCGTCTAGAACGTAGTGAAATTAAGACGAATGCCCCATTTATCATGGCGGTTGGCAAACTAGTAGAAGAGGGTACCGGTGAAGAGGATGCGTAAGATAAATATGATGAAACACTTGTCTCTTATTAACTATGTCGGCGCCCGGTATATCACCAGAAGAATACGAGCGGCGCAAGGTATTTTTAGAGAACCTGAAGAGTCTAACAAAGACAGAATATATTGAGATTATCCGAATTCTACAAAAGCATTCCGCCGAATTTTCTGAGAATCTAAACGGAGTCTTTTTTAACTGCTGTAATCTCGCACAGCCGGTTTTTGACGACCTAGAACTTTTCATTCAGTTTACCCAGACAAATCGTAAGAATTTGGCTGACCGCGAGATATATCTTAGTTCTTTAACCCGGACCGTTACTGCTGACGAAGCATCCGACGAGGGGTCTAAATGATTCGCCGCTTTAATTACATAAATGGTTCATTGGAATGAATTATCCGACTTTTTAAAGTCTAATCCGTTTCAAACATACAATGTTAAGGATTTAGAATCACTGATTTCTGTGCGCAAGGTGGACCTAGATCACTTTCCGATTCTTTTTGCTTCTGCCCCTGCTGTTGCTGTTACCCCTGCTATTGCTGTCGCCGCACCTCCTGTCCTAAATACCAACACCAACACTAACACCAACACCATCCCCCTTCCCACCCCTAAGCCCAAAAAGGTACAAAAACTCGATGTTCTAAAATATACACTAGACCCTGTTGTATTTGGTATTGAATACATGGATATTTTATACAAAGATTCGCCTAAGAATACGAAACGGCAGATGGAAATTAACGAAGCCCTTCGCTGTGAAGCACGTATTGATGAACTCTACAAATCCCAAGGTGGACGTTCACGTGGTTGGACGAAGACTATGCTAGAGGCAATTATTCGTCCTCGTTGTGCATCCGGTGGCGATCTACACGAACTCAAACAAGCCAAATCGGTTTTTCTATGGCAAGTCGTCAAGAACGATAAGGCGGTCTCGGCGTTTTTGGATTTTCTATGTGTCGCCAAGCAGATTCAAGTTGCGATTTGGGACGACGACTCAAAGATGATTACATTATATCCTGCCGCCGACTATATGGGTGAAGGGGCGAGCTCGCCAAAAGGATTATATAATGTTCATCATACCGGAATGATGATGCGTGTAGAAGGGGTTGATACCGGAAAAGCGTTACTTGATTATGCTATGAATCATTCTTGGACCTTGCTCCCCTCGGCGTCCGTTATCCATAGTTTGGAGAAACTAACTCTGGGAGAGCTAGAATCGGTCGGAAAGAAGTTAGGAATGGCGGACGTGACCGGGTCAAAGGTGGAACGCATTGCCGCCATCGCCGGATATAAATTAAAGTCCCGACTCGGGGTCTAGCTCAGGGCGGAGATAAAAGTTGATGGCTTTAAGCAAAAAGTCTCAGACTTAATAGAAGTATGTCCTTAGAGCTCAAATCTGTCGAATCTCAGGCGGTGGACACCCTATGGTCTGCGTGGGAAAACGCTACAGAAACAGAGATTGAGGCAACATTTAAGCGTCCTAATGGCAAGGAACTCGATTATACATCGTTCTTGAATGCGATTAAGCACTTACGTAGTATGGGATTACAGGAGGACCCGCAGCCGCCCAAACTTAATATTATGATTTCAGGCGGTTTACGTTTCACCCTTGTCGGCGAAGGTACTATACAAGCGTACTGTCGTGACAATACCCTCAAGGGCAAGCCGTTCTTCTGTATCCTCAAGGATAAGAAGCAAGCGTCTGCCAAGGGACCAAGTGAAATTGACCTACCTGAATACGGTGTACGTATCAAGCTACGTCGCGAAATCCCGCTTTCCAAAGATGACCCTCGTGTTGTAGACGCGGTTTCACGCTGGGCGTCCCTTCCTAAAGCGTTTCGTTATATGCAGCGTTTCAGCTTCACATCCCTCCACTGGAAGGGACTCCAGTTTGACGCCTCGTTTGTCCGTGAAAATCGCAAAGACCCCCGTGGCAATTACATCCAGGCAACTACGTTTACCAATGCCGGTATTGTCAAGCAGCCTACACACTACGAATTAGAAGTAGAGGCTCTCACGGGGGCAACGAAGAAAGCGCTCATCTTTGGTATTGTCTCGGTGCTACGTGGACTACAGAAGTCGTACATTCTCACCCGTGAATCGGTACGCCAGCAAGTCCTTACGCAAATGGAAGGTCAAACCGGTGCGAAGAAGGGTTCGTTTCCTGGCTCGCAGCCCATTACTCTACGTAAAACGCATATGGGGCTTGAAAAGGAAGCTGATACGGCGAACATTCGGTTAGAAGATTACAATGTAACCGATAAGGCAGACGGTCTCCGTTGCCTCATGATTGTTACGAAAAATGGACGCATTTATCTTGTTGACCGCTCTTTGAACGTCTATGGAACCGACCGTAAGATCGTAGATACTGAACTTGCCGATTGGGCAGGCTGTGTATTAGACGGAGAATGGGTTACTACAAACGCTACGAATGAGCCGGTGAGCCGTTATTACGCCTTTGATATCTTTAACGGTCGCCGAGGTGAAGACGTCTCCGCGCGTCCCTTCATTATTCGCGGTGTTGAGGTCGCTGTTAGCCGAGAGGCGGCTCTAAGAGAAGCGGTCGCCGCCCTGAATAATGCCGAATATACTGTCGGCTCTATTCCAAAGCAGAACAGCCTCTCCATTCATATGAAAACCTTTCAAACGCCCGTGGATCCTACCGACCCTGTCGGTATCTTTAAGGAGGCGGCATCCGTTCTAGACCGCCTGTCTCGTGATGCGCCTTACCATACCGACGGTCTCATCTTCACACCCAATGCTTCACCCCTCGTCAAGAACATCAATACCTGGGAAACGCAACTCAAATGGAAACCCGCGTCCCAAAATTCGGTAGATTTCCTCGTTGTGACTGAGAAGGAGAAGGATAGTGAAGGTAAGGCGACAATTGTAGATGCGGTCAATACAAAACTACGTGAAGATACCAATCAAATCGTGCGTTACAAGACTCTGCGGCTCTTTGTCGGCTCTTCGCTTGACCCCGCACTCGTTGACCCTCGTGATACGGTCCTCAACAAGAAGCCGTATCCCTCTTCGCTCCAGGAGGGAACACGTAGTGTATACAAGCCGGTAGAATTTACACCTGTACCTATTGACCCTATGGCGTCGGTCTGCTACGTGGCGATGAATGCGGGTGCCACGGATGCCGCCGGTGCGGCACCTGCTGCGCAGACCCTGGAATCTCTTGATGATACCATTTATTGCGAAGAAACCAAGGACCCTATTACAAATCGTACAATAGTAGAGATGGTCTATAAGCCCGAAGCGCCGGCGGGCTGGCGCTGGGTTCCTCTAAGAGTCCGTTGGGATAAGACCGAAGATTTCACCCGTGGTATCGTCGGTGGCACTCTTAACAGCGATAAGGTCGCGAATGATGTCTGGCTCTCTATCCACGACCCCGTCACCGAATATATGATTCGCAACGGTTCTATTACCGAAGAGGTGATGGAAGGAGCACCGGCACCCCTAACAACGAATCTGGCGTACTACCAGCGTAAGGCGCCCCAGCGAGACCTCAATAAAATCCGTGGACTCACTGAGTTTCACAATCGCTACATTAAGGACGAATTACTGCTCTCTAAGGTGTTGACGGCGGGTGCCTCCGTACTGGATATGTCGGTCGGTCAAGCCGGTGATATCCACAAGTGGATGAATGCCCGTGTTGGTTGGGTACTCGGTTGCGATATTGCCGTCAATGGACTCAAGGACAATAAGAACGGTGCCTACCGTCGCTATCTACAATACCTCATGCGCTCTAAGAACGGTGCCGGTGTACCTCGTATGCTCTTCGTTCAAGCGGATTCCTCGGTTCGCTATGCGGACGGCTCCGCCGGTCAGACGCCGCTTGACCGCTCCATGCTACGAACTCTATGGGGCGAATCAGATCCAACCGCGCCTCCCTACGTTCAGGAAATGCGTGGAATGGCGGCTGCCGGCTTTGATGTCGCCTCTCTCATGTTCTCCCTCCACTACTTCTTCAAGGACCGCACGACTCTGGATGGATTCTTGCTCAATCTAGCAGAAACCGTAAAGGTCGGCGGATTCTTCGTCGGTTGCTGCTTTGATGGTGATAAAGTGGTCTCGCTACTACAAGATTTGCCCATGGACGGGGTGAAACGCGGAAATGAGGGGGCGTCAGATATCTGGAGTATTACTAAAAAGTACGACGCCGATATGACGGTGCTTCCAGCAACCGATGAATCGCTCGGCAAGTCCATTGACGTCAGCTTTATCAGCATCGGCGAAACATACCGTGAATATCTTGTATCCTTCCAGTACTTCGTGCGTCGTATGAGCGAAATCGGAATGGAACTCCTCAATCCTACTGAGCTGTTAGCGATGGGTATGGTCGCCTCTACAAATCTCTTCTCTACATCACACGAAATGGCGACGGCATTGGGTCGTAATTACGCAATGAGTTCTGTCATTCGTACATTCAGTTTCCTCAATCGGTGGTTCATCTTCCGCCGCCGCTCCACCACCTCCGCACTCTCTTTACCATCAATGCCTGTAGTGAGTGCGGCAACCGTTGAACCTGTGGCAGAAGAGCCATATGTCTCGCCTGAAGTTCTAACATCATTTAATGAGCGATTGGCAGCGGCGCCCCGTATTGAGGCACCTGCCGAACTGAGCGAAGAATCCGCTGAAGAGGAGGCTCAAGAGGTAGAGGAACAGGCGACTGCTGCCGAGGAAGAGGGAGCCGCCGAAGCAGAAGAGGAGTTAGCAGAAGAAGAAGAGGCAGAGGCAGCTGAGCCAGAGTTAGAACTCGCCACCGGTCCCGCTTACCCCTTCTACTACAAATCTGCCGCAAAGGACGACCTCAAGATTAAGGAGAAGGGCTGGCGTCGTACCATCAGCACCTTCGCACCCTTTATGTTCAAAGATCCTAAGAACTCCTCCGTTCTATATCCCAATTTAGAGGCGGTCATTGGTGCGCTCAAGTATCAGCTCGGCTCCAACAAGCCTGAGCTCGGTGCGCAGCTCTTTAGCACGACCGGTAATATTTATCAGAAATATCTGGAAGAGAAGCGAGCACTCGGTGCCGACCCCAGTGTAGAAGCCCTGGCAGTTCTAACAGATGAACTCGGTATCCGAATGCGTGATGCCCACAAGGCGGTGACCATCAAGAAGACCGGTGCGGTCTTTACACCTGAAACCTATATTGCCGGTGTAGAAGGTCCTCTAGAGGCGTATTTGAAACAGCGCTATAACGAGGATGGTGTATTCCGTAAGATTCTGGACGCCGTAAAGGAGCAGAAGGTGAAACTCGTCGCGTATACTGCCACCGCCGAAAATGAAATGACCGGTACAGTTGCCAAGGATGGCTCGGTCTCTGGCTCTAACTTACTCGGTCGCACCCTCATGAAGTTGGTCGGACTGACATATTAGTCTAAAAATAAAAGAGTTTCTCTAACTATAATAAATAATGTCATTTATTGTCTATGGCGGTGTACGATATGAACAAATACGTCATGCTATCTATTGTAAAAAATGTTTTAATACAATAGAAAGTAAATATATACACGATTTCAAGCGTTGCTCTTGTGGTGCGGTAGGAGTGGATGGAGGTATTTCTTTTGGCAATCGTATTTTAGGAAATCTATCCGATATGGAGTGTCGCAGTATGTACTGCGCAGTTGTAGCTGGAAAGACAATTTGGCTACCGCAGTCTATTATAGAGAAAAGTTTTAAGATACGCACCATATAAAACTCTTTAATACTATATAGGTAAATGGACCCCGTGGCATACGCACCCTTGCCCTCGGCGCCGCCTGCTCATTCAGTTATATCTGTAAATCCTGTCACACCTGTACCTCTAACAATTAGAATTGTGGGTTCTGAGGCGGCGGAGGATAGACGGTGGGGTACCTACTGTTGTTTTATTGTAGTCGCCTTTATTGTTGGTTGTCTTCTCTTTTATTATGTATTTTTACATGGTCCTAAAAATTGAGACTGTTGTGTTTTGGTTTGCTTGTTGGCATAAAAGAGTATATGCCTCAATCAATCAGCGATGGGGCATTGGCGTGGCAGCGTCTAGCAGTTGTCAATAAACATCCACGTGACGAGCGTATTACATTTGATGAAGAGACCCATAAATATACGATTGATGGGTCTCGTTATGATATTTCCTGTACCGGTTTTGTTCATAGTTTCTTCGGTCACTTTGACGCCGATGATGTAATCAAGAAAATGATGCGGAGCCCCAATTGGAAGCCTGGCGGCGCATCGTACGAAAAGTACAAGGGGTTGACGCCTGACGGGATTAAGGCGCTATGGTCCTCATCCGGTGCCGAATCCAGTGAAGCGGGTACGCGTATGCACTTGGATATTGAACATTACTACAATGCGTCTCCCATCGGCAATCTTGCCGGTGATTCGTGGGAAGCGAATCCCAGCAAGGAATGGGACTACTTTATGCGCTACGAACGGAAGTGGCGTCTGGCTCAGGGGTTTGTACCATTCCGCACTGAGTGGCTCGTCTTTAACGACGAAATTCGCCTTGCCGGCTCCATTGATATGGTCTACGCAAAGCCCGATGGAACATACGCTATTTACGATTGGAAGCGCTCCAAAGAGATTAAGATTGAAAATAAGTACCAGAAGGGTCTCGGTCCGCTGGCGCACTTGGACGATTGTAACTATTGGCATTATTCTCTACAGCTCAATAATTACCGTCGGCTGTTGGAGAAATTCTACGGACTGGTGGTGAACGAGTTGGCTCTAGTGATTCTACATCCTAACAATAAATCGTTTAAGATTGTCAAGCTCAATCTCATGGACGCCGAGGTGGAGGCGATGTGGGCGTTTCGTCTAGAACAGATGAATTCGCCCGTACCGGTGGTATTAGATATGGTAAAGGAGACTCAGATTGAGTTGGAACCCCAGGAAGAAACAGGAACAGAACCAGAACCAGATACCGGCTGCCTAATTCTAGATGACTAGAGCGTGTTTCGTCTATAATAATTTTTTCGTTTCCTAAGTAAATGTCGTCTAGGACATTGTATCTACATTGGGAGTTTAACGGGGTGTCGTGGAAAGGGTATCAAGTTGTATCATCGGTTCCCGACGTAGACGGCTCCGTCCGCTTACATTTAGAAAACCACGTCGAACAGTACTCTATGGTAGCACAGTTACACGCAGATTATTTAGAAATGTACATAACATACGAGGGGGAAGCAGTGTTGCCTCCGCCGTGCGTTATGAAAGCTTCAGATGGGGGAATTATAACAGTCCAGTTTTCTTTTAAACGTACTGAATAGAATGGAGATCTGGAAACTACTTTTCATACTTGTTGTCGTATGTGCGCTTGGCACATTTGGTGTATTTACAAAGTGGCGTAGCCATCGTCGTATGCCATTCTGGTTAAAACGTAGCCATTTGAAGCACGTGACCTATGAAGGATTTGGGGGTGGATTTGGAGTAGGGTTCAATGGGGGCTTCGGTGTAGGTGGAAATGGGGGGTTTGGAAGTGCGATTCCACCAAGCTTTGGCAGTATCGGCTTAGATGATAAGAAAACTAATAGAGTTCTCAATGAATCATTCTACGGCGGTGGTTTTGGTGTCGGGTTCAACGGCGGGTTTGGTGTTGGTGCGAATGGTGGTTTTGGCGATGCTATCGAACCAAACTTTGGTAGTATCGGTGTAGATGATAAGAGAACTAATAGAGTTGTCAGTGAGGCTTTCCACGGTGGTGCTGGTGGAGGTGGTCACGGAGGGGGAGGTGGAGGTCACGGAGGGGGAGGTCACGGAGGGGGCGGTCACGGAGGGGGTGGTCACGGAGGTCACGGTGGATGGCACGGACCCGGTGGTTACGGTGGTCCTAACCAGGGCACCTGGCGAGGTTGGGGCGGTGATGGTGGCGGTTGGTACGGCTGGAGTTACCCATGGGCGTGGTACGGACCCGTAGATGTTGCGGTTGAATGCTACTCAAATGCCGACTGCGATGAAAAAAGCTTTTGTGGAAGCAATGGATATTGTACGTTAAAAGAGGTGGATGTGACGGTGCCAGTTGGAGTTCCTGATGTTATCTAATGATTACCAGCCAACGTCTCCTGTAGTCGTCGATGGCGTTCCTGCGTGATAGACTCATTCTCTGGCTCGCGCATACGCTCTTCCACACGAATGGGTCGGATCTTACGATGAAATTGATTCTCAATATCACCATAACACGCATTACAGTACTTTACCAGGTCCTGAACCTGATTCATAATCTTCTTCTTGTCGCAACCCTCAACGAGAATTTGCGAGATGATTTCGCGAGTACCACCCGCAAATACCTGTGCCACCTGTGCCTTTGCTACCGCAAAACGCATACTCTTTTCGCCACGCTGAAGTGCGTAGCGCCAGTTTTCCTCCGTGATTTGACCCAGCATAAACTTGACACGCATAACTCGTAGGTCCTCTTCGTTGCCCTGATGTTCAACGCGTGTATTATCCTCCGCTTCCAGCATGAGACGCCATGCTTCCGCAAGATAACAATGGACAAGAGTACGCCATTCAGTCCCCGCCAAGGCACGGAGGATATCACGGTCCGCTGCGCACCCATGTTGTAATGGATTCGCATTCGGATCGCGTCCTTGACTGCGGAGCCAGTCAAAGTAGTGAGGATTGTGAACCGGTCCGGTTGCCATCTTACCAGTTCGCCAACTGAAGCCTGTATTACACTGTGTACAGAACATCTGGTCACAACCCTCAATCTTACAGATACTTACGCCGCACTTTGGGCACGACTTCGCCTCCGCCTTGAGCAGAGTTGCCGTCGCCACCTTGTCTGGATCACACCGATGTGCCGGATCATCGCGCACAGCGCCCTTCAGGTCGTGGCAGTCAGGGCACGTATACATGTCGCAGAGTCCGCACTTCCACGCCGTAGAAAGGAAACCCTTACAGTCCGGCGCAGGACAGGGCTTTATGAAAGCAGCAACAACCGCCTTTGGCTTCGGTGCCTCCCCTGCGCCGCTATTAGACGCCGTAAAGTCCGGCAGGCGCTCACGACCATACGATGATACTACACGCTCAATAGAATTAAGCACATCGCCCGCCGCCAATAACTCGCGATTAATACGACGAGACTCATCCAGCGCTTTCTTATATCTCTCGTCAGCGGTTGCCCTCAACGCATTCGCAGCACGGACTTCCGCCGCATCTGCCTGCGTGCCAGGCAACTTAGATTTTTCACGGTCCGCTAGCACCTTTTCACGATGCTCTTTATACGTCTTGAGACGGAATGTAGAGGTCATTTCATTGTCTAGGAAATTGCGTTCCCAGCCACGGTCACACTCTACATTAATACAACGAGGTACATCGGTCACCTCGTTCAGTAAGTACATTTGAAAGCAAGTACGGCATATCTGTATAGCACAATGCGGGCACGTCGTAGGAGAACGGGTGGTCGCATTGAACACATCAAAGCAAACGGAACATGTTGGTTTAGGAACTTTAGGAGGCATTTCTGGGATACGTTATCCCCTAGAGATGGTACCTCAATTTTTGTCAATCTAGTGCCATCTGTATGCTCGCCGGCAACTCATCTTCCCTTAAAGTGAATCCCGTTGTCTTTTTATTCTGTAAGGGAACACCATTGACATCTAGAACAATATAGTTTGGCACATCCGCCTTGGATTCAATAATAGAGTCCGATTGTGAAATATCTATTCTATTTGTTTCCGAGTTGTAATATGTTCTCAGCACATTCACATTCAATTCCTTGGCTAATTCTATCCATTCCTTCTGTGTGCCGTGAAACGATTTGTCAGCAGGTATAAATTTCGCAATACGCATTACCTGATTGAGAAAAGCACGTGGATCGCCTGCTAAATAAGGGCTCACAACTATACGATACAACGACTCCTTCCAGTCCTCTGGTAATTCAATCGCCAATTCATTAATGCCTACCTCCTCAGGATATGTCAGTCCCGCTGTATAATCGGTCGGCTGACGCTTGCTATATCCTAAAATATCGTATAGAAGTTGGGTGCCACGACCGACCGCCGAAAACAACAATGACCCATTCTCGTAACGGAATTCGCTACCCTGTAACGGCTTAAGTCGGCTCACTGTATGATTTAGAATCTCCATAGCCTTTCCAAATGTACGTAAGAGTTCATCCGTTAAGCGTGCCGACATCAAATGGACCGGATCCAAAAATCGCTCCGTTGCCGTTGTATGAATGAGGCACTGACGCAATGGTGCCTCTCCCTCTGTCCAAGAGCAGCCTTCTATACAATCAGATTGCTTTGTAATCTGCGTACATTCACGGCGTAGTACTGACGGCTTTGCTGCTACACGATTATCATCCCGCTTCACCCACTGATTCACATACGGATATAAGAGAGAATCTAGGCGGCGCTGGAGTTCAAACAATGGGAGACGACGGCGGGCTTGGCGCAATTTGTCAATCTTCGCCTTGAGTACACGTCCGCTCTGTTGGTCCGCGGGCGATTTGAACTGTCCTGCTAAAAATTCCGACAACGTAATACGTAGATGTTGGTACGCCTCCTCTAACTCCTCCTCCTTTGTAGCGGTCTCAAGCGATTTTACGGGGGCTTTCGGTGCCATCAACGCCAAATCTGCTAGCCACGGCTCCGTACCCTCCTTAAGTATAAGCGGAGACTCCGCTTTCAGTTTCGCATACGCTGGCTCGTTGAGAACGGGGTCCTCTACGGAGATGGGCGCAATAGGAATTGTAATACCGCATACCAAATCTACGGCAGTGTACTGCGTTTTCTTACCATTAATACGGAATGCCTTCGGCATGAGACTCTCTATTTTCGGCATGCTTGTAAATACCGTCTGAAGAGTCGGTGGAGGAAGCAGCGACTCCTCGCCATACATACTTGCGCACTGCGGTAAAATGAGACCATCGTCTACACAGGGTACATAGAGTTTCGTTTTATCGGTCTGTACATCTATAATACCTACAAGGCGGTTACTACGGTCGCGGAGAAGATGCGTGTCTGGCGTTATAATATCTGGATTTTTAATACTATTGAGGTCGGTTATGCTTGGTGGTTTAAATTCCATACTACGCACCGGCAACCAAGGATGAACCGGTGGTACCGACCGTCCACAACCCGTTTCCGAAACATATTCTTCAACAAATGTTTGAAGTGGTACGCGCACTTTAGGAGGAAGCGTTTCTATGCTTCCTGCCGCCTGAAAATGAATCACTCCGTACATTTTCTTATCCATAAGCGTCTTACCATCATATAGAACGAGCGGGTCGTAATTTGCGGTTACCTCGTCTTCAACGAGGAGTAGAAATGGCGGTGGATATATTTTGTTATGTACCGAAATACCAAAATGCGGGCAGAGAAGAACAGGATCTTCGTTCTTATTTTTGGGAACACGAATGCGGACAAGTAGGACCCCATGCTCTGTAAATAATCCTGGGACTGCTAACAATGATTCCCAGAGTCTGAGTTCTTTTGGCTCTTTTGTATCTGCTACATACTCTTTGAATCGGTGCCAGGCGAAATAGAACTGTTTAGCGGCAGCAGAAATCTCGCCTCCATCTGTTGGGAGCAGACCCATTTTACCGCACCATTCTTGAATAGCACCGGTGGGCGCCTCGGCACCGCTTCTATTCGCAAATTCGTGTATAAGTGTTCCATAATTCGCCTGTTCAAAGGCTCGTGCGGCAAACGGCTCGTTTGCGCCGTTCAGTTTATCTAATAGTACATCCAAGACCTGCTCCTCCGTCTTTATAGTATTGCCGTCATTATGTTGGGCAAATTCCTCCGTCGCATACTCCGCCCATGCTAGCAGGGCTAGAAAGTTTTTGCCTGGCTCTCTCTGCGAATGACCGAGTCCATAGCGTACAAACGCTTGCGCAGGTGTTGTATTATCACGATACGGTAGCAAATGTGAGTTGGTCTCCTGTTGCTCTACGCCGCGATTCTTCGTTAAAAAATCCTCAGGGTTCTGTCCTATAAATCTATTTACAGATGCTGGTGGAACGGCTATGGCACCCTTCTCTAGCTCAAACCAGTCCAACTTAATACGACCTAGTATGTTTTGATTCGGAATATACCAAGTTTTCGCATTTGGTGAAAACGGTTTGCTACGATTTACGATATCTTTGACGGGCTGAGCGGCTGTTGGGGCAGAACCAGGAAGAGGAACAGGAGCAGGGGCAGAAGCAGAAGGAGCTGCTTCTTCCGTTGAGGGCAACTCTGGAAGTTTCGCACCCTCTGGAGGCGCAACGTGCTTCTGCTCTACAAAACAGCACGGAAGTGCGTATTTATCAGGATGAAACAGTCCGCTTAAAAATCCCGAATACTTCGCAACTTTTCCTGAAGCTGCCGATGTAGGACGTTGTAATACAGTCTCACCTATCGCCGGTTTAGCATTATTCCGAATCACGGTTCCACGGCAGAAGGGGCACGATTTGGCAGCCTTCGGCTTTCCATCGTATCCTACCGTACCATTAAATTCCGCCTCTAAAAGCGGTAAATCGTCACGAACACACCAAAATTCCGTACAAATATAATTATTGATATGTTTTGCGTCCGTACCGGTCTGGGTCACGAGCCATACCGGCTTCGATTCCTGCTCTGCGATTAGACCATCAATAATCGCCTTTTCCTCTTTGAGCGAAGAATCTACCTCGGTAATACTTCGGCGACCCTCTCCGTCCGCCTTGAGAGCGAATCCCTTACGTAATATAAGCATCTCCATCTCCGCAATCTGCTTATTTGTTCCCTTTCCCTTGCGCTGTCCTACCGTCTTACTTACAGCAACATCGTACGCCTTTTGTACATCTGGTTTGAGCGGGACCTCCAGCCAGCGGACCTTATCACCATACAATTCCTTCGCTCGGCGATATGCCTCCTTTGAAAGTACATTCGGCTGTCTATTCTGTGTAAGTTGGCATTGACGGCTATATAATTTCGTACGTGCCTCGCTCGTATCGGTATATTGAAATAAATCGTTATCACGGCTTTTCAACTTATTCAAATACCATTCTTTTGTAATTGCCTCCACGGTTTCATCGGGTGCCAACGCAGTAGGAACTGCTACCGCAGATGGTTTAGTTACCTCTTCTTCCTCCGCCTCTTCTTCCGCTTCGTCCTCCTCCGCCGCATCATTATTCGCTTGATTTTGCATCATATCCAATAATCCGTAGTCAAATGCCTGGTTAAGTTCTTCAGGGACTTCTGGTGCCGCCTCAGCAATATCTGCCTCCGTAGCAGCAACCGCTTCCTCCGCTTTTGCCGTCTTGTCTACTTTGAGGGTCTCTGTGCTTTCTGACAAAAATAGAGTCATCAGTGTGAGCATTCGTTCCAGGTCACGGGTGGACTCGCATCCCGTAATCAAAATACGATATTTCGGATGGTCGTTATAGAGTCGGATTGCCGCACCTACATTGTACGCCGCGACCGTCGTATCCTCCTCGGTGGTAGGAGGATTTTTGACGCTACATCTAGCATCGCGAATCGCCAAATCTTTTATACGTAAATCGTCCCCTTTACCGCTTTTATACATAATAACGTGCGTTGAATGGCGTTGAATCCAGTCTTCCTCCGCCTGTGTTGCCTCCTCCAACGAAATACCAAACTCTTTTACAAGTGCTTTGATATAGGCACCTCTCGGTACATCCACCTCCGTCTTCGATCCACGGTTAAGATATAGCAAGGTGAGATAATTCATAATTGGATTTGAATATTGTACGTAATTACTGACTCCCTTGTATCGTAGAATGAGTGCCGCCTGTGGCGTCTCATCTTCAAACGGCGGATCTATAGAGAACAGTGGGGTAAAGGTATCCACACGATTTACAAGCTCTACCTTGCCTGGCTTGCGTCCTCCAAGATTCGTCGTAAATTCGTATTCTGCCGTTAGATCGCAGAGCTTAATACTGGCGGGCTCTATATTTTCCCAGGGTGTTCCCGCTAACATGTCTCTCAGGACCGACTGCGCAGCGTTTACGGTTTTCGCAGATACGCTGACACCACGACGGGGTGCGCCAATATACATCTCTGCGCTTCCATCCTCGTAAATTCGCACCGTCCAGCATATACCGAGTACTTTTGGGTCGTCAATAGGACGCTTGATAAGAATAATCGCCCCCATATCGGTGGAGGGCTTATCCGCCATCAAACTATCCAATAATTTTTCATTGGTAATATACGGCTTTCCGTCTCTTGCGGTTGCCACTTTAATAATAGACGGTACACGGTCCTTCGCCGAAAAATAGCGTAAAAACGGCTTGGACGGTGTAGGAATCATTTCGTAGAATTTGAGTTCCAAGAGCGATGAATTGTAATTGGGTGCTTTTGGTAGAATAGACTTATAAATATAGAGTTTTGTCAGTTCAGGAAGTTCGGCATCCTTTACGATATCCGATATAACGCCTGTTTCTAGGCGAGATAAGCGTGTATCCATATATGTGCGATATTCGCTCAATGTTTGTAAATCGGCGGTGCTCATTCGTAGCGATGTTGGCTGCGAACGAAGTTGGGGGAAATAGAGTTTTACAAATCCCTCAAACACGGGCTCGTCGAGCGGTTGATCCGGTCGTAGCAACGATTCTAACGTCCATACGTGAATTGTGGGCTGCTCGGGCTGGGCGACAAGTAGCGTATTTTCAAGTGTGACTCCGCTATAAATTGTAGGATAGACCGGTTTTTTAGCATCGTCTTCATAAATCCGCGAATCTGGCTGTCGCAGCACGGCAGGGTCGTGGGGATTCGGTAGCCCTTTGTCTCCTAGAAACGGCCAACTAAACTCTAGCGGTCTGAATTGATTCGGTCCGATTTCCATCGCAATATAAAGTTGGTTTGGCGGCGATGTTTTTAGAGTAACAGCAATATGCTGTTTGAGACTAAAAAGTGTCTCAAACGGAAAGATTGCCGTGAATCTAGAATCATCTAATTTTACCATACGGGTCTCATCCAAATGAGAAAGTATCGTAATTGCCCGTGGTCCTAATGAAGGCAACCGGGACGGTTCTGTTATGTCCATTGCTATTGTGGTTTGCGTTTTGAATTCTTAGGTCTAATCTAATCTTTCAAACCGTCATCTACGGTCTCCTTATACTTAGGAGAATCCGTAATATGGACGCCACAGTACTCAACAGGATGTGCCGAAAAATTTGTATATTCATATACACCCGTCGCCTCCGCCTGCTCCAGCAACCACGCAAAATGGTTCCAAAACTCCGGTGTATGTCCTATACTACTCGTACCAACATGGCTCATTTCGTGTAGCGCCACAAATACAACAATATTTTCCTGTACAAGTTGTTCCTTTTCATCACGCTGTCGCAGACACATAAAAATCTGCTCACCCTTATTCACCGAGTACGATGTATACTGCGCATCCGGTGTAGATTCACTAAAACGCTGTGCCGAGCAGTCAAAGTTATCAATCATCTGTTTTACAAACTTCTTATCGTAATACTTATTCCTTAGGTAATCACGAAGTTTGAGAAGACGACCACGTACACGGGCAAGACGATCCGCTGCGTCCTGCTTATCGGGAAGATTACGGACGAGATACATTTCGCCGTCTACCGTTGATTTCGTGAGTGCGACAGGATACTTTGATTCCTTCATAGCGAGTCCAGCGTATCCTAGACCTACCACACCCGCTAAGAAAGCCCATGGGAGAATAGAATCGTTCATATCCTTACTTTAGGATGTACAAAATTGAGATTCCTTTGTATCGCTGTACTTCTAACAATAGGATAATGGAGTATATGGTGGTCTATGCGGATACGCCCGACGGGCTAACAGCAAAAGTAACGGCAGCTCTTGGGGAGAACTGGCGCCTCTGTGGCGGCGTAGCGGTGGCGACAGTGCCGACATCGGTGGATGGAGGCGGAGTGTATAAGAATGCCATTTCGTTCTATCAGGCGATGGTGCGTGAGGGTGGGGCGCCTCTGGTGATTCCTACGTCGGTGCTATATACGTAATGTCAGTCGTCGGGAGTTTCAAGAATACCATTCTCTCCAACGATAAAGCAAGTATAATTATATCCTTGGGCGATACAAGCTGCTTTTTGTAATGGAATCTTTCCGTCTTTCATACCTTTTTCATATGTCCACGTGCTTTTGACTTCAACAATCAACTTCTCAGATGGTATATATATATCGCTAAAATATCTATGTTTTATCCCTTTTGTATCTGTGTACCAAATCTCAGGCTGTTGCTTACGACCTACAAGAATATCATCTTCGTCAAATGAAAGTAAGACATAATCTAAGATGTAATTTTCATACCCTTGAATATTAACTTGCTTGCCAGATGGAAATGTATAAATTTTATAACTATAACCGGTCTTTTCTACTTTATCTTGAATATCAGCACTTTGCATAGCGTGTTCAACTCCAAAATTTTTCATACATGTCGCCTTACGCCGAGTTTTACATTCTTCTGTCTTGGCATAATTTGTTACGCCAAATTTACTGATATTTGTTTGATCTTTACGTTTGTTTATACATTTCTTATTTGAGCAACGTTGTCCTTTGTTAAATTTATTGAATGATATTTTACCTTCTTTTCCACAAACACATTTGAATCGCATTCGAGTTGTATTATCTTTATAGGTTGATTCTAGGAGTTCGCATCCTGCTTTTTTATAAATATCTCTTAATTCTTCAATTGTATGTTTTTTATCTTCTATGTATTTTAACATACCTTTTAGAACTGCTTGCTTCTTAGCTGGATCTTGGCTTATATACTCATAACCAAATCGTTCCATATTTGTTGCTTTCAATCGTTCCTGACGGCAGTTCTTACAGCGTATACCTCTGTTGAATATATCTAGTCTTGTTGTATGTACTTCAGTATTTCCACAAGAACAAAGATACTCTAAAGGTTTCTTATTCGTTTTATATTCCTTGGATACCAATGTACATTTAGCGGCTTCAAATATTCGTTTTACGTCATCAAATGCTAGCCGGGGCGGCATTTATTTAGATGGTTTGGGTTATTTGAAATAGATGAACGAAGTTCAACTTTTTCAAAGAGAGAGGCAAGGGGGTAGGGGAGGGCAAAAAAAATTAGAACCATAAAATTTTAAAATTTAATAATTTTCCTACGCAATCTCTAGTACTCTACGATTTACGTCCGGTTCTATTGTCGAATTCAGCCATGGGCTCACGTTCACCTGCGGGTTCGGCGGCTCCGAGCGGAGATCCCAAGAGGCGTTGCGGAGAGACTGACCGACCGTGTTGACACCGATGAGGGCACCAGCGTTCAAGAAGTTCTTGCCGGCAATATCACCAGCACCCTGAGGGTTCACCTGCGCCCACTTGGAGTTGGGGTCATTGGGGAGGAGTTCCTGAGGGGCGAGCTGATTCTTAGGGTAGCAGTTGGATGGTGTAGAAGCAGCGGCGAATGGCATTGGGGAAGGCGCATCCTGGAAGCCCTCCTTGACGGCGTGCATGCCTGGGTTGGGTGGTGTATCGGGGCTGACAGTTGTTCCAAGGGGTGTGGCGTTCTGAGTCGCATTCATTACACGGGCGAGGTCAACCGGTCCAGGTGTAGGAAAAGCATTGGCGGGTGTGCCGGTCATCGACTGGGGACCAGTCATCATTGTAGTAGGACCGGAGTTCTGGAAACCCTCACGGCGCCAGTGGCGCTTGCCCTTAAGAAGTCCACCGAGCGTAGGATCTAATACAAAGAACAAACCTAAGGCAACCAATACGGCTAGACCGACCAGGAGTGGTGTTCGCGAAGACATTTTCTCTAATTCCCTTGTTTGTATTTTTTTTACGCCTCGCTGTTTATTGAGGCATCGTCGTCTGACACCCAATCGCTAAATTCGGACTCATCGTCGGACACCTCATATTTTCTAAAAAAGTCGTTCATCGCACCGAGGGCGGTTTGTCTAGCCTCGTCGGCAGTCCGGAAGAGGACCTTTACATATTCTTTCGCCGCCGCTTTCTCTTTTGCTATTAATGCCGGGCTACGTAATGTAATATTCGCATTTGTTGCGGCTGCCTCAAGATCGTTTACCTCCTCAATCTCCTTTACCGGAGTCTGCCAATCGAAGTCAATGATATCGTTCTGACTATCCTTCTCCAAGAACTTCACGGCAAACTTTGGCGAGATGGTAGACCGGGTAATAAGAATACCGATTAACTCCAAGTCAACGATAGAATTTGTATATGCACCTTCCTTCACATCAAAGAAAAATTCTTTTTGCGTATACTCGTTCCAGTGCGGAGTGTTTGTATCATCATATATAATGCCCCACTGTGGTGTAATACGTTCTAACGATTCAAAGGACGGCTTGTTTTTAAAGAGCGTCTCCGTCTTTGTAAGTTCATTTAATACTTTATTCTGAAGTTCCTTAAACTTTGGCTGTACTACCGGGTCGGGAAGTATTGTAAGAGTCTTATCCATTCGTAGGCGTGCTCCCAGGGGTGCTGGTTTCGCCATCGGCACGTAAAAATATACGTTATTTCCATTGGCACGACGTTCCGGGACTCCAAACATTGGTTCTGATTTGAGCTGCGATGTACGTTGAAAAATAGTTCCGCACCCCATCTCAATGAGTGCTGGAACTCTTCTTAGTTCGTCGGGACAGCGTGACCGATATACAGAAGCAACTGGCGATTTGGCGGAACATATTGGTGATAAAATACTGATTTTGTTAAGGTCTCCCGAAAATCAAGCACGAATCCAATCGGTACTTGACCCGATTATTTCGCATATTATTAATCGTATTTTTCCATATATACTGCTTTCAGCAATACTCTTTTTGATTTTATTTATTTTAACGATAGGAACCTTCTATATGGTTATGCGTACATCGGCAACCATGACTTATAATACTAAGATATCAGACTGATAGAGTTTACTGAATTGGTCGGCGTCCATATCTTTGAGATGCTGTGTACGAAGAATATCAAGATACGGAGTCTCTGATACGATAGCATTCTTATCTCCCTTCTTCCACAGTGACCACTTCATCCACTGCTTCTCGCTCATGAGAGATTCAACCGTTTCGTTTCGTCCGTTGAGCATATCAATTGCCCTATCGTAAGGAAGAAAGTCCATAATACGAATGGACTCCAACGCTTTGTGAAGATTGCCCTTATATTTAATTGTAAAGTACGATTGCTTGAATGGCAAAGACTTCGCCTTGTTTGTATAATCGGATCCCATCAGAACACACATTTCTAGAAACTGCGAGTATGACAGTCCAGCATGCTGTAAAATATTACTGAGTTCGTAGATAATCCAGCCGGTCGTATCGCCTGGAACGCCCATTCGTTCAGGAACAAGCATAGTATGGACACCACGTGCCAGCAAATCCATATCATTACTCATCACAGCATCCAATTCACCACGGCGCATCAAATACGCCAAAACATTGTCCGCTTCGCCATTGGCATTCAAGAAGAGAACACCCGCCGCATACAGCAGTCGCTTCACCTCATCACGCTCGTCGGTCGTCACGTAGACGGACCCTGCCGAAAGACTGCCAATCTCTTTCGTAAGCGTATCACGCTGCTCTTTTGTCATATCAACATTCTCAATATCAGTTGACAACTGTTGGAGTTTCTGGTCATTTTTGAGTCGTGCTTCATTACGCTGTTTGATTGTTTCCCGCTTTTCGTCCGGTGGCTTGCCGTCAAAGACCGGAATCGGTATAATATTATATTCCCTACATTTCGCAATCAGGTGCGCAATGTAAGTAATTGGATGTGTTTTGTTGGCTTTCGCCTTGTAGAGGAAACCAAGAATGTCAATGCCGATACGTTTCTTGGTGAAGGATGCCCAATTGGGCGATTTGATGGCTGCCGGTGCCGCCCACCGGATCCAGCCAGTAAGTCCACGGATGCCCATTGTAGAAGGAAGGAGACGAAAGAAGTAATTATTAACGATGAAGTGTGTAGTTTCGGAGTGCTCAATCGGCAGACTCGTAGTAGGGGGCTCAATTTTTTTATCTCTTAAATCCCTCAAGAACGTTCGGCACACTCATTCTTAAACTCATGTCTTGAGGGGTTGTGTGCTTTGCTATAGTGCGTAACCGTTCTAACTCAGGTGTCACCAAACCACACATTACATATTTCTTCTCCTCATCGGTTGTCCCTTGTCCAAAGACCCACAAAAATTCAAAATGGGGGGCGAGGGCTGCTTTTAGCACATAATACGCAAATACACTCGTATTCTCCTCCCATCGGTGAGTAGCCCTCGCCAAGAGTTGGACCGCCTGTGCGTCCTGCCACTTACGCTGTCTCTCCCACGGTTTGCCATACCATTCGCACGCCAGCCATTCAGCATATAACTCGGTCCAAGCTTCAAATAAATGCGGATTGAGTTTATCGGTCTTATTCATCTTCCAGCACGGTGCCGGCGCCGGTCCGACCTTCCAATCCCACTTCATAGCGTGAATCATTTCGTGAATAAGCACCCGCTCCCATTCCTCTTTACGATAAATCACAATATTCGAGGTACCAACAATTGTCCATCCACCATTGACCTGCGCTTTTGTCGGCCACTGATTTGCCTTGATTTCCCGTGGGTCATCACGATACCATAGATAAATCTTAAATCCTGGTGCGGCTCCTAACCATTTGAGTATCGCATCCGTTGTTCGTGCGACCTCTGTAGACTTTCCTAGGTCCGGTGTAATCAAAAAGAGTGTACTTCCCTGCCAAAGCTCGTATTTGAGTCCTTGCGTGGCTGGGTTCTCTAACAATGAGAAAATGGTCTGCTGTTCCCAGCCACTAGCTATCTGCCTTTTTGCTTCGTCGAACTCTTGCGGGCTTAGCGGTTGGTGTCGCTTTTGTGGTTTCAGCGGGGGCAGCGGCACTGATTGGAGTAGCGCTAACGCCGACTCCACCGGCGGACTCGTGGACGAGTTCATTTTGTAGTGGCGTGTCTTTTTTATGCGTTTGCTGCGGAGGCAGCAGGGATGAATGGGTGCGCACGGTTTCAAACAAAAAGAGTACTGCTGATTCTAAGGAAAGTGGTGTACGGTACGATGTATGCGGCTCCGCCATTGTGAGCGACTTCATAGCGAGCCAGAATACATGGGGCTCTAGAAGCATATGCTGCCGCTGAATGGCGGCGGCACAACTATCAATAATCTCGGGTCCCGTTTGGCAGAAACTGAGTGCCTGATATACGATACTACGTAGCCACTGGACCACTTTGAGGTCGGGCTTTCTACCGGACCGTGCGTTCTGAATGAGCAATGCTATCATCTCGTCGTAGAAATCCTGAATACGGCGTGGCCACTGGCTAGGCTCTGCTGAAAAATACTTCTGAATCTCCTCAATACGTTCAGGTCGTCCTTCGCACTTCTCATAGGCGACTTGAGACATGAATGGAGAGGGAACCGTGGTTGCCCACGTATTATACGACATACGGGGCATACGATAGCGTACAAAGGCGTCGTCTAATAGGGCGAGTGGACCCGTCATTTCACGGGCAGTCATCCAAAGCATTCCCGCCGCCTCGGGTGGTAGAACAAACTGCTGAAGAATAGCACGGACACGAATCGCCGCTGCTAAAGAAAGACTATGCGCACGTCGTAAGACAACGAGTTTTCGGGACGATGCCCTTAGACTATTGAGTACGTCACCGCTGCTAAAGAAACTGGTCAAGAGATCGCCTATAATTTGCTTATCCTGCATGGATAAGTTCGGAATATCAATTTCAAAATGGTAGGGGCTGGTAAAGACGCGGGCTTCATAGCTATCGCCGACCGTAAATGTACGGGTTTCCAAAGGATAGGTGATTTTTCCATTATTCTCCTCTTCAATAAGACGTCGGAGCTCTTTGGTTTTTCCAGACCCCGCAGGTCCGATAAAAAGGAAAGGAATATCCAATCGCTTCATCATTAGTTGATATGATGAGGTGATGGGTTTAGACGGACTTAGACGGACTTTTGTGGGACTTACTGATTGCCGGTCGCTAACGTATCCCGCATATTGCTTACGGTAACTGTAGCAATACTTGCTGAAATGAGAGAGCAGGGTAATACAATCAGCATTACAATCAGAAGCATAAACTGAATCATCTGTCCAGGATTATGGCTAAAATGGTACAACGCGAGCGCATAGGCAATCAGCGATGCTACAAAACTAAATACCGTTACAATGGTCAAAAGTTTGGTATTTTGCGACGAATCTTTTGGTAAAAGAGTGCCATATGTCACACCCGCAATGATTGCTAAGACTCCGCAGACACTTACAGATATCCAAAATGGCGCATTAAACGACATACTCTATTATATATTTAGTTTATCGCCTACGCCCCCCTCCTTTTACTACCGCCTTTGCCGTATCTCCAAACGCCGTAGCAAATGTATCCCATTTGATACCTGTGCCGGGCGGCGTTGATATAATAACCGCAATACCACAAAGTATTAGAATTGATACAATGAGAGGCACAAAAAATCGGCGAAAATAGACATCTTTAATTACAGGATCTCTATGCTTGCGTCTAGTTGCCCCACCGCCGCTACAAGATGGATTCGGAGTATCCATTTACAATGGTTCATCTTTTTCTAATTATAGTATAAGGAGCGGTCTGCTATGTCTACGTTTCAATGTAATCCTGCGTTACATCGCCGGGACGGAGAGACCTGTCTACCACAAGGTGCTCTTCAGCGATTAACCCGTGCGTGGAACAAAACCCATCCCCGGCATAAAATCAGTGTCCGAAAGACACGAAAAAACGTAAAGCAGTCGGCTGGCGAACAAGCGCAACCTGATACAAATCTTTGGAATGAACTACGTGAAAATATGAAGTCGCACTACAAGTGTGAAACAGAGTTCTGCGCCGTTAAGAAAATGCCTGGAATATCGGACAAAGATAAGAAAGAGTTGAAAGTATTTTTCAAGCCCGAAAAACCCAAAAAATGGGACAAAAAGCCTACCGATTGGCTGGATAGTTACAATATTGAAGACGTCATGAAACAGTATGAAGCCGCCTATCCTTTCTTTGATTTCATTGGTCCAGTGCCTATTGATTTTGACGCCAAAGACGAGTCGGCGTGGGGAAAATGTATCGTAAATGAACTCTGCCGGCTCGATTTGAAAGACTTAGCACTGAAGGGAAAAACAAAGATTGGTATTATTTTCAACTTAGACCCGCACGATGAACCTGGCTCGCATTGGATATGTGCCTTTATTGACCTTGAAAAGAGTGCTGCCTACTACTACGATTCATATGGATATAAGCCTCCCGATGAAGTTGTACGACTTCTTAAACGCTGTAAAGACCAAGGAGTCAAAAATATCTATTACAATGATATCCGTCATCAGAGAAAAACCTCAGAATGTGGTACATTTTGCTTATTAGTCATTATATGCCTTCTCAAAGGCAAAGAGTTCCAAGATATCTGTAAAACTATGTTAAATGACGACCAAGTGAATAAGGTTCGTGATATTATGTTCGCCGAAGAGAAGCCACGAAAAGGGGCTCTAGACGATGCCCTAAAAACGCTCTGTATCTGAGCGTTCTGTTTAAAATTTACGATATATGTTGGTAGTTTAGAAAGATGTCCGGACGAACAGGTGGTCCGCAACAGAACTTGTTTCTAAACGGAGCGAATTACTCCAAAATCGTAGGATTCTTACGCACGCGCTATGCGAAGAAAATGGGTCTTTCGGCTCTGCCCGAAAAGGTGGACGAGAAACTCCAGAAGTACACGCAGCATTTTATGACCGAAGTCGCTCGTGTTCAGGGTCAGGACAAGCCCCAAAACGCCCTCGCAACCGAAGTGATTCGCGAGACAGAAACGTCTATGGATTCCTGGCTACGCAAGCAGCAGGCGGCGCAGCCTCCTACCACCGTCACCGTCGGTACCTATCCACGCGGCGAAGATGTATCAAAACTCTTCCAGGATACCAGCACCCGTTACGAAAACATGATGGCGTCCCGTGCTCCGATTCCTATTCCGCAGGTCGGTCTTCCCGATTTCCGTGCGCCCGAGCCCGAGCTTGACGACGACGAGGATCCCGTACTACTGATGCAGCGTGAGACCAAGCGTCGTGAAGACCAGGCACGTGCCCTCGGTATCCCAGTAGCACCTCCCGCCCCCTCATTTCCAAGTAGGAAGGTGGAGGCAGCCCAAAACGGCGGTGCCTCCGTTATGCCACCCCGTATGGAAATTCGCGATGAAGCACCGCCCTCGGCTACCCAGCCCGTTCCTCCCCAGGCGGATCCGCCGCCGCCCCAACTTGCTCCCCGCCCTCAAGACTACATCATTCCCCAGGAGGACGTTGTCAAGTACCGTGAAACCGAGTACAACGTTTTTATTACGAGCTCGGACCGTAACTGGCTCGTCAATACGAACGAAAATCGCTACAACTTTTCCGTCATTTTCAATACCGGCAATACTACGGGTGCTCTCGGCTACAATAGCGCCGTCCAGCAGCGCTTCCGCAATATTCAGCGTATTGAATTTGTGAAGGCAATTGTACCAATTGAATCACTCACCGCACTTGTACGAGTGCCCTCTGCGGGCTCATATGATACCAGTCGTGTTGTTAATATCTTCTCGCTGCCCTTTGCCGGTGTTCGTATCGCCGAACTCAATAACAATCTATTCTCTACCAATCCCGATGAGGATAATACATTCTCTATTGTCCAGTACGATGCAACATGGTCCTCCGATTTATATGTTCCCCAATCATACTTGCCGTCTACATCATCTGGTTACGGCAATTTACCTGCCGACAAGACCGGTTATACTGTCTTTATTCCAAAGTTCCTCAAGACACAGCGTATCTACAGCCCTACACCCCTAGCAACCCTGAACCGTCTAACAATTCGTATGGAACGCCATAATACACAGCTCATCAGCCCAGACCCCGATGTATTCTTCATCAGCCGTATTCAGCTCAGCGACTTGCTGACGAACTTCGGCGGCGCTGGTACTACCACCGATAATACAAATTATTCCAGTGTAACGACAACGGGATCCGAGAACCCCTATATCTTCATTAAAACTGTGAATTACTTCTTATTCAGTGCTATTAGCGAAGGTGATATCATTAATATTCAGGGTTGTACTGTTGCTACTGGAAACGGTGTAACTGCCAGCGGTGCCGTAGATTTCACAAACTTTATCAATCAGCCCAACGGTCAGTATGTTGTTGCTACTGGCTATATTAATGTCTCAGGCGGCAACTCAACCATTAATCTTGGTCGTAACAACGCCGGCTACTGTAACGTAATCATCCTCCGCAACCGTTTTGACAATGCTGCTATCACGGGTGGCACGACTCGCAATCTCGGTCCCTCCTATTTTGGTGGATTCTTGTCCGAGGAGGAGAGCGCTACGAGCGGTTCTACATCCGGTCTCACCTATACACTTAACCAGACCGCTACCACTCAGACAAATTGCGCCCTCATTAATACGAGTCGCCAAACCAATTTCGTTCTACGCATTATCACTCGCGATATGGATTCCACATCTAATATCCGCCCCGATAATGTCTAATAGCCCATTTTATTCCCCGAACTCTACCGATATTATTTTGATTTAATTTGGTAGAGGCATGCTTAGCACTTTGCTTATAGTGCTGCTTGTGGTCGTCTTCGTAGCCACATTTATTATACCCATTGCTCGTAGTCGTAGCAAAGAAGGGTTTGACAACTATAGCAATGGTGGATATCAGTCCTATATGGGCGATTATATATCCCAGCGCAAAAAGATGATTAATTCTGGTAATCGTGTGTATAACGCTCTAGGTGCTAGTTTAGATCCTATTTTACCGACCTTTGCTGTAGCATCGGCTGATATAGATAATAATCCGAATCTTACAATTGCCCAATATGTAAACCAATTTAATCAGCTCACCGATTCTGCGAATAATGTTATTACACAAAGTTTAGGAAATGCTGATATTGCGCCTACAATGTTATCTCCAACGAACATGGGACCCTCCCCACTGGAAGTACAGGCACAGTTACCTCCTCCGAACGATCTACTTGTCAAGGCACGTCAGTGTGAAACAGACTTGAAGGGACGTGCTAGCTGCTCAAAGTTGGACGACCCTACCTATGAAAGTTGTGGTATCTGTATTGATTCCGGCACCCGATTCAGCGGAGCCGATGCCGGTACATTTATCGGTGGATTACTATCATTAGCATCCGACCGTAATGATGCTGTTGATGCCGCTGCTGGCGGAACACCTGTATTCCAGCCTACAGTTGGTAAGTGCCCACCTGGTATGTTCTACGTAGATTCCGCCTCGTGTACAAAAGCTGTGAACCAACTCAACTGTAACGAAATTGGTAACAGTGGTGGTTTCCAGGGTGGAAAGACAAAAGAGGGACTCAAAATGCCACAAGTATCATGCGCCCAGGCTCCTGTACAAAATATATTCCTTTACCAGCCTCCAAATGAAGCGTATGATGTAACCCTACGTTTCCTAACACCATTTGGTACCGGTATTACAAAGGCGGTCGTCACCCACGTACCTACAAATCGTACATTTGTATCTGATAACGGCGGCAAGGCTGGACAGGAATTTACAATTACCATTCGTGGAGTAAAGGAACAGGATGCTGTAAACGTCATGATTGTACAAGAGGAGCCTCACCGCCCTAATGGACAACCCGAAGTGTTCTATGTCTACGAAAAGAACTCCGTGGGTGATATGAACCAATATGACCAGCCTACAGCGAAGGCTCTATGTTCTCGTATTGGTACTACGCTCGCCACGAAGGCGCAGGTTCAGTCATCAAATAATGCCGGCGGACAGGCACCGTTCTGCGGTATGATTAGCGATAATACAAATCCTATGTTTTCTGTACAGAGTGGCTACCGTGGATTTGTAGGAGTAGGCTCTCATCCACAGGCGGACTTATGTAGCAGCGCAAGTGACTCCCGTGGTGCGTGGTGCTACGGTTTCAAGCCTACACAGTCTATCAATCAGACTATTCCTACATACATCTATAACTTTTTTGAATCGTTCAAAGGAAATGCGAGCCCCGCGCAAGGCGCCAGCATCTACAGCCAGTACGCCGACCCTGAAAGCAATAATCCTCCTGGTATATCTGAACGCGCTGTTCTCATCCAGTGGGAAATGTCGGGCTCAACGAACCGTACGGTCGCCTTCCAGCCAACAATTACAAAAGTCAATGGATACATTCTCAAATCTACAACACCAGGCGCCGAGCAATATCCAGATGCGATACGACTCCTAGGTCCATTTGCGAACAGTTACAGCATTAAGGGTCCTGCCTGGAATTCGAACATGACTATGCAGAAGAATCAGTTCTGGATTTGGAGCGCTCAGGCTACATCTCAAAGTGCCGTCTTTACTGCGTTGGTACCCGGTTACCTACAAGACCCCTACTACTCCGACGACTTACAGAACGCCCCAATTGGTCCTCTCATCACCAATCCTTCTAGCTCTGTTCTACTCCAGACCTCACCCTGCTTTGCGGATGGGCAGAATCCTGGTGCCTACAGTGCCGCCTGCTTGCTCTCACTCTTTGAGGGAGCCGGTGGTGACCCCGCAAAGGGCACACTCGCCACCCAAAACGGTGGTCTCACTCAGTTGAATCAGTATGGTGAACTTGGTGCGATTGATGAATATGTGAACGGATTGTATATTACAGCAACGTCGGGCAAAGATGCCAATGGTAATGTCATCAGTCTCGATATGAATACTCGTATTGCCGCAATGAACGATGCCGCAATGAAGCTGTTCGGTTTCAAGATTACCAACCCCTGTGAAGACCTTGTAGATAATCCTGACGGCTCCGTTGGTCTTGTACCCAAGCCTATGACCAATGTCACAGCCGACTGCCTCCAATATCTATGGCTCAACAACGAGGACGACGGTGACCGCTCATCTAGTTCATCCTCAGGGGCACTCTACACGAATACATACACGAGCATTGCCGATCGTTTCAGTGGTCTGCGATACAATGAAAGCACGCCTGCGCGCCGTAATCAGTACCCTTTCCAAGCCTGTCAGCTAACGGGCTCAATGGCACCTGTCAAGAATGGAAAACCCGATCAAATGGTTATCGGACAATTGACAAGTATGGATAGCTTACAGACGGTACAGGACTTCTTCAATGGTATTCAAAAGACCGCCAACTACGGCACAGACCAGAAGGCGCAGGCTCTTGCCATGCAGCAGTGCTACGGATTCAAGCAGGCGAAGAATACCCAGCTCGGCTACGGTTGTACATTGATTATGCCCCCAGCTGTTGTACCAGGTGTTACTTGCTATGTCAATCTCGGCGACCCTACAGATGTCACCAACTACTTGAATTATGCGAATGGAGCCGCATTCTTCGGCGGTGTCCAAAATAGTCCAAATATTACCTTTATGCTTGCATCACCGAACAACGGACAACCAGGCTGTATTAGTTTCAAGACAACCGACCCCTCACCTCTCTTCCTCCGTCACTCTGGATTCCGCATTTATGCTCAGTCCAATGACAATTCAACCATATTTGCCGCCGATTCCTCTTGGAAGGTCGTTCCCTCGCTCAATAACCAGCCAACAATGGTCTCCTTCCAATCGGTCAATTATCCTGACCACTATTTCAGTCAGGCGGGCAAACCCAATGAAGTCTGGAGTACAGTATTCTCTGGTACACCTGCCGATGCTGACCTCAAATCGTTTACAATTGTTGGCGTGCCCGCTGTAGTAAATAAGATAATTGGTGTCAAAGCCCGATATGTACGTATAGATGTTAGCGACATCATACCCGCTGACCAGAAGTACATACAAATAGCACAACTTGAAGTGTTTGATAGCAGCGGTACAAATGTTGCGCTCCGCAAACCTACAAATCAAAGTACTCCAACTTGGAGCGAGAACAGAGATGGAGATAGCCCTGATAAGGCGGTTGATGGTACTGCGAATCCACGCCCATATCCAAATATGTATCACTCAGGAAGTTCAACCGCGGGACCTATACCGAATGCTTATTTTATGGTTGATTTACAGGATAATTATGATATTGTAAAAGTAGTCTATTACAACCGTACCGATTGCTGTTCAAACAGAGCACAAGGCATGAAGCTCAGCCTCCTTGATTCAAATCAAACTGTTCGTGCGCAAAAGGTATTCCCCAGTGGCGACCCTGTCATTACATTTGATTTCACAGGCAATAAGTCAAGTGGAGGATGTGTCCCTCCCGCCAGTATTCCAAGTGGAACATTCTCAGGCGACTGGATTAATGGCAATCCTAACGCCACAGCAGTGAATGTAGACGACCAATGTAATCCCGTCGCTATGTTTAATTTGCCCGATGCAAATGCGCCGTATACCAAAATGGTAAATAGTAAGGGAGTTGCGAAATATTACTCAGGACCCGCCAGTTCATACACTCCAAGCAGCTGGGGCTCATATAATAGTGCACAAGGGCATTACTTCTTTAACGGATTCTAACCTAGGAAACGGCTGGACTTCTAACAATAATTCAATGATGTGGTCGTTTGACACCTCATTCAATTATTTGGGGTCAGTAATTAGAGTAGATGATAGGAGGAACAATCATTGTTATCCTTCTCGTTTTGGTATTTATCTGGATATTTGTAATACCCGTCGCGAAGAGTCAGGCAGTGGGTTCCGAGGGATTTCAGGTGAATATGAGCACTTACCTAACTGAGCGTACTATGATGCAAGGAGCCGGTGCGCAATTATATAATCAACTCGGTGCTGCCTTGGATCCTACACTTCCTTCTTTCGCTGTCACAAGCGTAGGATACGATCCTAGCATGACGGTTCAGCAGTATTCGCAGAAGTTTAATAACACTGTAGCCGCTGCAAATAAGAATATTACAGTCGCCCTCCAAACTCCCGATGAAGCCCCGTCTAGAGAATCACCTACAAATCTAGCGGTTATCGCACGTAAAGTCACACCCCAATTACCTCCCGTAAACGATCTATATGTAACGGCACTTCGTTGCCAATCTGTACTTACGCAACGCTCCGATTGCTCCAAACTAGATGACCCCGCCAATGCTCTCTGTGGTATTTGTATTAAGGGCGGCACCAAGATAGACGGAAGCAGCCCTAAAACGTTTATCGGCGGTCTCCTGTCCCTCTTACAAGATCGTAACGATGCTGTTGATGCCGCAAATGGCGGAACACCTGTATTCCAGCCCACCCTCGGTAAATGTCCTCCCGGCATGTTCTACGTCGACTCCGCCTCGTGTACAAAAGCCGTGAACCAACTCAACTGTAGCGAAATTGGCGATAGCGGCGGTTTCCAGGGCGGTAAAACAATTGAAGGGAAAACTCTATCACAGGTTTCGTGTGTCCAGGCACCCACCGCCGGTACCAATGTATACCTCTATCAAGACCCCGCTGCGAAGAATTACCCCGTCGTCCTTCGTGTACTATCGCCATTCGGCACCGGTATCACAAAAGTAGTTGTGACACATAAGCCGAGCGGTAAGACCTATACCGCCGATAACGGTGGAAATCCAGGACAGGAGTTCACACTCACACTACCTTCCGTACAAGAGGATGATACGGTTACTGTATTAGTCGCCCAGGAAACGGCGAATCGTACAAGTGGCGGCACAACTAGCCATCCTGAAGTGTTCCAAGTATCCGAAGTAGTAAATGATCAGCCGAATACATATGATACAAATGGCGGAAAGGCACTCTGTAACCGTTTGGGTACAAATCTCGCCACCACTGCGCAACTCAAGGATGCTATGCAAAACGGTATACAGTCTGCCAATTGCGGAATTGTAAGTGACCAGACGACCTCTATGTATGCGGCGCAAACGGGCTCTAGCACCTTTAAGTATATTCCTATTGGCGGTGCCCCAAGTTACGGTGGTTGCCAAAATAGCGGAACCGCCAGCGCAAACGCCGTTTGGTGCTACGGACCCAAGCCCGCCGCTGATATTACGAACTATACAACGAAATCGATTATCGGAACAACGGTTGCGAATTGGTTCCAATCGTTTAGCCCATCTCAGGGTCTCAGCGTGTATAGTAAATACAGCGAGCAGGGTGCCTCCGATCCACCTGGCAATTCAAAGCGTGCCGTCATTCTCCAGTGGGAAATGCAGGGCTCAACCACCCGTACTGTACCCTTTATGCAAACGATTAGTTTGGTGAACGGTTATCCTATTGCGCCGGCTGCCGGCTCGGGTGTAACGTCTCCTCTATGGCTAGGCGGTCCCTTTACCGGCAGTTCCGTCATTTCAGGACCTGCCTGGAATTCTAACCTGACGATGTTGAAGAACCAGTTCTGGTACTGGAGTAATCAATACAATTCGCAGACTGCGGTCTTTACAGCACAGGTACCTGGTTATCTACACGACCCATATTACCCCGATGATATAGAAACTGCGCCACAGGGTCCCCTCATCGCAAACCCTGCGACAATGGCACTCCTAAAGACATCGCCCTGTATGGTAGACGGTCAGAACCCAGGTTCTTACAGTGCTGCCTGCTTACTAGAATTATACCAGGGCGCCGGCGGTGTTCCAGGTAAGGGCACACTCTCTACCCAGAATGGTGGTCTAACTCAACTCAACGGATATGGTGATTTGAATGCGATTAGCACATATTTGGATGGATTGTATAATGCGGCTACGACAGGCAAAGATGTAAATGGAAATATTCTCAGTTATGATATGACTACACGCATGAAGGCGATGAATTCCGCAGCACAACAGTTATTCGGTTTTAATATTGTCAATCCTTGCGAATCGATTGTTGATAATGCGGACGGCTCCGTAGGTGTAGTCGCCTCACCAATGTCCAGTGTAACTGTAGAGTGCTTACAGTACCTATGGCTCAATACAGGAAGTGACCAAAGCCGTATGGGCTCTACAGGAACGCTCTATGATGCAACATATACAAGCATGCAAGATAGATTCAGTGGTCTCATGAATACAGAAAGTACTCCTGCTCGTCGTGCGCAGTACCCATTCCAGGCTTGCCAACTCACAGGCACAATGGCACCGATTAAGAATGGACAGCCCGATAAGACAGTCGTAAATCAATTAATGGGTATGTCAAGTCTCCAGCAAATTCAGGACTTCTTCAATTCAATTTATCAGACTGCGAATAACTTTGGCGGAACGTTCGATAATGCCACTACTGCTGACAAGTCTGCCGCACAAAAGGTAGCAATCCAACAGTGCTACGGCATCAATCAGGCTGAAACGACTCAACTTGGTTACGGATGTAAAGCCTAATTTTATTTAGTCTGCGCTTCAATACTATATCGCCTAGCGATAAACTATTGAATAAATAGGGATGATTTTGATAGTAGGACTGTTTGTTCTTGTTCTAGTATTAATTGCTGGAATGGTTTATTTCAGTCTTCGCTACTACCAAAGCGAAGGATTCGCCGATTTATTGGATACCGAAACCCCATTTCTAGAGTCCCAAGAAGTTACGTATCAAAACTATGAAAAAGGTATTTTAACCAACCCTGGAGTCGATGATATGACTAAAGCACTTGCTGTTCCCGACATTTTTCTAGATATGGATACAGCCAACTCTGGCTTGCTGTCACAGCGTCTGATTCCCGATCCTACCAACGGCTATAGCAAATACGACGATGAATTTTGTCGCTCCGCACTTCAGCCCGCCAATCTTCCAAGACATCTCCGAGGGGCACGTGACGGCTGTGGCTGGTGGTATGTAGAGGACCCTGCCCTCACCTCTACCGGTGTCCTTGGTACCCAAAACGGTCCCGTTTTTCAGGACGGACTTGCCGGCGGCGGACGATGGATATGGGACTTGACCAAAGCCCAAGAGCTAGAAGAAATCAAAATGTGTAAACAAGTTACCGTATGCGACCTCATTGATACAAACGCTGTCCACGGACGCTGTGGATTCTGTCCTACATCTGGATACGCTGTACCCGTAAAAAGCGACGGAACCGAAAAATACTTGGACAATATATCCGCTACCTGTGGTGTACCGGTTCTCATGGACGGTATTGACTGCGAACGATTCCGAGATAAATCACGAGTCATCACGGCAGGTGATGGTACTAACTGTCATCGTTTTGGAAAACCGTCCGGCGATAAGAAACTTCGTCTATACGATGAAGACGAATGTACGAATTTTAAAGGGGTTCTATCCGCCGACGGGCAATGTACCAGCCCTATTGGAGTCAATTATAGCGAAGATTGCGCCGATCTCAATAAACCTATAACAAATGTATGTATGCCCGATATAAATGGACGGCTCAGTACCGCCTGTCTAGTGAGTATCGCAAAAGGTCTCGGTTATACTAACCGTGGTGCCATTTTACGTATTCTAAAAAGCAATGGTATGTTGACCAATACCGATAAGGTTGCCGCAGCGCAACTTGCCAACGTCGGTATAGATATACCTGCTACAATTTTGAGCGGAGGAGATGGAGGTGGTGTCGGCACGGTCGGCGGAAAGATAGATAAAAATACCGCCGCCAATCTCTACATGGCTATCAAACAACAAATACGTATCGGTATTCATAGCCGCGTACGCCAAGCGGCGCAATGGTTTGTGGTCGGCACCAACGACTTTGACCCCTGTAGCTTTGATGCCGATGAAAAGGGTCCATTCCCTCTCATATGCGTCCAACAACTATGGCGTACAAATGGTTGCCAGCCCGCCGGCGAGGGCTATCCTGAAACCGAGTCCGATTTAACCAAATACGGCTCTACAAGTTGGGGGCAATTATCAGACATGTTTACGGCGAATTATAATGCGATGAACGGCGGTGATGGACCAGATGCCCAAGACGTAAGTGTAAAGAAGTGCCTAGGCATTGATGTGACCCGCATGGCTCCTCCTTCTTGTCCACCGGTTGTATTACCCAATCCCTCCTATACAGATTTAGGATGTTGGGGTGATACTTGGACACGTGCTCTAACCGGACCACCTCAGAAGTACGGTTATACAGTGGAATCGTGTTATGAATTTGCGAAATCAAGAGGTTCTACTCTATTCGCCTTACAAGATAATGGCTGGTGTGTAACAAATCAACCTGGTGATAATTACAGGGAATATGGGGCTATAAGTGGCTCTTGTCCCGCTCTAGGAGGACCTTGGAATAATCATGTATATCAGGTAAACAATTAGTGACCTATGATATCTAACAAGAATGGGGGATGGGTTATACGGTACAGGATATAATTAAATTAGCAAAATATCATAGAGAATATCAGATGAGTATCTGGTTGATTGTTATTCTTGTAATGGTCCTAGGGCTGACCATTTTAGTACTTACACGGACCTCTAAAACGAAGAGCATTGAAGCATTTCAAAGTACGGGTACGGCGGCGGGCTCCAATAGCTCTACAGGTTCGCTAGCCAGTTTTTTGAACACCATCTCCGGCGGTGCTACAACGTTAACGTCGCTACAGTCTGCCTCTAGTACATTTACTGCGGGGCAGGAGAATTACGGACAGAATGTACTAGGCAAAGAAGTTCTCACAAATGCGATGTTGCCTAGTTACTCAAATTCTATGAATCCTGCCGTGAATCAGCCCGACATATATTTGAATACACCCGAAGATATCATTGTGCGTAATCTTGAGACCGATAATAATAGCCAATTTACTGCCGCCGATATCCAGTGGTGTAAATCAGCAAAGATGCCCTCCAATCTACCCCCACACG